TTAGAGAGAATGATGATAACTCTAGTAATTTTGTATTATCTACTAGTAATCTGCTAAGTGAACGCTTGCGTATTCTAGATTTGCTTACAAGCAATATAGTAAATAATAGTATATCAACATTAAATACTAAGGTTAGAGAGAATGATGATAACTCTAGTAATTTTGTATTATCAACTAGTAATCTGCTAAGCGAACGCTTGCGTATTCTAGATTTGCTTACAAGCAATATAGTAAATAATAGTATATCAACATTAAATACTAAGGTTAGAGAAAACGATGATAACTCTAGTAATTTTGTATTATCTACTAGCAATCTGCTAAGCGAACGCTTGCGTATTCTAGATTTGCTTACAAGCAACATAGTAAATAATAGTATATCAACATTAAATACAAAGGTTAGAGAGAATGATGATAACTCTAGTAATTATATATCAATAGCAAGTAAGAATTCTAGCAACTATATCTTAACTGCTAGCAACAACCTTATAAATAAAGTTAGAGATAATGATGATAACTCTAGTAATTTTGTATTATCTACTAGTAATCTGCTAAGTGAACGCTTGCGTATTCTAGATTTACTAACAAGCAATATAGTAAATAATAGTATATCAACATTAAATACTAAGGTTAGAGAGAATGATGATAACTCTAGTAATTTTGTATTATCAACTAGCAATCTGCTAAGTGAACGCTTGCGTATTCTAGATTTGCTAACTAGCAACATAGTAAATAATAGTATATCAACATTAAATACTAAGGTTAGAGAAAACGATGATAACTCTAGTAATTTTGTATTATCTACTAGTAATCTGCTAAGCGAACGCTTGCGTATTCTAGATTTGCTTACAAGCAACATAGTAAATAATAGTATATCAACATTAAATACTAAGGTTAGAGAAAACGATGAAAACTCTAGCAATTTTGTATTATCAACTAGCAATTTCATATCACAACGGATTACTGATTTAACTACTGATATGATAACAGAAAATGAAAGTGCTATTAATAAGTTTATAGTTAATAATAGATATAATAATAATTTAGAGGTTAATGGTTCTTTAACTGTCAATTCTAATTTAATAGTGCTAGGTGATACCACGCAACTTGACACAGTTGTTTATACTACTGAGAGATTGGAGGTTGTGAATGCTAACAATACCACAACAGCATTAATGATACAGCAGAATAGCCCTGATAGTGATATCTTTGTTGCTTCAAATATGAATAGTGCGGTCTTTAAGATTGCTAATAATGGAGATGTTCTTATTAACGGTAATGGTGATAATGGTGTTTATAAAAGGAATAATAGAGATGTTATCCTTGATACTAGCAATTATGTGCTTACTACTAGCAATAACTTGATAAATAAGGTTAGAGAAAACGACGAGAACTCTAGTAATTTTGTATTATCTACTAGCAATCTGCTAAGTGAACGCTTGCGTATTCTAGATTTGCTTACAAGCAACATAGTAAATAATAGTATATCAACATTAAATACTAAGGTTAGAGAAAACGACGAGAACTCTAGTAATTTTGTATTATCTACTAGCAATCTGTTAAGCGAACGCTTACATATATTAGACTTGCTAACTAGCAATATAGTAAATAATAGTATATCAACATTAAATACTAAGGTTAGAGAGAACGACGAGAACTCTAGTAATTTTGTATTATCTACTAGCAATCTGCTAAGCGAACGCTTACATATATTAGACTTGCTAACTAGCAATATAGTAAATAATAGTATATCAACATTAAATACTAAGGTTAGAGAGAATGATGAGAACTCTAGTAATTTTGTATTATCTACTAGCAATCTGCTAAGTGAACGCTTGCGTATTCTAGATTTGCTTACAAGCAACATAGTAAATAATAGTATATCAACATTAAATACAAAGGTTAGAGAAAACGACGAGAACTCTAGTAATTTTGTATTATCTACTAGCAATTTCATATCACAGCGGATTACTGATTTAACTACTGATATGATAACAGAGAATGAAAATGCTGTTAATAAGTTTATAGTGAATAATAGATATAATAATAATTTAGAGATTAATGGAACTTTAACTGTTAATTCTAATCTAATAGTTTTAGGTGATACAACACAACTTGACACAGTTGTTTATACTACTGAGAGATTGGAGGTTGTAAATGCTAATAATACTAGTTGTGCTTTAATGGTTCAACAGAATAGCCCTGATAGTGATATCTTTGTTGCTTCTAATATGAATAGTGCGGTCTTTAAGATTGCTAATAATGGAGATGTTCTTATTACTGGCGGTAGCGATGGTAGTGGCGGCGTATATAAAAGGAATAATAGAGATGTTATCCTTGATACTAGCAATTATGTGCTTACTACTAGCAATAACTTGATAAACAAGGTTCGTGAGAATGATGATAACTCCAGTAATTATGTATCATCTGTGAAAGATGATTTAATTTACCAGATAACCCAGCTTAATAACGAGCAACAAAACTATGTATTGGCGACCAGTTCAAATTTAGGCGACGGGCTAACAGAGGTAATTTATACTATGAATGTGAATAACAGGAACGCCAGTAATTATATACTAGCAACCAGTAATATAATACAGCAACGAATAAACGAGATAACTACAGACAAGATTACTGAAGGCGAGAAGAATAAGTTTATAATAGAAGATAGATATAATAGCAATCTAGAGATTAACGGACGGTTGGTTGTGAATTCAAATCTTATTGTTAATAGTTTGGCGACTATGCGTAATAGCCTAGATATTACAGGGAATGTTAATTTTACTGGAGAATTATATAAAAATGGTATGATATATCCCAACGGCAAAACATATACAGGTAGTTCCTCTATATTGTCGCAATTTAGTCCTATACAGATGCAATTCACGATGTATAAAAATGTTGTTGAGAAGACAGGCAGCGGCTGGCAATTTATTGACAATAACATTAATGTCGTAGATGACAAGGTTCAGGGCTTCTGTGTTCGCATTAAACCCAACCATTATTCTTCAAAAATATTGATAAATTTAAATTGTCATATAGGTATTGATTACGGGACTGACGCCAGATGGTGGGGGCTCCGGTTATATCGCAAGATAGGCGAAGCCGGTGAATGGACGCATATAACAGAGGCTGATGGGACGGGCGGCGACGGCAGCGGTAGCGGCGCTAGCGACGGGACTTCTTGCTGGCTATCGCACAATCTGGGAGCAGAGACGAGCACCTCTTCGTATTTTATAGCAAATGTCTCTGGTGCCTATTACGATGTGCCGGTGGTAGATACCGCAGAGGCAATCGCAGCAACCGCAGCCGGTTTGTTCGTCTATTATACTGTGAAATGGTGCTCTCTGCTCGGCGACAATACACAGGACGGCAAGTTATACTTAAATAGACCGGCAGTAATAAACGCCTTAAATGCGGCGATTGTTTCTTCTTCGTGGAATGTTAGCGAAATCTGGCAATTAGAAACATCGTATTTCCCTAAAGGCGGGATTGTAACTAAATATACGCCAACGCAAACACAGTTTAGCATCTATAAGGATGTTGTTGAAAAAATGTCGGGTGGCTGGGATTTTATTGATAATAACATTAGTATCATTAATAACAATATTCAGGGTTTTTGTGTTCGCATAAGACCAAACCATTATACCTCAAAAATATTGATAAATTTAAATTGTCATATAGGTATTGACTATGGGACTGACGCCAGATGGTGGGGGCTGCGGCTATATCGCAAGATAGGCGAAGCCGGTGAATGGGCTCACATAACGGATGCTGACGGCACAGGCAGCGCAGGCGTTGGGACTACTTGCTGGCTCTCGCACAATCTTGGTGCGGAGGCTAGCACATACTCGTATTTTATAGCGAATGTCTCTGGTGCCTATTATGATACACCTAATGTTATGGATACCTATGTATATTATACTGCTAAGTGGTGCTCACAACTAGGGGATGTATCGCAGAACGGCAAGTTATACTTAAATAGACCAGCTACCTATAATGTCGCTAACACCTCCAATACGGCTGTCTTGTCGTCTTCGTGGAACGCACAAGAAATCTGGCAACGCGAGACGACTTTCATCCCTAAGAATGCGGTTATATGTCAAAATATGTCAATACAGACGCTCTTTAATATATATAGGAATATTGTGGTTAAAACAGGGGGCGGCTGGCAATTTATTGACAATAATACCAGTATCATCAGCGACAAGATACAGGGTTTTTGCGTGCGTATCAAGCCCACCCACATCTCCTCTAAGGTGCTCGTCCATCTTTCGTGTCATATAGGTATTGATTATGGGACTGACGCCAGATGGTGGGGGCTGCGCCTATATCGTAAGATTGGCGAAGCAGGAGCGTGGGCTCACATAACAGAGGCTGATGGTAATAACCTAATAGACAACAAAGGGACTTCTTGCTGGTTGTCGCATAATCTAGGGGCGGAGGCTAGCACCTCGTCGTATTTCGTTGCGAATATATCGGGCTCATTCTTTGATTTGCCTGCGACATCCACCGAGTTCGTCTATTATACGGCGATGTGGTGCTCTCAGTTAGGCGATAATACGCAAGACGGCAAGATATATTTAAACAGACCAGCGACATACAATGAGGGTAATAGTGCGGTCTTGTCGTCGTCTTGGAACGCGCAAGAAATCTGGCAATTAGGGACGCCCTATGAGCCCACAGAGTATTCTATAATTAACATTTTTAATAATAATAATGTAGGCATAGGCACCACGAACCCCATATGTAAATTAGATGTGAATGGGACGATTAATGCGATTAATTACTCAACAATAAGTGATAGGCGATATAAAAAGGATATAAGGGGTTTGGATAGTTCGCTTGAATTGATTAATAGGCTGTTGCCGGTATCATACTTAACAATCGACCAGAACGAGGGAGATAAGAGGAATTATGGATTTATCGCTCAAGATTTACACAAAGTGATACCAGAGGCTGTTAATGTGCCTGCGAATGATAGCAACAATTATACGATAGAATATATGTCGCTAATCCCGCTATTAACAAAGTCTATCCAAGATTTAACGGAGACTGTAGGGAGGCAACAAAAGACGATAGATGATTTAACAGCGAGACTTGACAGGCTAGACAGGCTAGCCGGACGCTAGGCTACCGCTCGCCATATCTTAGTATAGCGAAGCCTTATATAGATATTTCGGGTAATACTAACATATTTTTATATTATAATAATATTATAGTAAGGATAAAAAAGATAATATGGCTGATACCACCGTAATTACTAAAGTTGCTTCTAAAACATCGCCTAATTTGTCTTTCAAGGTGGAGAAGTTATTATCTAAGACTGAGGCGCTCGTATTGTTATGTAGTAAAGCGAGCGCTTATTGGTCTATGGTTAAGTTCGCCTTCAATATACCTTTAGTTTTAACATCATCTGCTATGTGTATCATCAACAGTATTAGCGAGGATGCTAACGAAGTTAAGATACCTAATATCGTTGTGAATGCTATTAGTGTTCTTATTATATCGCTTAATAACAGCATTAAGGCTAGCGAGAAATGCGATTTATTCAAGCGATTAGGGCAACAATTCTTATTATTAGCGGGACAGATTGAGAATGACGACGAAATAGACGACCACGAGTTCAGTCTGCTAGCATTAAAATACGAGAACCTGATAAATGATATATTATTCGAAGAAATACCAAACAGATACAAGATGCAAGTCGTAGAAAGTTTTAAAGATAGGCATCTGCCTCTACAACTTAACGGCACCATAGGAAATAACAAGACATTCACCGCACCTAATAGCGCTGAGATTGTTATGCGACAACAGAACGCTATGAATATGGCGAACCCGTAATAGATATGTAATATTATTCATATTCATTCATTATTCATATTCATTCATAATCTTCGTCATCATATATATTATAATTGTCATTATCTTTGCTATTGTAGTCAGCATCCTTTTCGTCATTCTTATAAGTATCTGCTATGTCGCCTTCGTCGGCACCTGCTCCGTCTCCTCTAGCATCACCATCGTCGCCGCCGCCAACGCCAACGCCAACGCCTTCGGCTTCTCCGTCTTTGTTAGTATTATAGGTATCTTTAATACCAGCTGCTTTCATTTGTCGGCGAATATCATTCTGTTCTACATCTAAGTCGGCATTATCTTTTAATTTTTTAATTTTGTATTCTTCACGCTTTTTATCAAGGAATATCGTGATTTCTTCGGGACTTAAGAACTTGTTATATTTACCTTCTAAGTATGTTTTTAAATAGTCATAGAGTTTGTCAGCTTTATCTGCTACAAATTTCTTAGGGATATTTTCAACTCCTAATAAATCAGGGTAATTCAAGCAGTTTGCGATAACCGCTAGGTTTATAATATTAACGACAACCTCATCTTCTTCATCATAATTTTTATTTAAATCATAGAGATACTTAGCAATCTTCTTGATGTCTTTAATTGAGTTCATAACCCTATCTCGTAATACTGCATCCGCTCCCGCCGCTCCCGCCGCTCCCGCCGCTCCCGCTACAGACACATACAATATCTTACATATATTAAGCAATATCTCTTTGTAATTTATAAACGCACAATTTAAAAAATCGCCGATAATATTACTCTTTATATTCTTAAGTCTCTTGATGTTGTCGGTAATCGCCTGTTTAACAGCGTCAATATTGTAATTTTTAAGATTTACAATTAGATTACTAGGCAATAGTGGAGATTTACCATCCATCTCATCTAGCCACTCGACAACACCATAATGTTTAAAATTATAAACAAAGGGTTTTTTAATTACATATTTAATGTGTTTAACCTTGTCCCTAACTTCGTTTGCGAATATGTCCTTATCGTCATCGTCGCTAGCATCGCTAGCATCGCTAGCATCGCCTTTGCTTACGGAGCCTTTCTTGTTCTTGTGTAATTTAGCAAGAGACGACAGTCGAGGCAGCGTATATCTGGTGTCCCGCTCCTTGTTATTTAGATTAACTTTAGAATAATGTTCTTTCAACTTTATAATCTCTGTGTTATCGTTATTGACAAAGTCGCTTATGTCATTAAAGTTGATGTCTAGTTTGCGTAGGCAGCAGCCTTGTATATACTTGTGTATCTTTTCGTATTTAGAATTAATATTAGGCGTTAAAAGCAGTTTATCTATGTAATACTGTTCTTCGTCGGTATATTTATTTCTATCAACGGAGCATCTATTCTTAGCGTCTATATTCTTCTTGTTAAGCAGTTCATTCAATACGGCTTCGCCCTTATCCTTATACTCGTTTTTAATAATATTTACTAGGGTTTTTTGTAAAACATCGGTATTTATCATATAATCGTTGTCGTCGCTCAATCTAAAGTGGTCTATTGACAATTCTATAATATAATATAGCAGCCCTTTGCTATTGAATGTGTCAATATGCCTTGGGTTCATCGTATTCGCATTAAGCACTATGTTGTTTTTTAATATGTTGTCCTGTGTATCCACAATCCAGAAGCAGATAGCCTCGTAAAATATAGAGTTGATTGCGGCTACGAACTCCTTATTAGCGGTCTTCACTATATCTATGTGCGTCTTCTCTATAAACTCTTCGGCTACAGCCTTCTTTATATCATCATACCATTTGTGGCGCTTGTCTAGATTGCTTTTAGACAAACATAAATCCAAATATAAGGGCACTCTTTCGGCATATTTCTTGGCGTATTTCTTGATATCTTCGGCTCCGGCTGTTTTCAACTTCTTCAACTTTTTAAGGTATATTTCATATCGTGTTATTGTTAGATTGGTGCGATATTTTTTAAATATGTGGTTAGACAGAGCGTCATAATCAATATCAATATTGGCTACATCATTAACCTTCTTAATCAACTCTAGAATAATTCTTAAAATCTCTATAAACGCCTTATCATTCCTAAAGTGGATGTTTGCTATATACCTGTTAATGTCATAATTATTATTAAGAGCTGTTATCGTAGGGATAGTGCCTATGCCGTTTACGGCGCTACCAATATCATCGGCATCGCCGACAATCCCCTTGTTTTCATCTTCAATAATATCGTCATCATCCTGTAGACCTTCGTAGTTGTCTATGTCGTTTCCGTCGCTAATCGCCTTGTTTTCTCTCTTAGATATGACATACTTTTTCCCGTCCTTGTCGTAATCAAATATATGCTCTCGTGAATATACAAAGTCGTTCTTGACATTCTCACAATCCTCCTTAATATATTCTAAATTTTCTTGTGCCTCTAATATATCGTTGATAGTCTCTAGAGCATTATCTATATTTATGGTTTTTATAGATAACTTGAGTTCGTCTATTATATCCTCAATTGTAATAGCGTCCTCGTTTATCTGCTGAATAATATCATACACATTATAATTTTTCAAAGCGATAACCTCTGTCTGTATGATGTCGCTTTTGTATTTTATTATAATATCCTTTGTCTTCTCTAGAAATGATTTCACCTGCGGGGATATATTGACGACCTTGAGCGTCTTCTCAATATTATCATAAAATGTCAGCTTCTTATTAATCAAGACAGGGCGCTTAATCTTGAAGCTACCGTGAGCGTTCTTGCGCTCCTTCTCGCTCTTTATAATAGAATACATACAGTCTGTTAAAACCTCCAAATCCTTATTGCTTATAAAATCCAAAGAATAGTCGTATTTTTTAAATATATTATTTATATTACCGTAGTCTAGATAAAAGGCATCTTTATTTCTATTAATCTCCCTAATAATCATCCCGATATCAGGGCGTGTATTCTTGATTAACTCGTAAATATCGGCTGCTCCTGCTGTGCCGGACTTGTAGTTCGTATTAACGCTGTTTAATAGATGCGATGCTATCTTCGCATACATATAGTCATTCACAGTCGCTGTAGGTATCTTGTAATAGGCACCAGATATAGGAAGAGCGATACCCTCCCCGCCTCCGCTGTCCCCATCAGTATCATTAATATTATAAATGTTCTCAACCTTCTCTACGCTAGCACAATTAACAACAGAGTAATCCTTGATAATCTGGTGATATTTAGGGTAATCTTTGTGGGAACTAGCGTCAGCAGCGTTAGCGTCCCCAATAACGATACTTGTATTATGTGTTGGTTTCAATCTTATTTTATTAGATTTTCTGTCATAGGATACTGCAAACTTACGCTTAGTGAATTCACGAAGGTCGCTCTTGTTATTGTATTTGCCAATAAAGTTATACACGGCATCTTTAGGGTTGCCGCCTTCGCCGTCTTCGCCGTCTTCGCCTTCGCCTTCTTCGCCTTCGCCTTCTTCGCCTCCGTATTTTTCTAGTTCGCCTTCGGCAGCGAAGATATAGTTAGAATAATCTTCTATTTTACCATTCTTGCTCTCGCGATTTACTAGTATCTCATAGAATAGGCTTCGTAATAAGTCGGCTTTCTTTTTGTCCTTAAAAAAAACATATAGACTGTTGTATATTTCTTCCTTATCCAAAGCAATAAAAGAGGGATTGATACGGCTCATCTCTTCAAAACTGAGTATCTCGGTATATTCAATATCTTCTAGTTCTTCGTCTAAGTATTCTATATCCATATCCATTACGAACTTATGTCTCTATTTACTACAATAATATATAATATTATTAGATAAAAAAGAATAATTAGAATTATAAAAAGGGCATATAAGAAGAAGCCAAAGGCTAATCGCCGAGCGTAAGCGTATCTATCTAAATATTATCAATAGCAAACTTCACCCAATCATTTTTAATCTTTGATAGTTCTTCGATGATTACTGCGCAGTTATCGTCTAGAAATGTGGAGAATATCTTGGGAGTGCTAGGGGCATCAACGCCTTCTAGAGATACTCTCAAAATCATTAAGGATTTTAGCGGATGCGGGCAGATATAGCCGATATAGGTACAGGCTATTTTATCCTTGTATTTATTATTTTCTCTAATATAATGATTGTGGATATGGGATTGTATAATATTACCGAGAGTGTCATCTTCGTCTTCAATAATGAACTCGTAAGTTCCTGCGATATCTTGAAATTGCTGTATTTTAACCTTTGATGATGTCGCCGCAGCCACAGCAGCCGCGTTAGCATTATTCAATTCACGCCGAAGCAGTTCTAATTTACTGATGATAATGTCTAGCGATTTAGAAACTAGATATTTGGAACCGATATTGTGGTTTATGCTTTCAATATCAAACTTGAACCGCACAGCATCTCCATATTTATTCTTGTAATACGAGCGCTCCTTGTCTAAGATATTATTCTTCTTATCAGCCTCTTTGGGGTCTTGGATATACGAGAAGTTAGAGAGCGACACCGGATTAAACGACGCATTATCACGACCAGTCCGCTTAACGACCTTCGCTTTGAAATGTAGGTGCTCGCCGGTTCTCAGGCGTGTTATTAAGATATGGTCGCCTGATATATTGTTCGCAGGGAAAATATCGGCGAGTTCTTTCTTTTCTATATTAACCGAATTACGAGTAGCCGTTATATCGCTAGTTAGGACATCTAGCGTCTTGTTGGTGGTATTCTTGACATTTAATTCAATATGAATGCTATTATCTTTATAACTGTCTATCTCGTCCTCTTTAAGACAGATAGGGATGAGCCCGATGCGATGAATAATAATCTCGTTGTGAAGTGCGCCATTATTCACGATGATATCCACACTAGGCTCATCGTTCTCTAGTTTTTCCCCGATAATACCGGTAATAGGGATGTCGGTTAATATAACACGGCGAATACCATTAATAATTGCTAGGTCTATATTATTTATTTCAAAACTAGAACAGCATGAGGGTTCGTCGTAATTGTAATTTTGGAATGTAGGCATTTTGTATAGTTGATATACTATATCTATATTATATATCATTTTTTTATATATTACAAAAAAAGAAGTCATTTATCAATAATATCTATCTAATGGTTAACACTGCGGACACGATGACGGCGTGCGGGAGATGCTGAGCGAGGACGGCGATGACGACCGCCTTCTTGAGCCTCAACCTCCTCATTTCCGCCATATGACATACGACCTCTAGATGCTGGACGGCGCTTGGGCTTTACTACCTTCTTAGGCGCTTTCTTAAACACACGACGGCGTCCACCTTCTTGAGCCTCTTCTTCTTGTGCCTCCGCTTCATAATCCTCGTATCCACCATATGTCATACGGCGCTTGGGCTTTGCCGCTTTCTTTACACCTGTCATCGCTTTCTTTACTATGACTTTCTTCTTATACGCACGAAAACGCCCACCAGCCATACCGTTAGCACCAGTAGCACCAGTAGCACCAGCCATACCGTTGGCACCGTTAGCACCATTAGTAACCATAGACAACATATTAATAGGAGTTTTCATAGGATTACTAGTTCCACCATTTTTCTCCTTCTCTTCTTCTTTAGCGTTGTTCGCAAACATTTCATTTAACTCCTCAAAGAACCCGCCAACGCTTCTCCTCATCTTAGGAAAAACACGGCGCTTCACGGGCTTCGCGGGCTTCGCGGGCTTCACGGGCTTCGCAGCAGAGCGGACAGGCTTGCGCTTAACAGGAGAGGCAGAGCGGACAGGCTTGCGGACATACTTCTTCCCTCCATTCATAGCGCTTTGGATTTGTTGCATAAGGCTTTCAACCATATTCACTATATTTCTTTCTATATATATACGCGATTTTTATTTTATTTTGTAAATATAAAAAATAATACAAAGGAATATAAAGGATATTTAACGCAGGGCGGATGGAGGACGGGACTTAAGAGATTAAGCTAGTCATTATAGCGAAACACATAGAGGTTCTCGGCGACATCTCGTTAATGGGGTTGGACGCAAAGAATTGGATAAGGGTCTTAATATTGTTAATGTCGTTGCACTGACAGATGTAGTGATACACATTACCCATAGTAATCATCTTTGTCTTATAGGTATTAACTTGGAGATTACGCAGTTGCGCCAAATGATACTGGATAATCGGCGGGAACTGCTTATCCATCTCTTTATTCATCTTGTAGCGGTTATAATTGGGGTAATAGACGGTAGTCGCCTTATAATAGGAATACAGACTGTCCTTGATAGTTGAGATGATAGTATGGACGAGATATGTCGGGTCTATCTTCTGTCCGTTATTATCCACCGGCAAATTAATATAGGGATGGTAGTTGGCGATATAATCTTTGATGGTATATTCGGTCTTGTTTTTCATATATACCGACAGGATATTCATCCAAATATTTGGATGACACGGGTCAGTCTCTTCGCGATAATTGATAGCGTCCGTAGAAATCTTGTATAATTTCACTTTGCCGCCGCTGCTGCCGCTGCCGCCGCTCGCTACCATCTTCTTAACAATTAAACCATAACTATACGGCATCGTATTGATATGCGCGTATGCCTCCTGAATATTATTGAACGGCAATGGATATTTAACACCGACCTCTAGCAGCGACGGGATAATAGAGGACATAATGTCATTTTCGGCGAGCGAACAGCGATGCTTCGTATTGATGTGAAACATCTCCATATAGTTCTCTCCTAGCAATCCAGTATAATCTACAATATGTCGGTTTTCGTGATGAACGATAATAAACTCATAAGCCATAGCAGGGTCTAGATGTTGGACGAATAAGCCTCGTAGTTTTGCGGATAATTCTTCGGCTGTTAGAGCAGTATCTTCAGCAGTCAAATGATGCCTAAAGTATTTATAGAGAATTTCGTCAAACATATTGCCGTGCGTTTTGGTAGGATGCGAGAACTTAGAACTGTTCGCATCGGGGCAACTGGAAGTCCCGAAATACCACTCATCCTTATAATGATAGACGGTGATGATGGTGCCGTCATACGCCTCATATACTTTGTCGGTGTCGCTCGCTTTAGCGTCGCTGCTCGCTTTAGCGTCGCTGCCGACGAGCGTAGAGATGTAAGTATTGTAATTGATACGCTCTGGGATAGAGTTAGCGTAAGTAACTACAATATTATTATTACAATTGAGACTGAAGTCTAGGACGATACTTCTGCACTGTTCGTATAACTCCTTAAAGTTATCTACATTATTCCTAATATAGGTATTGTGTAGCAGGACAATATCGCTGCGTCCCTTGAACTTCTTGACTTTCATCATAGGCCAGAGGTGATACTTCTTTAACAGAGAAATCAGGCAGTTAGCATAACTGTTGTTAGCATAACTGTTGTTAGCATAACTGTTGTTATCCGCTACGGCTACTCTCGCTACGCACTCTAGCGACGCTTCGCTCATATCACCCATAACAGGAACGACACTAGCTGCGCCGGCGTAGCGTTCTTCATAGAGTTTAAATGTTTCTTCTATAAGTTCATAGAGGTTGGTAGGAAATTTAACAGGAGAACAAGCGGAAGTCATAGTGTAATTGTATTAATAGATATACAATACTTTCTTATATCAATTTTTATATTTATAATAGAAAAAATAATGAATAATATGATGATTATCATATCTCTATTTCTTATAGTATTTGTCAAACCATACTTGTCCTACCTGCTTGGATGCCTCTTCGCTGGTAATTCGCTGCTTGATAATCTCGTCTCGCATAGACAAGAAATACTCTAGGCTTGAATATTCAAACCCTGTCTCCTTTGTTACCATATCAAAAAGCATAGGATATCTTTCTATAAAAAATTTAAACTTGTCATTACCGCTTATGTTATTAACTAAAACTGTATGCGGGACTGCCCCTTTATTGTCGTGGATAATAACCATAATATCTTGAACGATATCACAAATTGCCTTGTTATCTAAGCCGTCGCTAAGAAAGTCTGGCTGCTCGCTAGACTGACTGCCGCCGGTATTAACCTTTTTTATACTACTGTCGTATCCTCCAACATTACTAGCTCCTCTCTTCTTATTAGAACTCATTTATATAGTTCTTTATGTTATTTAATCTTTATATTATTTATTTTTTTATTCCCTCTATTGTAATAGAATAATACAAATACAAAAATGGGAGGTGAATTAATGTATACTGAGTTAGATTATAGCCCTAATGTTAAAGCACCGGAACCCTTAAAGAACGCAGGATTATACACAGGTGATGTTTTATTTGATAAGAAACCTTGGGGGAATAACTATGTGATACCTAGAGTTGAGCCAGATGCCGTAGCATACTGTTCGCATTTTTACGCAAGTCATCATATACCCTCTTATAATAGACCTGGTAATAATATCGTGAATAGCGGAGATTATAAAAAATATAATATAATTGATAATGCCGCTAATGTCCCTAATGTATATAATATAGAATGTCATACAAATACTATCTAGGCTGTCATCGTAGTCATCGTAGTCGTTGTAGTCATATTGGTATTAGGAGACGGCTTTCTAATGATGTCTTTGTGTTTTTCTAGAAAATCGCATATATATTTATAGGTTTCATCAACCTGCGCGAATGTTATACCGCCTGTAATCAATACGCTACCGCTTTCAAATAATGCTCCAGTAACCTTCTTACATTCGCCTAGATTTTGCCCTGTGCCTTTGCCATAGCAATACTTCGGGCACGAACAGATACCATTCTTGTTTTTATTGTGAATATTCCAGAAGTATTCTAGTTTAACGCCTTGATATATTCCGGGCTGAAAACTACACTTATTGTTGTGATCATCGTTAATAAACAACTTATGGATTTCTTTGCGGCGGATTTCAAATCCATTTTTCAGTTCTGGGTCGTGATAAACCTTGAAGTCTGTGTTAATCATCCTTATTTTAAAGTTCTGGTATTTCAAATCCAGAACATAGTCAGGCTCAGGATTAACAATAATAGCCTTGTCAATATTGTTATATATTGAAGTAATTTCATTAATAATATGATTGACAATTTCTTCGGTATCCTTGATATCCTTGATACCCGTTAATTGTATATTGCCGTTCTTGAATATTTTCACATTAGGGATATATTTATCGCTAAACTTGTAAATAACCGTAACCTGATTGTCAAACCTGTTCTTTTTCATAGTATTCTTCTTGCTCTTCCTGCGCTTCTTAGGATATACGCCTTTAGAAGCATCAGTCCCGTTTTTCATAAACTGAGCCCACACGACGCCTTTGTCGCCGCTTTCAGCAACATTCTCTATCACTTCAATATTGTCAAATAATATACCCAGATTAACATTAAGATTATTACCTACATTTGCGTTGCATGTTATAGTAGAAATCCTATAAGGAGAAAAGTAAATACCTGAAACGGCAGCAGCAGCGGAGGCAGTCGTAGTCATCTTATCGTTTTAGCGCATATATATAAAGATTGTTATTCTTATATCAATTTTTAGTTATTAGAGACTATTAAACTGAGTTTATTGTCAATTGTGCTCGCAGCGCTAGCGCCTTTTTTCTTGGTGGTTTGATGCTGGCTCTGGTTATCTAGTTTAATGTGCATGTTGTCAGTAATATTCTTTAAATACGAGGTATTGACAACTTCGTATGTAAAATTGGTAGAAATCATAGGCGGTAGGTTTAGAATATATGTCTTGTCATTCGTGTAATGACCTTTGCGAAACTCTTCAATAGTCATAGGACCATTAAATATTTTTAGAAGAAATCGCGATGGCGCAGGGCGGATAGGATGCGAGAACCCATAATGTTTGCTAAGCATCTGTATTAAACTGTTAATTTCCCAGACTTTGTCGCTACCGCTGTGAGAGGAGAAGTTATACGCGTTAGCACATTCTAGCGAGCAGAAGTTCCCAAATAACACATAGGTATCTGTTTTAATATTATATTTATAGGGCATCCCGAATGTCCGGTTGTCTATAGGATGACAACACCAGTAGCAGTTATTATTAGAATTCAAGATTTCCTCTTTGTGTGATACTTTCAAAGAATACTCACTATTACTATTGTCAAATATAATGTTATCTTGAATAGTGCTGTAGGTGTTGTTCTCATTTATATAAAAACAGTTTGGCTCATAGGGCTCTGGAAACTCGGTGCTAGTCGCGTTGTCAGCTATATTCAGTTTGGCGATTTGCGTATTAGACAAAGGCAACTGTAATATGATGTCCTCGTTATCAACTACAGAGATATCCTTTATTATTGTATTCATTAAATTCTTTTTCTTCTTTGTATCACTCGCATTAGCATCGGCTGTTTTCGCTTTTCTAGGCATTTTATAAGCGTCGCTGAATGCTTTCCTTATATTAAATATATATGCGTTTATTATTTATATCATTATTACTTGTCATCAAAGTAGTCCTTAAAGTATGCTATATTTTTAATTAATGCGTCATTCGCATTTGCGGCAGCGTTAGTCGCAGCGCTAGCGCTAGCGCCGTTGCTAGGTGGACTGTCAAATACCAAATCTTTATTTCCCGATATACATTTCATCTTTATCTCTCGTATTTCAGTATTAAGGGTATTTATGGTATCTATTAAATATTTAATTATATATCCTGATAATAATATTAGTATTAATACTAGCAAATCCATCCTAAACTCTTTTTATTAAAGATGGATATAAAAAATATAGAGACACACCCACCTAGCCTACTTATCTAGCCCAAATAAAGTTGCATGTCCCGTTAATTACAGAGAATACATTAATCACCCTCGTATATACGATAACATCTAATTTAACATCCTTCTCTTGGATATAATCCACCGAATTTCGCTTTGCTAACTCAAATAAATATTTGTATTCGGCTGTCTTCGTAATGTCTTTTGTGTCGTTCCCTTTGTTATTGATTTTCAGGTATAGCGAGGTGCTCGTCATCTGGTTATTAAAAGAGCCTGCGCTCATTATCTTCTCAGGGAACAAAGAGAACGAATAGCAATATATGCCCGTCCTAGGCACCTGTGTATGATACTGGTAGGGCTGTATGTTATTATAATAGTAGGCTTTCTGGTCTTCGCGTATTATAGTATCCGCCCACTTAATTTGCGCGCTCTCTAGCAATCCCATAGTCTCGTTATATGTGTGCGAAGCAGTATAGTTGTCGTGTATATTCAGTTTTTCTGGTATATCTGCGCGACGCAATACCCATATAATCTCTTTAATGTGATTATAAGAACTTGTCAAGGTGTAAGCTCCAGCGCTGCTAGTGATATTTAGCGCCTGAAATGTCTGCCGTTTCACATAATCCACCACATATTTAACAATCCCTTCCGTCTGTAATGAACTCATCCTGTAATCGCTATCTAGGAATACATAGTTCGCATCTAGAAAAAACTGAATATAACTACCGCTCTTCAAAAAAGTATTGATATTTATATTGTCCTTATATATGTTATTATAAAATGCGGGCGACACATACATCTTCAACTTGTCGCACCATACCTGATATAACATCTCAATATCATTAACCTCGACATCCACCTTTATCTCCTGATTTTGTATCTTGTATAACGGGAGCGCCAGAGATGGATTACGGGTGAACCAGAAGTTTAAGGGCACCTGTAATACCCGCTCTTTTATTGAGGGATTGTCGGCGTCCGCTATTTTGTCCTTAGACGGATATACACGGTTATATAATATGTTATTCTTGATGACATACCTCGTGTTGTTGTTATTAGGATTGGTGTATTCGGGAATATTCCCAATAAGTTTATTGTATTCAACTCCGTCCTTGTTTGTCAATTCATTCCAGATATTCATCCATTCTCCATATACCTCATCTATTGTTATCCCGTCTATCCTGATGGTAGCCGTTTTAATAAAGTTGTGCCCTACATTATTTACCCACCTGAACCTGTGCGTATCCGTAGAATATATGTTTGGTAGATTAAAAGACAGATACATATTACTTACTAAATCACCATAGCGTTTAATCTCAAAAGTCATCTGTATATTTGCTGTGGTAATCGTTAAGTCTATAGAAGCGTTCTTTATAGGAATGATATTCTTGTTCTCCATAGAAAAATTAACATGCTTATTATACACATATTTATAGTAGTTAATACAAGGGCTTATATTAATATATGCGTCCATTTGTCCCTTTAAAACTAACTGTGTTATACCACCGCCCATTTTAATATATTACGATACTTTAATATTATACTTTAATATTATCTTATATAATCCGTAGCTTGTTTGCTTACTCACTTACTCGTATTGCTTTATAAAATTTAAGAGGTTTTCGTATGTCCTTTCTTCTTCAAATGACGCAAGGATAGTAGGAGAGCCGCCTGCCGCGTTATCAACCATAATGAAAGCCGGAAATCCTGTAATCCCTAGGCTTTTAACACGCTCTATATGCTCTGCTCTATCGTATTTTTTTAGCGATACATTATTAAATGTCTGGGCGCTCAAGTCATCCCAATAGCCCTTAGCGTTAAACACTTTGCAATGTTCGCAAGTATCCATATAGTAATACTCAAAACTATATCTCTTTTCACTAAAAAAACTCTCCCGTATCATCTCCTTATTAGCAATAAGTATAGCAAATATAAACACCGCAGATATCAGTATGATACCTGTTAAGGTTATATTGTTAGAGCCCTTGCCTTTTCCCATACTCATACCTTTTCCAAAATTCATACCCATACCTTTTCCAAAACTCATTCCATTTGATTTAGCCATTCAATTCTTCCTAACATAATGATATATTATAAATTACAATTTATAAAATATTATTAACAATATCGCAGACATTATGGTATTTCTTTACAATTGCCTCTTTCATACTGGTATTATCATAGGTGAATGATATATATGTATAGAAGTTGTCAATATCATTTGCTATAATGCTATTTAAAAAGTCTTCAAGTATCTTGTTATTCACTAGGATAATCCGGTGGTCTAAAGTATCGTAGTTAATATTAGAGACTGTATTAACAACATAGACGCTAAAGTCCTTGTTCTCTAGCAACTCCTTATAATCGACTATATCTTTGTCGCATACTACGATAGTCCTATATATTAAATGAGTTCTATAAATATTATCTAGGTCTTCTACGAATTGATTTTTTAAATCTAAATTCATATAATATGGTATATTATATCATACTATATATATATAATTTTTATATGGTATATGATATGGTATGGTATGGTATGGTATGATATGATATGGTATGGTATGATATGTCCTACAGTATCCTATAATATCCTAGACACATCGTTTTATATATAAGATTATTAAATATATTTAGTATTATAATGGATGAGAAAGTAATTAAAATTGGTCTCTCTGTTTTTCAAGGTAGATATAATATAGATGTTCCCGTGAATATTATGAATAAAGCGGACGCTCTTAAAAAATCATGTAGTTGCTTTGATTCGTATTATGACCCAAAGATGATATGGGAGAAAAAGTTAAATAACAAGAAGGAGAAGAGCCTACATATCGCTAATAATACAGGGACAGGAGCCGCCACTAATAAAGGGCGGTTTCATATTATTATTCCAGACTTTTCTGTTAATTCTTGTACTAAGAGGGCATTAATCGGCTATTTAAATAAACTTACAGCAAAGAACAAAGAGACCATCTATGTTAAAATAAAGGCTATTATTGACAATAATAAGAGCGTAAACGGCATAAGCGGCGTAAACGGCGTAAGCGGCGTAAGCGGCGTAAGCGGCGTAAGCGGCGTAAGCGGCACCGATGCCGACTTACCAGACTTAAAAGATATATTCTTATCTATTTGGTCTTACATTAAGGCGACAGACAGTATTGACGGAGAAAACAATATATATATTAAATTGCTAGAATATTTTGACAGCGCCTTCTTAACTAGTAATATAGATAGGTTATGGGACAGTTATCTTGTTAATAAGGAGTGGATACCGCCCAAATATATATTTGAGAATAACCTGTTATTACTGAATAACGAGTATGAGTTATACTGCGACTACATTAAATGGAAAAAAGGGGTTCATAATTTAAATATTATATGGATTAAATACAAGCCGACAGAAATTTCGGTGCTGCTAAACGACATATACGGATACTTAACTGAGAAATGTATTGGTAATCCTAGTATTCACAAGTATATTATAGATATATTTATAGAACAGATTTTAAAGATATTAAACAACTGTAATAATAAGCAGGTGGTTAAAGCGATGGTTGAAAAGATGAAGTTGCTGGATGTCAAGAGTTTCGACAGTTCTACCAGATTTTTAATATATAATATTATAGAAAATAAATAATTTCTATTATTATAGTATAGAGAATAATGAAAGAAGCTGACAGCACTTTATCTTTTTACAGCAGTTTATTTATACAATTAATATTCGTATTGCTGCTTGTAATCATTTGGAGTTATATATATAAGTTAGAGAGCGTCGGTTGCGAATGCTCCGAGCATCCCAACAAGGAGTTCATTAAGACATTCACCATAGTTGCGCTAGTATATTTCTTCATAACTGCGTTTGTCTCGCTTAAAAGCATCGCTAAGAATATGGGAACTGCGATAGTCCAACTGCTAGCATTTGGTACCTTCATCTTCTTCTTGACATTCGTCGTCTATATCTATTACGCCTTTGACTATGTGCGCTTTTTAATGAACGAGAAGTGTAAGTGCTCTGACGATTTGCGCCGTGATATTATCGCTATAGGAACTATGATATCGTTATTCTTATTCATAACGCTCCTATTCACCATCATAATCATCCCTATATTGATAAGCACCCTAACTAACCTGTTAGTCAAGATACAGGAGTTTGAGGGAGAAGTTGAGGAGGTTATAAAGAACCCTGTTAAGTCTATCCGCAACACTCCGGGGCGTTTATTAAGCAGCACTAAGGATATTGGCTCGTTTGTCAAGAAGACTGCTTCTAAACTTACTAAGGGAAAGAAGGGACGCTAAAGCGGGCTAAACGCTGAAATTTATTTTTATTATTAAATATAAAAAATATATAATACATATACATATACATATACATATACATATACATATACATATACATTCTACCTACTTCCTTACAGTTCGCACGCTATCGCCTAGAGTTCGCTGTCATCTCCCTTACGGTTCATAGACATCGCCTAGAGTTCGCTGTCATCTCCCTTACGGTTCATAGACATCGCCTAGAGTTCGCTGTCATCTATAAAGATTTCAGGCAGGTAAGGTGCGAGTATTTCTTCAACGATTAGGTCGGGTTTAAACTCGTCATATGTCATAAATATCTTAAGCAACTGCTCTGAAAACCCTGAAATCATCGCTGTGCCTTCAGTCTTACAATTCACAGGGAATGACTGCTTGTGGCTAGAATTGAGGTTCCAGAATATAAACTTAGGTGCCGTATAGTCGGCAGCTTTAAACAATTTAACAATAGTTTTATACAGCACTTCAATACCGTTTTGTTCTTTACCTACTACATCTACAGTCGCCTCGTCAAACTGCATATCGGTAAAGATGAATAGTTTCTTAGGCATATCAGCGTCAGCAATATTATGCTCCTTGCCGTATTTAATAATCATCTCGCAACTTTTAACAAAGTTAGTATTATAGCCAAACTCCACATCAACCAGAGATTTAAAGCAGGTATATAGCGATGGCTCTATGTCCTTCTCGGTATATTCCTTGTATAAATCATCGGGGATTAGGGATACCAACTCAGGAGTGTCGCTGAATGTAATGAACTTATTTTTAAACAGTCCTTTACAACACATAGAGGTTATGATACCTAGAGAGATGGCGACTTGAGCCGGCACGCTACCGTTGCTTGCTGAGAACATAGAGCCCGACAAATCAATAATCGCCAAGGAGTTCCCGAGAATGCCGCTACTTTTAACATCATTCACGACAGCCCTCCATTGTAGTTCAATTGTTTCGTTCTCCTCGTATTCGTCATGAGTGCTACGCAGATTAACATAGTAATTCGCCAGTTCGTGAGGCAGAATACCAGTAATATTAATCTTGGCGTCGCCGCTCCTAACTTTTGCTAGGTAATCGCAATACCTGTCGCTATCGTGATTGCTAAAGGCTTTGTGTAATCTGCGCGATGCGACACCAGGGACACCCTCGTAGTTAATCTTGTCCCACTCATTATTACACATAAGTTTCTCCACAATATTAATCTTATTCCTGAGAGGAGCCAGATATTCTTTCCTATACTTCTCCATCTTCTTAGCATCATCTCTACCATAAAGGATGGTAGCAATCTTCTTGGCGAAATGCTTGCGACTGTCGTTCCTGTCATTCTCGCTAGGAGCCCACTTCGCACACAGAGAGACGCTTTTAACCTTCTTAGGACAGGCAGGCTCGCTAACAGGCTCCTCTGCGACAGTCTCATCGTCAGCATTCGCAGCATTCGCAGCATTCGCAGCATTCGCAGCATTCGCAGCATTCGCAGCATTCGCATGCTCACTAGCTACCATCTCGCTAATCTTCAGGTCAGACAAGTCATCACGCAACTTATCGGCAAACATAGTTAATTCGTAATTCTTGTCAATCATCCCGTCGCCTTCGTTCTCATAGCAGATATACAGCAAATCCTTCCAGCGCCCATATTTATTAACATAGGTTGATATGTTATTCATATAGGTATATGGCTTTTTGTCTCGTAGCCATAGCATCGCCTGATTAGATACAGTTTTCTCTTTTTTACCCTTCAACCTATCACGCCCATTAAAGATGATTGCGACAGTCTTCTTAGGATTAACCGCCCAGCACTTCTCTAGAAACTGGTGGTTCTGTTCCTTAGTAAGAGTGCGCGTATAGAGCATAAAGTAATCCACAATCTCATTTCCAGATGTATCCAGAGCGATAGCCCCGTTTTCGGTTTTGGTAAAAGCAGGCAAAGTCGACGAAGCGGACGAAGCGGACGAAGTCATTTTTCTTTGTTGCTTAATAGGTTGCTTGCTACTTAAGGGATTTACTGGCTGACTTATTGGCTTGCTGGCTTGTTAGTCGGTTAGAATACCGACTGGTTGGTCTTTAATATATAAACCAAAAGATGACTATCAATTTTTATTATTTCCTTTATATAATAGGAAATTTTGAGTATATTATTTTAGTATTTATATATTATAAATAGATGCTATGTTATATTTACCTTGGAAGTTCCAGAAGTCTAGAGTTCTCAATTGTAAATTAAGGAGCGACCATTATTTGCTTAATAGTATTAGGGAATGGATAATACTACAAGAGCCCTCAACTACTACATCTACTCACAAGTGGTACAAAGATTTACCACAAGATATTAAAGAGATGTTTTATAATACCGCAAAAGACAAAAAGATAATAGAGATGTTTAGAAGATTATTCGGCGCCAGCGGTTATAAGATTGATATACTTCACGATATGAACGAGATATATGTATCACCGCCATCAAATAATAATAAGGATTTTGAAAAGAATGCGTCAGACAATATCTTTTATACGAGGCATATTGATGGACCATTTTTCTATATACCGTTCGCATCCTGCTACAGGGTCATTATAGGTCTGGATGATAATAGAGATATTATGACAATATTCAATATGACACACAAAACATATATAATAAAAACTGGCGATGTTGTAGGATTTGATTTTCACAGAGAATGTCATTATATATCGCCGATTATTTGGAATACGGACGCAAAGGCGGCAGACACGCTAGCTACGCAAGAAAAGAGATACCGAGTAATCCTGAAAATACATTACTGCGTATATCCTTACTGGGCGATTGTATTTGGATTTATTCTAGGCAAACTAACAATACTGTATAACAAACTATTTAGAGACCTCTTTTTATTAACAATAAGACCTCGTAATAAATGTACGAGATACTTAGCAAAACTTATGGTAATATCTACACAAGCCTATCACGACATAGAGTTCTACATAGGATACAATAATATACAATATTTAGTAATCCTCTATTACATATCCTCAAATCTCCACGCAAACCTTTTCTTATTCGGCAGTTCCTTCGTCCATTACTTGAGATGGATTGATACCCAGAATTACAGTAGTGAGGTTAATAACATTTTTAGAAGAGACTACTATTTCTTCAAATTCCTTTATATGCTCCAGTATTTCTATATGTATTTCTCGTATAAGTTAGGCAGCGGCGGCAACGGTAGCGACGGCGGCGACTGGAGCCCTGTGATATACACGGCTATTACAGTTCCTCCTTTGCTAGCATCGTGTGTTTATAACTTCTCGCCGTTTATTTCTAAAATCATAGAGATATTCTTAGCATATGATATGTTAAATAGTTATAGTCTAACATACACCGAATATATCTACATATATATCAATATATTCCTAAACTATATTCAATTACGCAAACCAATCGCTATGACAATATGACTAAATATATATTATAAAAAATGATTTTATTAATTTATTATTATAAGGATATATATAGTATAAAAGGTATGACAAAGCAATTATTAGGTCAATTTTATACCACAAACTATACCTACATATTACAAAATATGTATATACCTGATAACATTAGTAATATCATAGAGCCTTTTGCTGGCGCTGGCGATTTATTAAATTTTATTACACCGAATGACAGAGACAAGTATAATATAGAATGCTATGATATAGAGCCTAAAAAGGATTTTATAGTTAAGCGTGATACTTTGCTTAATCCGCCTAATTTTGATAATGCGTTTGTTATAACAAACCCACCATATTTAGCACGGAATAAATGCGCCGACAAAGCGATTTTTACTAAATATAATACGAATGACCTATATAAATGCTTTCTACAAGTCTTGATAGGTTCTCGTTGCCTAGGAGGTATTCTAATATTACCTCTCAATTTCCTCTGCTCTATACGCAAGGCTGATATAGAACTCAGGAGAAACTTTGTTAAACAATATGACATCCTTATTTGTAATATATTTGAAGAGCAGGTTTTTGATGATACTTCCTATACGATATGCTGCTTCCAATTTAGAGCCAAAAATGATGCGCTAGACAATATGAGCGGTAGCTGCGGTAGCTGCGATTGCTATATATATCCTTCTAATAAGAGAATATCCTTTGTATTGAATGCTGATAACAATTATACGATTGGTGGTAAAATATACAATCTTGAAAAGAACGCCAAATATAAAATAGATAGGGCGACAAGGGTATTAAAAAATACAGAAGGCTTAACAAGTATATTAGTGAAATGTATAGATGACAATATAAATAGCAAGATATGTTTGTCAATTGTTGATGATGCGACGAGAGATAAATATATAGATAATACACCTAAACTAACGGCGAGGTCGTATGCGGTTCTTGTCATAGAGCCTAAAATAACACTAGAAGAACAAAGAGACCTTGTGAATAAGTTCAATACCTATATGGAGACACATAGAGACAAGTATAACTCGCTATTCTTAACAAATTACAGGGAGAGCAATAGTATTGCTAGAAAACGCATATCTTTCGGGCTAGTATATGAAATATGCGGTTATTTGCTAATACCGCTTTCGTCTGCTTCGTCTTCATAATATTTATCTATTATTGATTGCTGTATTTTAATATGGTTTCCTATAAGTAAATAAGGGTGGTTCTTATATTTTGCGATTATGTCATCATACTTTTCTTTTATATTTGTATCTAATAAAATAATATACAATTCTAATTTATTCCCATATTTTACAACCCAATCGCATAATGTATATGCTTCATCAAATACATTATCTTGATGACCGCCGCTGCCTATAACAATTTTAGCAAAAACCCACCCATTTATCTTTCCTGTAAAATTAGCATCAAATGACTTTAGACAATCATCTTTTTTAATTCCTCTTATTTTTAACTCGTGGTTATCAACAACTTCGCCATTCTTTGTAGGGCGGAAAGAAGTTGCTGATAATTTATTTAGAAAGATACCGCACTTAGAGAAGGTTGTTTTAAATACATCAAGTTGTAATTGCTCGTCTTTTGTTCCTTGTCTAGAAGCATTTATAGAAATTTTACTGGCTAATATTGTAGTCATCATAATATTGGTTCTACATTCATCTAGTAATTGGGCTTCTGTAATATTTATCTTGTATAAATCTTGTAAAACTCTCTTATACTCCTCTTTGTTTATATTTTTTGTTAAATCGTTTTTTGATATTGATGCTGCTGCTAACAAATTGTTTTCATACTGACGATTAACTCTAATAGCAATAATATCCATCTCAATAGGTTCAGGTTTAATAGAAGGCATAATTTTAATAATTATTAAGACTAGTAATATTCTAATCATTTTCTTTTATTTTCAGGGTGATTAGAACATATTTATATTATAGAATACCGTAAAAAGATTTGTAAAATATAAATAAAATTATCTTATCTTATTAGAAAGACCCTTAAGATGGATGCTAAGTTTTTTTACATATACTTACTGGTAATATTCACGATAACTCTAGCATTCACTATACTAAGATGCGTTTTTAATGTGCACGATATTGACCTCTTCTTTTATCCTAATCACACAAATAACATTCTGGAGAACAAGGTGTATCTTGCGACCCACATTATAGTGAATTTTCTGCTAGGCGTCATCTTCGGGTTTGATATAATACTTGGGATGTTTGTGAAAATCATTATATTTGAAGTGTATCTACATATAACCGAACACTGTGATATATTCTATATGTCTAAATCATCTAACTTAATAGTAATCATATTAATATCTATAGTAAGTTATACCTTTGGAAGCGTCCTAAACAAGGTATTATATCCAAAATAAAAAATATATAATATGCATATATATATACACACACAATATACCTACGCATATACCTAGCGTCAGTTAGCGTATCTTAGCGGCGCTAGGCGCTACCTATTATAACTGCGTCTCCGCCTTATATCCTTTTAACGCCCCTGTCTCATTTTTTCGCGAATAATATCGTCAATATTATCGGCAAATTGCTTGAAGTTCATCACATTCCGCATAGGACACCTGAACTTGAAATCGTCTCCACCTTCTATACCGTCTATTTTGGCATTTTCTATTTGCGTCCCGAAGTATTTAAACATACATTTATCGTGTGCGATAGAGCATACCTTCTCGGTATCTGTGGATTTGTCTATGAATACCTTGAAAACCCTGTCGTTATTCTTATAGTTAGTAAGACAGATACAGCACTTATCGCTATTATCGCAAACGGCAGCAGCGGCAGCAGCGGCAGCAGCGACAGGAGCGTTATTGTGTTCGCCAAGAATGAAAGGTAGGTTCGTAATATCCCACTTGAAAGTCCTAAACAGCATCTTATTAAGGCGTGCACATACCTTGCTGTTATAACTGAAATTGCCGCAAGTAAGGTTGTCCCTATAATTAGTAAGACAGAACTGCGTCTTGAACTCCACAATATCCTCCATAATACGAAGCGACATCTTCTGCCTGTTTAGGATAGTCATCTGGTCTATGATAGTTCCTGTGTTGCTAGACATCACGATGCCCTGTTTATTGAGGACAAACACATTACACAGCATATCTATACGATTGAACGGAGGCATCAACTTAGAGGAGAGAGGAACTATTATGTCAAAGTTAAAGGATATCTCAACGCCGCTATGGACGAAGGGGATTTTACCTACCGTGATGGTATAGTTGATTTTCTTGTGAAGGGTAATAGGTATATTGAAATAACTGTTCTCCTTCGAAACTGTCAAGACAGATGAACTGAGGTTTGCATACCCTATGCGGTTATTAAAGGTATCACGAAGAGTATCAATAAACTCATCCACATCCTCCTCTTTATACATACAAATATCCATATCGTTTGCTACAATCGTGCGAGCGGCTGTCTCAGGCTGATAACATTTATTCCAAAATTTGTGAATGTTGTATTTATTGCCGCCGTTGTATATCTCTTTGTAATGGTCGCTGATTATCATATCCCTAACAAACCCGCCAAAGATGAGCCCGTTATGATTGAAGACGGTCTTCTTAATCTCCTCAAACATAATATACTTGATGCGGTCAGGTGTGAAGTTAATCTTGACGAAAGCCATCTTTAGGACTAGGACTTGAAAGAAGTACTAGGACTGGGTGGGAGTGTCTAGGACTAGTAAGGACTGGACTGGTAAGGACTGGACTGGACTGGACGAAGTCTATGACTTTGCGAGATAGCAGTAGCAAGACGAGACAGGACTATCAAGACGGTTCTTACTAGACTAAGAGAAAGTATCTAATCAATTTTTAATAATTATGTAAAAATAATAGGACATATCAAGTCCTTAGCAGTCCTTAGCAGTCCTGTCCTTATCCAATATCATTCTCTATTTTAGCACGAGCATAAGCGCGCATCACATTTTCTGCCGTATCTATTGGCAGGATATAATCTTTTGCGGCATAAAACTCAGGGTTCTTACGGGAACTTCTATTCACTAATGTTCGCAAAGCAACTATATCGTGGAGTTCATATTGAATACGGAATGAATTATTAGCGCCGTCCGTTATAACAAAGTATATAGACGGCTTTATTTTGTTGATGCCGTCGGGCATATAGAAACTGTTAGGGTATTTAAAGGATATGTTAAAAGTCCCTGAACTATCTACTTTGTGGATGTTTGGGGTATTCTCAAAGGCTATCTCGTAATTTGGGAAAGGCAGACCAGACCCTGAGTAATTACTCATTCTATCTATGGGGTTTGCTGCGATAATTACTACGCTATTAAGAAGGGCATTATTTTTAATAGACCCTGTTATCTGTAATAATGAGTGGTCGCCATTAAACGCTACACTAAAACTGGTATATTCATCATTAAATATCATTTTAAATATATACTTCTATATTTTAGATATGTTTTATTTTTAGATAATAATAAAGGATACTTAGTATTACTATTAGTAATTACTAGATGTCGTCGTCAGCCGCATCATCGTCGTCATCTTCGCTATCAAATTCAAATACGCTAGCGCTAGCGTTGCCGCCGTCTTTTGCCTTTTTCTTATTAGCGACGGCAGCCGCAGCAGCCGCAGCAGCCGCAGCGTCCGCAGCGAACATCGCGTCAGCATCCGCATCATCAAATATAATATTAGCCTCATTAGCGTTATTAATAGTATTATTAGAAATCTTATTATAGGCGTTTATTAAGGTGTCTGATATCTCTTTGTTATTGATAAGTATCTTGCACTGTTCTGCGTTATATTTATGAACGATATCAACCTTGTTATCTTGAAAATCACGCATAGAGACTGCTAGAATATCGCCCGTCTCTATCAGCACCCGCTTATTGAAGCGCCGCATAGACCCTCGTATTACACCTACCGCCTCGGTGCCGTTATCGCATAATACGAGAACCCGACAATTACCCAATAACTTAATGACATACGCATATACCTCGTAATCCGCATTAATAGCATAGTTATTGTTAGCGACCTTATTAAACTGACTTATTTTCTTCTTATTCCTAATGCTGGTTTGATACATTAAAAAATAGTTATATATATTCTTTAGTCGTTTTAGTCTTATACTCTTATTTTTATATTAGTAGATAATAGATAATGAATGTGTTACAAGAGAATATCCAGAGAATTATAGATAACCGGCGGCTTAATATAACCGAAGCCAACTTTGTTAATCCTGCTTCTAAGTTCATCATAATAACTTACTGGTGGGGTAGAGGTAATCTCAATAGGAACACGCAGTCCCCTTGTAAAGACCTAGCTTATGTAGGATATAACTGGGTTCTAAAGGACGGACAGAAACTACTTAAGGAGCCTGAAACATTTGAGGGAATGATAGATAAATGGAATAATAACTGTATTAGCAAGAACTGTAATTACTTTTCGCAAGAATATCCGGAGTTTGCGGTTGCTGGCGGATATCAACTGGCGATTAACGCTAAGCCGCTTTTTATAAAGAAGGTTCTAGAAACCCTAAGGGATATGGGTAAAGGGGATATCTCGGTTGTTTATATAGACGGAGATATGACTGTTAATAAATATCCGCATATTTTTGATATGAAAAATGTGGATTATATGGGGCGTGGCTGGAATATAGACCCACGCTCTAATGTGCACTATAAAACGAAGCCGTGCTTTGACCCATTCACTTTTGAGACTTCTGGCGGTATTATGTATTTTGGTAATAACGATAACGGGCACGCTCTGCTAACTATGTGGAATAAATGGTCTTTTATGCAAAAATTTCAAGGGAAGGCTGACGACCGCATATTGAGTATGTTGATAAACTCTAAGCAACTCTATATAACTATGAATGTTCTACAGTTGCCTATAGAATACCTGTGGCTAACCGATGCTTACGAACCATTAGATAAGCGGGACGCATACTTAGATAAAAAGCATGTATCACGCAAAGAGATTGTTTTTGAACACCCTGCGTGTTTAACTACCGAGGAGGCTGCTAGAGACCAAGGCGCAGCCGCTAACAGGCAGCCCGCTTATTACGATGTATTGGTGGAGAATTTAATAGATTGTCAGACAGAGGGTGGTGTATTACACGAATATATCGTGTTTGACAAACTGGCTCAAGCAAAAGAGTGGAAAAAGTATCTACAATACATATCTTCAGCCGACGCATCCCTAGGGAATTACAAGGACGGCGAGCCTATAATACCTTATTATATTAGAAATTATAAATCGGGCTATGCGAATAAACACGACTTTGTTGAAGGGAACACGGAGGCTATCCGCACAATCATCTCTTATTTAAAGCAGAGCCCTAGTATCGGCAAGTATGACCTCGTATATGTATTACACGATGGCGGAAGTAGCGAAATAGACGGCGATATGGTTTATGTTAAGACTGGAAAGGAAGTGATACTTTATATAATAGCCCTGTTGGCTATGAATAAAGATGTTGTATATTTACCCAAGAAGTTGAATGGTTCGGCTTCTAATAGGTCTAAGTCGGGGACTGGTTCTAAGTCGGGGTCTGGTTCTAAGTCTTTAAAATATATCTTAAAAAACAAAGATAAATATGAACTCATCTGTAATATAAATAACGATAGCCTAAACTATCCCATTATAGACGAGAATGCTCCTATGTATTTTAGCCATCTGTCTGAGCGGCTTATGAAACTATTGAGGATGAGCGAAGATATCCCCGAGTTTAACAAAAATCTAAAAATGTGTGCCTTATACATTCAACTAATACGCTGCTATTTTATTATGGACTTGAAGAAGTTAGGCAATACCACGACGGCTTCGGGTGCTTCTGGAACGGCAGCTCGTCGCCAAGTGTCTAGGGTTAAATCCTATTCAGCCCCTAAGCGTCCGCTAAGCAAATCTAACCGAGATATCTTCAAGTATAAGAGCATATAAGAATAAGGACGGTGCCTAAACTAAAAAATGATACCCTATTAAATTATAATTGGTTCATAGTAATGTATGACATCAAGGATGTTAGACTAGTGAAAAATAAGGGCGACAGGGTTATTTGCTTTTCTTTTATAGAAGATAGGAAGCGATATTTTGGCAAACTGATACATACCGATTTACAAACCGAATTTGTTAGAGAAAGGGATATCAACACATACCTCAATAACAACATAACGACTGATAAGGATTTTAGGTATTTTACAAAAATGCTAAAAGTATTTGAGAATATCCCTCTGCCTAATGAGTTAGCAGCAAAGTTAGAGAATGTGGACGCCGCTGCTGACGCTGACGCTAAATATAACTTAATGGTATTCGCACATTCAGGTAATCGCCCACTAAGATACTATATAAACAGGTTGTCTAGTGATAGTTTTAAAGATGTTCTTAAACAGTTGAGAGATGCTACCGCCTTACTGAGTAAGATTGGTGTAATACATTATGACCTATATTGCGAAAGTAATGTTATGTTAAAAAAGGAGAATAATAGATGGGTCATCAAGATTATTGACTTTGGGTTATCCTATATTGATTTAACAGATGATAGCGATAGCGATTACAAGAACATACTAGAGAGTATTGAATACTTTAATATTAAACATATCAATATATGATATATTAGAGAACATATCAATATATGATATATTAGATAACATATCAATATATGATATATTAGATAACATATCATATCCTATATTTATTTTTCAGCAAATGTATATTTTTCTTTAGAGCGTAGATATATGTTTCTCTTATAACGATTAAAGACGAGGGACTTATATTTATTATAGGGCGTTATCTTGTTGTCATTAGAAGCCGTATAGGTAGCCGTATAGGTAGCCATATGGCTGGTCGTATTATATAACGCTATTAAATTAGGGGCACTATTACATCTCATTAATGGACGCTTATTAATATGCGTCCCTTGCGTCGCAGCATTCGCAGGCGTTGCCCGTGCGTAGTTGATATAACCCGAGGTAATCACGAGGTATGAAATGTATCTAATCAGTCTCAAGGTCATATTTTAGATTTTTAGATTACTCTATATGCTTTGTTTAATATTTATATACCTTTAACTAGCGTTATCTATCAATTTTTATTATTTTCTATAAGGTTATTAGAAAAGCACCGCATATATATGAACGCACCAACCAGCAATAGCGTATTACAGGATATTATTAAGAAGAATAAAGGCGTCTTTAGATACGAGTTGAGAGACTGGATACCTGTTAAGAAATTGAGTTGGAAAGAGTTGTCAAGCAATCCTAACGCTATTGAGCTATTAGGGGCTAAAATCAAGATAGAGAAGGCTATGAAAGCCGAGGCTATGTCAAAAGCCGCCTATGAAAAACTAGACAATCGCAAGAAGGTTGATTGGACTGCGTTGTCAGGCAATCCCGACGCAATAAAGTTGTTAAAAGATAATGTTAATGACATAGACTGGGATGCTTTATCAGGTAATCCTAATGCTATAGAGATGTTAAAAGAGAACGAAGATGAAATAGATTGGGGCTCTTTATCTGCTAATAGTAATCCTAAGGCAATAGAGATGTTGTCAGCGAGACCCAAGAAAATAAGTTGGGGGGAACTATCACGAAACCCTAATGCTATTAATTTATTGATGACGGAACCTAAGAGAATAGATTGGAAGGCTCTGTCAGGCAATACAGGGGCTATTGATTTATTGACTAGAAATCCCGAAAAGATAGATTGGGAAGTATTGTCAGGCAATTCTAATGCGATTGAGTTGCTTAGAGAGAATAAAGATAAGATAGTGTATCACATCTTATCAACCAACCCTAATGCTATCAAATTATTTACTGAAAATCCTGATAAAATAGATTGGTGGTTCTTGTCAAGAAATCCTAACCCGCTAGTTATCGCTTTGTTAAAATCGCATCAAGCCGATATAGATTGGAAAGAGTTCTCTAAGAACCCTTCTATATTTATAGATACTAGGGATGCTAAGGAAGCGAAGCCTGTCGCGAATGCTGCTACGAAGCCGTCATCAGCGAATGTATGCGAAAGAATTCTAACGCCTAAGCAAGTGGGACCAATTTGCTGGTTTATGGCTGCCTTTGTAGGTATGTTCTATAGCCAGCGTAGCCGTAAGAAATTGCTAGACGCTTCGCTTAGTTGGGATAAGAAGAAACCGCTTTTCACCATCTTGAAACACATATTAGACGACAAATACCTAAAGGAGGCTAGTGCGGCTGGCGGTAGAGAAAGCGAGGACTATAGGAAGTTTAGCGACGATACTTTCGGCAAGGTGCTATCATTATTACACAAAGAGAATAGCCAGTTGTTTCCTTATAAACCTAGTGCTAGTTCTGGAGGATTTAACCCTGAATTTTACATAGGACGGTTATATAAGTTGTTAAATGTGGATTATAGGATGTATGACTATAATATTGCTGACAAGGTGTTCGCATATTCTTTCTTAAACGAGGAGTTCAATAATAAGGTTCTTTATAAGATTGAAAAAAAGAAGATTAACACATATTTTTATAGGGACGCTGCTTTTAAATATGTAGAGGCTGCTATAAAGCCACCAGAGATATTGATGGTGATTGTTAGAAATGACAATAAGAATACTGATTTTTACAAGGATTTATTCCCTAATAATATAATAAATGAAGGAGCCACAAAGGATACCCTAACATCTATGAAAGAGCAAATCTTCTATAAAGGCGTGGAATATAACTTGGATGCGGTTTTATTGGCGAACTGGAATATAAATGAGATGAACGGACACGCTATTGCTGGTATCACTTGTAAGAAAGGCAGGTATGTCTATAACGGCTGGACGAGAACCAGTATGGATCCGGTAATGATTGATAAGAATATAGCACGAAATATCCCGTGCGAACTGATGAAGTATGATTGGAACATCAAATATAATGGGGACTTTTGTCTAAATCCTAAGAAATGTATCCCTGAAGCACTAAAACATAAACTAGAGAAGCACGATATCTGCTTTAATTTTAGCAAAGGAAAGCGTGTATTAGTATATGTTCGCAAAGATACTAATGCTGAAACTTCAGGGATGGATAAAAGTGGTAGCAGCGTAAGCGGCGTAAGCGGCGTAAGCGGCGTCCCTGTTAAGTTATCGCCTAAGGCGACTGTGGTGCCGGTGTCGGTGCGTCCTAAGTCTCCTAAGAAGTCGCCAGAGCGTCCTAAGTCGCCTAAGAAGTCGCCAGAGCACCCTAAGTCGCCGCTAAAGCCTCCAAATAAACCCAAGATATGCCCTGAAGGAAAGGTGTTAAACCCGAAGACAAATCGTTGTATAATGTTAAAGAAAATTAAATCAACTTTAAAAAAATCGCCAGAGCCTCCTAAGTCTCCTCCTAAATCGCCGCTAAAGAAGCCTACGGTAGCCAAGATATGTCCTGAAGGGAAAGTATTGAACCCTAAGACAAATCGCTGTATAATGTTAAAGAAGAAGAAGAATTCGCCGCTAAAGTCGCCGCTAAAGTCGCCGCTAAAGTCGCATCCCAAGTCTCCAGAGCGTCCTAAAACGCCTCCTAAGCAGTCGCCGCTAAAGCCGCCCAAGGTATGCCCTGAAGGCAAGGTGTTAAACCCTAAGACAAATCGCTGTATCCTTGTAAAACACAAGAAATAATCCCTCGCAACTATTACTTAATATACCCCTTATATATAGAGAAAGGCTGCTAATGAATTCGCCACCAGCCGCAAAAATACATAAAGATAAGGATAACGAGAACACCTGTGCGCGAATACTAACGCCTAAGCAAATGGGTCCGCTTTGCTGGTTTATGGCGACTTTTGTAGCGATGTTTTATAGCCAGCGTAGCCGTAAGAAACTGCTAGACGCTTCGCCTAGTTGGAATAATAAGAAGGCGTTATTTGCGTCATTAAAGCATGTGCTTGACGATAAATACTTGAAGACAAAGAACGGTAGAGATAGCGAAGATTATAAGAAGTTTAGAGATGATACCTTTATAAAGATATTGTCATATTTACATTTGGAAAATAGCAAAGCGTTCCCTTATGACCCTAAGAAGGTATCTGGAGGATTTGTCCCTGAGTATTACATAGGCAAACTCTATAAATTGTTAAATGTGGATTATAAGATTTTTAGTTATTTTACGACGGATAAAGTGCTGTCATACTCTTTCTTAAACGAGGAGTATGATTGGCTGAATTATACAATTGCGAAGAGGGAAATAATTATAGATATAAATATTGAGAATGTATTCAAGGACAAGACGAGAAGGGATTACTATAATGATAATGGATATGCTCCGCCCATATTGATTGTGAAAGTTAGTGAAACAGCAGGAGATACCTCGTTTTACAAGGTGAAAGATGGCGACACAAAGGATAGCCTAACATCTATGAAAGAACAAATCTTTTATAACGGCAAGGAATACAATTTGGATGCTGTTATATTGGCGAACTGGAACATAAACAAGAAGAACGGGCACGCTATCGCTGGTATCACTTGTAAGAAAGGCAAGTATGTCTATAACGGCTGGACGAGAACCAGTATGGACCCAGTAATGAAAAACCAGAGTATAGATAGTGATATTCCTTGTGAACTTATGAAGTATGATTGGAATATTGTTAAAAATAATGATTTTTGTCTAAACACTAGGAAATGTATCCCTGAATTACTAAAAAAGAAATTGAAAGTTAGAGACATCTGCTTTAACTTTAGCAAAGGTGGAAAACTGCTAATATATGTTTGTAAGGATGTCAATAAGAATACCTCAAGCGAAAGTTATGCGGATGCTAAGAAGTCGCTATCGTCGCTATCGACGCCTAAGGCTCCTAAGAAGCCGAAGCAGCCGAAGCAGCCGAAGCAGCCGAAGCAGCCGAAAAATCCTAACGAGCCTAAGGTATGTCCCGAAGGCAAAGTATTGAACCCTAAGACAAACCGTTGTATATTGATAAAGAATGTTAAGAAGCCGCTAAAGCCGCCTAAGTCGCCTAAATCTCCTAAATCTCCTAAGCCGACGCAGCCCAAAGTATGCCCCGAAGGCAAGATATTAAACCCTAAGACAAACCGTTGTATAATAGATAAGAATGTTAAGAAGCCGAAGGAGCCTAAGGTATGTCCCGAAGGGAAAGTATTGAACCCTAAGACAGGACGCTGTATATTAAAGAATTCGGCAACTGCTAAGAAACTTCTATAATAATAAAAAATAATAAACAAATCACGCAAGACATCAAAGATATCTAAACATCCAAGATATACAAAGCATCTCCCCACTTATGTATCGTCATATTTGTTAAAACCCTTTTAAAACCTAGAGGTGCTAAGTATTCGTCAATCTCGTTGATTAACGCACAGTCCTTATATAGTTCTTTGGAATTAACCTCCAGATATAGCACCTTAGCGTGCTTGATAGTTTCAGTAGCACCTTTTAATGCTAATAGTTCAGCCCCTTGAATATCAAAGTTCCAAAAATCATACTTGGACGCATCTAGATTATTTCTTTTAAAAAAGGTGTCAATCGTAATGCTCTTCTGGTGTATCTTATCAACAAAGACGACTTGCGGATGTTCTGTAGCGTGCGTCCCAAACTCCAGAATACTAGAGGACTGAATGTTATTCGCTACATTAAACACGACATCTTCATCGTCCTTGTCAGTAATAACGGCGTGATATACATTAGGTATCCCTCTAGCGATTGATTGTTCCACTTTAAAGGATAGAGCATCAACCCATACAATATCCTCGGTTTTAATCCCGAAATTATTGTAAATAGGTAATTCCTCGCAATCGTGAGCGCCTACATGAAAACATCCTTTAATATTCAGTTTCTTGGATGTTAGAATGTTCTGTATCTCTTCTAAGTTGATAATCATAATGTTATATATATATGTTAAGTGCCTTTATTTTATATGCTTTATGTGGCTATATGTGTCTATATGTATATTATATGATACCTGATATAATACCTGATATGTGTCTATATGATAACAAGAGTATCCTAGATATCCCACATAATATCTAAATTTTTATATCGGCGTAATATAGAATATATAATTGAATATAATTAAGCATTATGAGTAAGAAATCTAACGAGGCTATATGTATTCGTAATGCGGGCACTTGGGCTAATGTTAAACCAGAGCACAAGTTTGATTCAGGAAAGTTCAATAAAGAGATGGTATTAAATGACCTGCCTATGTTATCGCCGAAGATATATGATATGATTAAGAGGATAAACGAGCTAGACGAGCAGGATATGGCTGTCGACAACAAATATTACAAGCACATCATATACAGCGATATCGCCGGCGTTCACGGGGCTAAGATGGTTGCGTCTTCTTTAATCGCCAATAACTTCTCGCTAGTATATTCTAATAAGTTTGCTTTAAAACCCGACATTCAGGACAAGAACAAAACATTCGGGCTTCTAACAACATCAACGGTCTATCAAAAGCCGCTAACAGTCGGTTTAAAAAAGAAGATGATGACCCTGATGAACGAGCGACCCAATAATATATATGGTGAAAATATGCGTATTATCATATTAGATTCAGGATACAAGGAGGGACTTGATGTTTTTGATGTGAAATACATGCATATCTTAGAGCCGCTAGAGACCAAAGCAGAATACACGCAGGTTATAGGCAGAGGCACTCGGTATTGTGGGCAATCAGGACTGCCTTTCACACCCAACCAAGGCTGGGCTCTTAATATTTTTAGATATAATCTTAGATATGATAATGACAACACAGTCCACGACCTGTATATCAAGCATAGCAACAAGAACATAAGCGCCTTCAATTTTATAGCTGATATCGAGGCTATTATTATTGCGTCTGCCGTGGATACCCCGCTAACTGAAAACCTCCATTTGCTGAGCGACAAGAACAATCGCTTCTATGACTATATGATAGCAAAGAATAATATCAAGGTTGAGAAGCCGAAACGCAGAGATTTAATAGAGGTCGTCAATAACATACGAGGCAAAATATATACCAACGAGGCTATTATAGATTGTAAGAAGAAATGTAAGGGCGTTCTAGAAGACTTCCCTGCTGCTAGTGCGCTACTCATAATCGCCGCCGTATTTGTCATAGATAAGATTGGCGAAGGCGACGATATCAAGAATACCCAGAAGGGCAAAAAGTTATATAAGGGCAACCTTAATAACAAGGTGCAAAACTACATCAGGGATGGGGATTTGTTAAAGTATTTGAATGAGAAATATCCTAAGCCTCATCTATGTAATGTTATAGATAGGAGCCAGAACTTCTGCGATGCTATAAATAAACTGTGGATGAACCCTATAAACTTTTTAAAAATATTTGGAGACAAGATTATAGAACATCTAGATTATTATAAGAAGATTAAAGCGATTAACGACAAGAACTATACGGATGCTTTGAAGTTTATCTTTGAATACAAGAGCAAACTGATATTGAAGAAACCGAAGTTTGAGCCTGTTCCTCCTAAGGTCAAGATGACAAACTTTGAACTATATAAGTATGTTGAGAAGCACTACGCACCTTATAAGTGGGAGCATATAAATATTGTTAATAAATGTGTTATGGAGGTTATTGAGGATGCGAATGCGAATGCGAATGCGAATGCGAATGCGAATGCGAATGCGAATGCGAATGCGAATGCGAATGCGAATGCGAATGATGCTGACGCTAAGGCTGTAGCAGCCCCAAAAAATAACATAGTAACCTTCTCGCATACCCAGAACTTCGTCCAAAAGTTCTTGACGCCGCAATCACCCTATAAAGGGATGCTATTATTCCACAGCGTCGGCTCAGGCAAAACTTGCACGGCTATTGCTACAGCTACCAATTCATTTGATAGAGAAGGCTATAAGATATTGTGGGTCACTAGACATACCCTAAAAGAAGATATATGGAAGAATATGTTTGACAACATTTGTAATGTTATAATACAAGACCGTCTCAATAACGGCGAAATATTACCATCCACCAAGGCAAAACGGATGGAGTTCTTAGGGAAGAATTGGCTACCGCCGATATCATATAAGCAATTTACGAACCTAATAAAGGGTAAGAACAAATACTATAAACTTATGGTAGCCTTAAACGGTAAGGAGGACCCGTTCAGGAAGACGCTTATAATCATAGACGAAGTCCATAAGATATATGGGTCGTCGCTCTCAGCGCTAGAAAAGCCTAACCCTGAGGTGCTCCAGAGTATGGTACAGAACTCTTATAAGGTGTCTGGTGAAAACTCGCTAAAACTGCTGCTTATGACGGCTACGCCGATTACTGACGACCATATGAGTTCTATTAAGATAATCAATTTGTTATTAGAAAATTATGAGAGGTTTCCAGAGGAGTTTGACAGATTTAAGACGATGTTCTGTAATGAAAATGGGCTATTCACGGAGAAAGGCGGGCAAGAGTTTATGAATAGGATAACGGGTTTAGTAAGTTATATAGATAGGGCAAATGACCGCAGCCAGTTTGCCTATCCTGTAATTAGGGATGTGTTGGTTGATATCAAGAGAAAACAGGATAATAATATGGGGATTGAAGAGATTAATAAGAAGATACAGGAATACGAAGACCGCATAAATAATAAGGAGGTTAAATTGAGTAAGGACGAAATTAAGGAGATAAAGAAGGAACTTAATGGGATGAAAAAGGAGAAGAAGAACGCAGACAAGGTGAAAGGCGAGCCTCGTGATGTTATTGATTTTATAAACAACTGCTTTATAAAGAAGCCGGCAGGCAAGGTTAAAAAAGATGTTAATGATGATGAAGATGATAATGCGGCTAAGGCGCCTAAAGCGCCCAAGGAATGTCCCGAAGGCAAAGTATTAAATCCTAATACAGGTCGTTGTATAAAGGATAAGACAGGAACGGCAGGAGCAGCCAAGGCACCAAAGTCCGCTAAAGCACCTAAAGCGCCCAAGGAATGCCCCGAAGGCAAAGTGTTAAACCCTAATACTGGGCGTTGTATAAAACAAAAGGAGCGAGATGCTAAATTCAGTTTCTAGACGCGCCTCTAACAGCCTGTAGGTGCGTAAGAATGAATATAAGAATAATAGGAAAATATATATAGATATGTATATATTATTATATTCAATAGTTATTTCGGCGTTTGTCTTAGGTGCCTATCAATATATAGACAGCATTAACAGAGATACTAATGCGGAGCCCTATGACATTACCAAGGAATTATTCACTATCAATAATGTTGCTATATATATGGCTATAGTATCATCGGTGTTCTTCGTATTACATATGGCGTTTAACGATGACGCTGATATATTTGCTACACTAGGTATATTTGAGAATGACAAAGACAATACTGGATATGAAATTAAAAAAACAAGTGTAAATCCTAATGTTCTAAGAAACGCTACCGACCCTATGAAAATGGGCTTTGAGCCCTACAATAGCGGAGGCTCTAAAAGCGATACAGGGACTGATGCCTCTTCTGTATCATCGTCTGATTGCTCGGTGGATAGCGACGATTAGGCTGCGCTGCTAGACGGACTTAGGGTTAATATTTAGAACCCTTAGTATCCGCTTGTATAATATGGGTGAGAAGTTGGCTACCGACCCGTTCTCATAATCTTTTATAATTTTTTCTTGAATTCCTAATTTGAGTGCTAAATCAATTTGCTTTAGCCCTAAGGCATTTCTTGCTGTTGATATTGCTAGCGATTGTTCGTGAGTTATCTTGTTTAACTTAGGGATATCCTCGTTGTTTAATCGCTGAAACTCCTTATTACCCGCAGGCTTTGCTATAGTATGATGAGCCGCCTTTGCTGCCTTTGCTGCCTTTGCTGCGCTGTTGCTTCTAATCACTACAGGCTCCCAATCTTGATAGTGGGCGCTCATTTTATTATTATAATATAAAGCTTTTTATTTTTTATATATACTATATAGATACAAATAGATATATGCCTGTTGCTAAGAAAGAAAGAAAATGCCCTGAAGGCAAGGAGTTAAAACCTTCAACTGGTAGGTGCGTTAAAAAATGTAAGCCGAACCGTGTAAGAGAGCCTGCTACTTTTAAGTGTATTAAGAACCCTAAAAATCATGTGTTAAATCCTATAACAGGTCGTCAAGTTAAAAGAGGATATTATCACGGGATAGAGAAGGCGCAGGCTCGCATATTACAAGCAATTGTTAGGCGTAAAATAACAAAAGGCAAGCCGTCCTCAAATACACCAGAGCAATATAAGAGGATGTCTCCAGCGGCTAGGAGTTCTATGTCGTCTTCGCAGTCTTCGTCGTCCGCTTCGTCCGCTTCGGCTTCTCCTAAATCTAATTCATCATCTCTTCTAGGTTCTCCTTCTCGTTCTACTCGTATGTCGCTATCCACTTCACATTCTTCGCAAGGCTCGCTAGTATTAACCCCTCATATGCCTTTTATACCTCCTAAACCCAAGAAATCCGCTTCGTCCGCTTCGTCCGCTTCGTCCGCTTCGTCCGCTTCGGCTGCTTCGTCCGCTTCGGCTCGCTCCTCTTCACGGTCTCCAGAAGCCGCCGCAGCCGTATATAGCGTATCATCACCAAAACATACATTTAAGTTTATGGACGGCAAACGCAAAGGGGATATTGTAAAAATTAAAAGACAGCGTCCTTAAGTAGCAAGCGTCCTTAAGTAGCAAGCGTCCTTAAGTAGCAAGCGTCCTTAAGTAGCAGAAGCGGCACTAGCTGTTATCCTATTGGTATTCTTGCTAAAGTCGCCATCAGCCATCGTGCGTATAAATAGGAGCCTATTAACCGGACATACCGAAGGCTTCTTTTGTAATGTGAAGCCGTTGTCGGTCGCTATTCTAGCCATAATGTTTCCTTCGTAGGTCATTAGTGATATGTATTTTTTATTTGTAGGACATAGTAATAAAGCATAGTCTATCAATATTTTTCCTAACTTTTTCCCACGCATATTGGTATCTATAAACACCTCTTGTATATAGAAGGTATCCACCATATTGTCTGCGCCGTCTGCGCCGTCTATATTGAATGCCCTAGACTTCTTTATTACTAAGAAACCCATCATTAAATCCCCAACATATAACCCGTATATCTGGTGCTTTAAGATATAATCTTGAACTTCCGCTATAATACTCTTCTTATCGTATTCGTCCTTTGTATGCTTCTTATAATTATAATATTGTAAATACGCCATCATCTTATCCTTATTTTTATTTAATACCATTCTAACAACCACAGTTTTACCATCCTTATCCTTGTATTCCTTTATGCTCTTGTTATATTTTCTCATAATATCATTATATTCGGTCTTGCGTTCCTCTAGTATCCTGCTTGACCTGTTAATAGTTATAAGCCTGTTTAACAGATGCCCTGATTTATTCCCTATAAATGTTTTAACCCTGTCATAATAGAGGTCTCTTTTAACCTGTATAGAGCCATTACTGGGTTTTATATCCATATTTAATAATAGGTGATTTGGTATAGCAGAAACATACTTGAGTTTATTCTTCCACTTCTCTATATTGCTATCATCAACCTCCATCTTTGTTAGAGGGTCGTTGTATGAATTAGACATAGTGTTCTTCTAATTATAATGTATAAATAAATATAATCTGTGTATCTTATCAGTTTTTAGTAAGTTGAGATAAAAATAATAGAATACCATTTGTGGTATTACTTAGGTATGCTAGCGAGACTTAGATAAGTAAGGATACTTATAAAGTTTTAGAAAAATATAAAGTTAAGTAATAATTATAGGCATCTTCTATAACCATTATAGGTAATCTTCTATAACATAACCTAGTATCCTCCCGCATAACACATCAAGAAGACTTCTATAACCAAACTTGATATTCTCTATGTTCTATCCCTCGCAAATCCTAGGGCGCTAGACGCGCTGCTTCGCTACCGACCACTAAGATAATATAGAGGTTGTCTCTTACCATTACTGATGTCATAAAGAATAAAAAGAATAATACTAAGTATTTTTAGCAAATGCGAGAGAGACTTAGATAAGTTAGAAACTTTTAGAGATTTTTAGAAAAATATAAAGTTGTAAAAGTTTTTAGAAATAGTAAAAAGTTTATAAGTTTATAAAAGATAATAATAAATAAAGTTAAGTAATAATTATAGGTATCTTCTATAACCATTATAGGTATCTTCTATAACACAACCTAGCATCCTCTTGTATAAAATGCGGGATATCGCATACTATATAAGGAAATATGCGAAGCATAAATACTCTTAATATATGATGCGATACCCCGCATAACACATCAAGAAGACTTCTATAACCATACTTGATGTTCTCTATGTTCTATCCCTCGCAAATCCTAGGGCGCTAGACGCGCTGCTTCGCTGCCGACCACTAAGATAATATAGAGGTTGTCTCTTACCATTACTGATGTCATAAAGAATAAAAAGAATAATACTAAGTATTTTAGCGATTGCGAGAGAGACTTAGATAAGTTAGAAACTTTTAGAGTTTTTTAGAAAAATATAAAGTTGTTAAAGTTTTTAGAAATAGTTATAAGTTTCTAAGTTTATAAAAGATAAGTAATAAATAAAGTTAAGTAATAATTATAGGAGACACCTCTTAACATCGTTCTATTGTCATTCCTGATGTTCTCTATGCTGTATCATTAGCATTACTAGGCGATTTAAGGAGGATATATAGCATAGTTTAGCGTGATTTGCTAATCATTAGAACATCCTATTACCATTACTGGTATCATAAAGATAAAAGGTGTATTACTTTTAGAGTTTTTAGAAAATAAATAATAATTTATAAATAATATCATACATTCCTATTTCCTATCGCCGCTACCGCCGCTCACGCTGTTATCACCGGTATCTCTAATAACATCATAATAGAACCTCTTATTTAGGGAGTAATAGCAGGACGGTTTAAACTTTCTACCAAATAAACAAGGGCTCTTCAATAGATGCTCTAGTTCCTCCTCGCTAATACTCTTATAATTCTTTAATTCTCTGTCAGCCACATACTTATAATTCATATCTTCCCAGTTCGCAAAAGTCGTCGCCATCTCTGGTGGTGAGTTATAAGATGTCGCTATAATCTCTTTGTCTAGCGAATTATTATAAAAATACGAAAGATAAGATATATAGCATAATTCATCAGGAGCATAAGTATCCTTAAACCATACTAAGTAATTACTAGCAGAAGTAGCGGAGGTAGCGGCATTAACTAACAACTCAGCGTGTCTCCTATTAAGGATAGACCATTGTGCAGATTTCTTTATATGCTCTTTTGGTATATATTTAAGGGCTACGGCACAATCAGGGAAACAATCCTCGCTACCTGCTATATGAAAATACGAATATCTAGGGTCTAGGTAATTATAAATATACTTAAAGGATTTTAGAGGAATACAAGAGCCCGACAAAAATATAAAGTGCTTATTGTCTTTATCCTTTAAGGCTTCGCGCAAAAGGACATTTTGTGCTTTCACTATAGATATGTCAGCATATCTAGTATCTATAGTCTTACTCTTATTTATCTTATAGTCATTAAAGAACTCTAAGTTATCGTCAGTTTTATAATGAATATAAATGTTATACTTGGTCTTCGCTATTCCATTAAAGAAGTTGAACCAGAGATGTTCGTGATTGATAGCGTCGTATATCAAAAAAAGGAATGCTATCTTATTCATAGGTATATGAAGGTATCTGGATATCTAAATATATTGATTTCTCATATATTTATATAATAAAAATTAGGTGTTCACGATGGGACTTGAACCCATAATCTTCGCTTCATAAGAGCGACGCCCTAACCGATTAGGCCACGCGAACAATTGTAATGGTGTAGCGGAAAGGTTGTTCCCAATCCCGCTACATACTATATAATATAGGTTATCCTTATATGGTTTTATTAGCAACTATTATAATCTCTGCTGAAGCCTTTGTAGAGTTCATACCATAACTCCATTTAACATCAATTATCTTAAAGTCTTTATAGAGGTCTCTAATATACTCGCAATTATTGTATGTTAGCACCCAGTTCTTACAGTCCGTGCGGGTCTTTAGCAAATCAAATAATGCTAGATGATTGAACCCGCTATGTAAATCCCCATTATTACCATAAAGTTTATTAGATTTATTCTCTAAATAATACGGCGGGTCTAAGAATAGTAAGGATGTGCTAGCGCTAGCGGTATTCACTATAAAATCATAAAAGTCCTCATTATAAATCTCTATATTAGTAAAATCAAGTGCCTCTATTCTATCTATTGATGATTGTGTAAAGCGTTTATTACTGGCTTCTAGCGAAAATCCTCCAGACAAAGTGGAGCCGCTAAAAGAACACCTGTTGATTATAAAGTATTGTATCGCCTGTTGTAAAATGTTAGCGTCTAGACCCATAATTGTTTTGCGATAGTCCGCAAATTGTTCTTTAGAAACTGCTTCAATCTCTCGCAGTCCCTCGCATAATGCCCTTTTATCTGTCTTCACCTGTTTCCAAAAATTATATAATGGCGTGAATTTGTCATTCGCTTTTATCGCTAGCCCATACTTGTTCTGCATATAAAACTCAAAAGAGCCGCCGCCGAAGAATGGAGAAATAATTGTGTTATACGAGGCTATGTCAAAATGGTCTTTAATTACGCTTTCTATAACCTTACAAGCCCTCGTTTTTCCTCCAGGATACCTAAGCGGTGATATGTTCGTGGTAGCGGTAGCAGGTGTACCAGCGGTAGCAGGCATAGCCGCAGGCGTCGTCATAGTGTCTTTATTGCTATATCCTTATTTTTATATCATTTTTTAGATATCTTTAGATATTTTTAGGTATCCCTCAAAATGCCTTTTGGGTATCGCTTATTCTTATATAGTTTTCTAGGTATTAGGCTTTACTATTCATTAACTCATTACTTCGTAATTCATTAACTCATACTTTACATCCTTTCTTAATCGGGTTAATCCTTATGGCGAATTCGTTGGTAGTCATCGGCTCCAATAAATCGCTGTCTAGCCTGTTAGAGAATGCGTTGGATTTCTCGGGCATCTTGGTAATACTACAGTTGTCAAATACCGGCGACGACTGATAAATCATCCCGACATTTCCGGTGCCTCGTGCTGCTATGCTGTTCTCAAACGGCTTCTTAGTAGTCATCTCTATATCGGCAGGGTCAGCGTTAATATTGACATTTCCGGGATTGGGCGTATATCCCGCGCTCATCATTATACCCTCTCGTGTCCCATCAATCTCAGCGTTTTCGTCAGCAGTCCTGTCAGTTTGCCTGAAGTCCGCGCCAGCACCTGCTCCGGCTATACCATACTCGTTAGTGTCTGATATAAATTGCTTGTGGGTATTCTTCAGTTCCACATTAGCACTCATATAACCACCGAATAATCCCTCCAGTATCCCTCCTAAGAACCCGTTTGCTGACTTGCCGACTATCATCGTCTCTTTCATCGTGGTTTTAGCGACTAAATCAGGATTATAAAGAGTAACCTTGTAAGTCGTGCCTCCTATATTACGGACGCTATCTATCTTCGGTAATGTTTGCCTGAGCGTCTTCTTCGCATCGTTCTCGTCAAACATTATATAACCGACACCCTTCTCACCCTTGATATTTGCTACATTCGTATCGTGTATCATCGTTTCTTTAACGGTTGTCTTAGCGCTGTCTGTTAATGCCGTGTATGTCTCCTTGTTCCCTGTAAGATTGATGGTGTCGCTGTCGTGTATCGTGGTCTCCTTCACGGTGGTCTTGGCGTTGTCGGTTATGGTTGAATAGGTCTCTTTGTTCCCTGTAAGATTAACTGTCTCGCTGTCATATAGGATGGTTTCTTTCACGGTGGTTTTGGCGTCGTCGGTTAAAGCCGTGTAGGTCTCCTTAAAACCCGTAAGATTGATGGTCTCGCTGTCGTGTATTGTGGTTTCTTTCACCGTGGTTTTCATAATATGATTGTCAGGGTCATAGGTGGTAGCCTTGCTCGGTATCTGGATGCTAGGGTTGCCTACAGCACGCTCTGCCTCAACCGTATATTCTTTCATAGTATATTTTAGAGCGTCCATTATAGGTGCTACAATTGCCTTAACTAGCGAGGATACATTAGATACGACTGTGCGAGTTTCTGTAGTCATCCGCTCGTTGTCATATAGCATAATGGCGTTTTTACCGTAATCATTCTCTATTCCTTGTCCTGGGGAGTTTTCGCCGTATTTAGCGGCTCCCTTGTATTCTATGTGAAATTCGGGGCGCGCGGTAGGTCTAACATTTTCTGCCGGTCTCTCCGCATCTTTCATAATTGCGCCGGTAGTTTTAAGCCACATATCCGGCGTAACCTCGTAGTTTGTGTCTGGGCGGTTCTTGTCAAACGCTGTTATCACTCCTCGCTGCTCTATGCCTTTTGGGGGCGCTTGCATCGGTATTTCAAAATAGGTCTCCTTCTGGTTAATCTTGCTTCGCAGGTCATCTAGCGTGCGGGGCTTCGCGTAATCTGCGGTATCCATTTGGTGAAATCCTCCGCTAGGTGCTGCGTCATACCCTTTATTGATACCAGGACCAACTCGTATTTTCTCTATAGGAAAAAAGTTATTCACTCGCGATGAATTGTTTATTCTGGACTTTAAAAAGTCGTCGTTGTTTTTCATACTACATACATTTCCTCCGGCATTCATCTCCGGCTTGAATAAACACGGCACCTCTTGCTTTTTTTGCCAGAACTGGTTGTTGCCTGTCTTGGTATCAAACACCGACGACATATTCTCTATGTTGGTATTCTGCGTAACATTCTTGCGTAAGAAAGGGGTCATATTGTTATGCGAGAAATCCCCTTTGTTTATCCTTTCACCGGTTAAAGAAGATACAAAGTTCTCGCCGTTGCCGCCTCCGTTGCCGCCTCCGTTGCCTGTCATTCCACTATCCTCCGCATCAATCCTAGCAAACATATCGGCATACGAGGGTTTAGCGACAATCCCTGTCTCAAATGGTGATTTAGCCTTCTCGTATAACTTGTTGCTCCTTGCCTGTTCGTCTGCCTTCACTTTGTCCCAGTATGAAGAACTGTATATGTTATTCATAGACGGTATGTCATTATTGACAGACTGGGTGTTATTATTAACATTCCGGATGTTATTATTAGTATTGTTAGAGTATAAATCCATTATTAACCTTTAATGAATGATGGGAAAAAAATAGTATAATTATAATCCTATTTATATAAAAAATAAAACGCAAGGCATACGCCTTCGGCTAGCGAGCATACGCCAAAGGCTGCTGTATTATCCTAATTCTTACATTTAACGCTGGGATACATAGTGCCGTAAGGGTATCCTGGAGCGTATGCCTGCTTATCCTTAGACATATTTTTCCACTCGTCTAAGTCGGCTATTAATTTAGCGCCATTCGCCTTCGGCAAAAACCCCGATTGGTCTTCAGGTAATTCAATACAGGGCACATGGTTATCCTTAGCAACCATCCTATAATTAACAGGTATCCTGTCAAACGCCTCTATAGCCCGTGCCTGCGGGTCAAAGCATAGCCACTCCCAGCGGTTAATACCTGTCTCCTTTAGGGTGCACGGTGGGTTAGAGAGCCGCGTATCTTCGCGAGGGGCTATACAGGAGCGGGGCTTAACGGCTCCTTTAATATTACATCCTGTAGGCTCGTAGCGTCCTGGTAGATATTCGTCGGCATTACACTTGGTATTCTTGTAGTTTAAACCGAGCAACTCACTCGAGTCATCTACAGCCTTTTTCATACTACAGGTATTTTGTCCGTAGTTTTGGTATCTTAAAGAGGGGTCGTCAGGGACATCTTGGAAACACTCCACGCAATCGTTATAAGGGGTCTCTAGGTGATACAGTCCGGGTCCTACAGCCCTCTTTAACTGCTCCTTATAACTGCAACTGTCGTAATTCAACCTCGTATCTATATATTGGTTCATATCTAATAAAATAATATATTATTTTATACATAAATAAATAGATATGCTTATATTACCTTTATTCGCAACTTATTTAGAGATAATAAATGGGGCAAACCGAAAGACAGCGACAGCGGCGGGAGCGACTGAGGGGTTCCATAATGACTATAATAATGTCTATGATAAGAACGGCGAGATAATAGAGAATGACGGGTTAAAATACGATATAATCAGCGCCATATACCTGCTTATGCGAGGATACAACGCCAACTACTACTATCGCTGGGGCATAATAGACCACATCTGTATTGTGCTATTATATATTTTAACATTACTAATATCGGTCTTTGCGGCATACCTGTCTTTCAGTTGCACTTGGAAAGGAATGATAGACAATATTATGGTTCGGCTTCTCTTTGCGTTTATAGCGTTTATGCTCGGACCATTCTACCTCGTCTGGTATCTCCTCGTAAATTATTTGGGCGGTCTGTGCTAATGCTAGACGACAGACTAGTATTCCTAGCGATATTATAGATATCATAATATAATTATAAAAAGAATTAGGATGGTCGCTGCTTCGCCGCTTCGCTCCGTCCTTACGAACATTTATTGTAGTTTATGTGGGGCGGCAGCGGCACCTCGCGATACATTATGGATTGACAAGCGGGCAAATGTAGCATAGTGGTATCAATAGGAGCCGTCTTGTCATTCTTGATTATCCCATCATTCGTGGGGACATACAGGTTAGCACCGCATTTAGAGATGATGCGGGTCTGTCCTCGCAGTTCGCTGTCTAAATCTACGAGGTTTCCTTGGACGTGAGAAACAGCGGTTCCACCGACAAATCCTAGTTGGTGGCGGCATTTATTTTCGTGTTCGTATCTATATGGAGATAGAACATAACTGAGGGTTGATACATTCTCCTGTAAATCCTGCTTGTAAGAACAGGTATCGTATGTCGTCCTATTAAAACTCATATTATCTTCTATTATATAATATTTTTTTTATTAAAGTATAAATAATTTATTTATACAAGTATAATTTATTTATACAAGTATAATTTATTTATACGGATATATTCTTATTACGCCCTATCCAATTACAATTCTTGTTAAACTCCGCACGATGTATGTAAGACCGAGTATCCTCACCGCCATTCGTCCATACAGGCACGATATTGTTGGGGTCTTGGATGTCTTTCATAAAATCTAAGAGTGGTATAAAGTTATTCATTTCTTTCTCCATTATCTGCTTCTTACACATATAAGGGTTAGTGTTGGTGCCTTCAATCAGGTTTAGTTCCTCACCGATGTTTCCTGCTCCGCATCGCAGGCTAGGACCCGATGTGAAGATGCGGTTGTTTAACTGTATCCTACATTTGTCGTGTGTCAAACCGTCGGGATTATTGCGTAGCATAGAATAGTTGTCTATTAGACAGTCGTCCGCCAAACCATATCCTGGGCGTCCTCGTAAATTAGGGTGTTCCAAATAGCCCTCCGTCATCCTAACATTAGGATTTTCGCAACTGGCGAAGTTATTTGGGAGCAGATTGTAATCGGTTATTTTGGCGTTGTGTAGTTCTTTAGCGGTCTTCCAACAGTCGTCCGAGCAAACGCTTGTCTTCGCATCATACAAATTATTATTCATTATCTATTTGTAAATAATAAATAAAAAAATTAATTATCTATTTATTCTCAATATACCCCTGCTTCTTGTAATTTTCTAATAGGTCGCTCTTAATATCAAACTTGATGGTCTCGTATTCCTGCTGATATTCCTTGTCTAACTTGTGGTTCTTATATTCGTGTATCCGCCAGTCGTCGTTATTACTAGAAACACCTACAGTCTCGTCTATCGTGTCATCAACCTTGTATATCTTGTTGAAGGTCTCGCATACGCCGCTAGTAGCGTTAGTAGCGCTAGTATCCCCAGATACTCCTGTATCCGTTATAGCCTTCAGTTCATCGCAATTCATCACATTCTTAACCTTGTAATGTAGCAGGTTCTCTTCGCCTTTTTCGTTTTTAATATAATCCTTATATTCTAATTCAGTTGTAGAAAATCCTCCAGTAGTCTCTATATTGTAGGTTATAGATGTGGTCTTCTTCATTATGTCGCTGCTGCTACGCTTTGCTTGCTTATATTTATTCACATATTATTTATATAATTTATGTTTATATAATATATATTGTATATTGTAGAATGAATATAATAAATAGCCCTACATCATCACCGTCATCTCTATCAAACATATTACATATATCCAACCAGCCGCCACTAGCACAGCCAAATCCTATATATTCGCCTCCTTCGTCTGTTAGTCGCTCTCTGTCTGCTTCTGCTAGGCTTAATCCTCCTAAAGCAGCAAGAATAATACCAAAGTCTCCAACAGATAATTTATCGCAATATTATGATTTATTACCACAGAAACACCCTAAAGAGTTATTAGTGTTATTAGAGGTATATTATATTACAAAGTTATATGATGCTATTTACAGTTTTGCTTCTAGTATAACCGATATATTACAAAAGGTAAATGCGTGCTACTATATAAAACCCGAACTATTTAAAAAGGAGACAATAGACAAGTTATTATTGTTTCAAAAAAGAATTAAGAGAGAACAATATAAATATACCACATTAAACGGGACAACAATAGATATTAGCGAAAATTATGATTACATAGATTTCATATTATTTAAGAAGACTATGAAAGACCAACAAGACATAAGGTTATACAACTATTTACGAAGTTATTTATACAAGGTTAATGGTTTTACAAGTGGGCAAGTTGAAAATAGAATGACCGTGCTGTTTAATGATATTAGTGTTATGAAGACAGATGCTAGTGTTGAAGAATATATGCAGCGTTATTTTAGTAAAAATAGGGTAGTAGAAGATGTTCTAGCACTGTTTAAAGACATAGATATTACAACCACTAACATTAAATTAGAAAGCCAATATAAAACTATCAAAGATTTAATAGATATTAGTAATGATATCTGGGTAAATGAAAAGGCTAAAGAAAGGTTTATAAAATATATTCTAAAATCACAAGGCAGCGGGAGCAGCGGGAGCGGCGTAGATAGAGTTAGAAGGTTTAATAGTCAAAGTGGAGGTGTTAATTACTCTCCAATCTTAAAAATGTTTCGCAGAGTATTAAGAAAGCGACAACCTAGGGTTATGAACCAACAAATATCAGTATTGAATAAATATAAACACTCCAATAATACGAATTTTCAAAATATATATGCGTTTATTTCTTTACTCGGTGGCTATATATTGGAAGTAGATGTGAAGATGCGTGCGAGGTTTAAGAAGGAATACAACCATTTTTACGATAAACCTAAACCATTATATAATGACAACTTACGACAATTTGTTAAAGGCTCTTCGCCTAAACTTGTATCACCAAAAGTAGTCTGGACTACAGAAGAAATAGCAGTAAGAAGAAAACATAATGAAATATTAAACTCGCAATTAGAATTCATAATTGATAAGAATTTAATAAAGATGAAGAAGAGTATTACAGATATTGAAAATAACTTTGGAATATGAAGTTAAAATAAAAACGATGCGTTCTTACACAAATATCAGGGCTTCTATCTGGTATAGAAAGATAAAATAGGCGTATTACCAGATGCTAAAGCATTACCAGATGCTCTTGTTGTATCCTTTATAGTCTTCAATTTATCACATTCTTAACATAATCCTTATATTCTAATTTGGTCGTAGAAAATCCTCAAGTAGTTTCTATATTGTAGGTTATAGATGTGGTCTTCTTCATTATGTCGCTGCTATAATAATACGCCTAATATTTATATATTTTCTAGACATCTATATAGAATAGAAAAGATATGTTAGGTTCAAGAAAGCCAAAGAGTAAGTCGCCTAGAACTCCTAGAACGCCTAGAACGCCTAGAACGCCAAGAACTCCTAGAACGCCAAGAACTCCTAAGTCGCCCCGTTCTCCCAAGTTGCCCGTATTTATAGATATAGGAAGTGGAAGTTTAGATACATCACCTGTTTCACCTACCCGTAAGGCTTCGCCACAAGCCACTATGTCGCCCGCTAGATGGGCTACGCCTGTAAAACAGGCTTCGCCTAAGGCTTCACCACAAGCCGCTAGGAGAACATCGCCGCCGCTAGCGCTGCTGCCGCCGCCGCCTTCGTATGAAACTACGTTTGGTGATAATGCCCCTTTATATAGTATGCGTTCACCAGCCGCTATGCTAGCCGCTCACGCTAACGCACACGCCGCTACGACAGAAACAGAATATCCCTCTAAGTTTCTAGCGTTATATTATATTGATATGATGCTAGGATTTATTGATGATTTTGCTACTTGTTGTATAGGTATGTTATCGGGTATTGAGAATGTGGAATATATTATGGCTCATCCGCATTTTAAAGAAGGTGTCATAAACAAATTGATAAGATTTGCTGAAAAAATCAAGTCCGTTAGATATAAATATAAACAGGGAGATAAACAGGTTGATATAGAGACAGAGGTTAAACAAATTGAGTTGTTTCTAAGAGAAAAGGGATTACAAAGTTATACAAGTCTAAAAACCTACGGTTATTATGAGGAGTTGAGACATATATGGAATAGCCTAGGGCATCCAAATAGAGGAAAAAAAATAGCAAGTAAGCAATACGCTCATATATCCACAATTCTCAGGAACCCCCAATATAGCGATGAAAAGAAATTAGAAGAGATACAGAAATATACTACAAAGGAAAATAAGCCACTTGTTGTAATGGTTAATGAAACGACAAGGCTTAATAAAATGTCTCTGGTAAGCCTTGATGAGAAATTAAAGTTATTAACAGAACAGATAAAAGAACTTGAAAGTATTATTAACCAGAAGTTCTGGACTACTGATGGTATAAGAAATTATAATGAATACTTAGAAATTGTTAGAAGAAGAGGAACTCAGGGAACTCTAGGCGGCAAGAAGCGAACCAATGCGGCAAAGGCAGCCAAGCAGCGTAGCGTAGTAAAGAGAGGCGGTGTAGGCTCCAGCTTTAGACGGCTCTTTGGTATGAATGATAAAGGATACCAAGTTATCCCTGTGAACGAGGATGTATCGCAAGATTATATGACGGTTTTAAACATATATAAGGACGGACATATTGAGAAGGTGCGACAATTATACAATACAATCGTCTTTATTTATAATTATGCTGAGTATCACCGAAAAATTGCTAGCGAAGATGCCCTAATACAGCATCAGTATTTTAAAAAAGAATATGAATATTTATTGACCCCTGTTATAAGGTTTGATGAGAGAAAATCCCGTAATGGCGAGGAACAAAAGTTCGAAATTCTAACTAATAGCCAGAAACAAAAGTTAGAACTCCTAAGGAAATCACCATCATCAATCTTACAAGCAAAACGACCAGATTTAACAGATACAGCCCACTTTGTGCGACATATTCTCCAGAATTTTAAAATACTCAAAGGAAGAAAAGTGGAATTAGAGAGAAAGATTACTTTGTATTACGCATAATCGCTTAGTCAATACTAGCATCCGTCATAAATTTATCTAGGGCGTTTAACTGTGTCCCGGTATATTCTTGATGACAGTTCTTACGCAAAGGCAATTTATTTTTAACGAAGATGTCGTCTTCGTGCACCCAATCATTCAATTCTCGTCTATCCACAATACACGATTGACCGCCACCACAGGGACACGAGCATTTACCAGAGAGCATTCTTTGTATAACTATGTATTATCTATTATATGGTCTTTCTATCATTTTTTATATTTATTTATATTTATTTATTTATATTTATAATTTAATAAAGATACCTAATGAAGCCAATCCAAAAAGCAAATAGCGAGCCCATAAAGTTCCCTATGCGGTATTTGCCGAAGATGCTAAATGCCAAGGATAACCAGAAACAACTGAAGATGCTTATAAAATCGCAAAAGCAATATGCGAAGGGCATCTATTATAACCGTGAGAAGGTAGCATCTTTTAAACCGAAGAAATCTAATCACATAGAGAACGCGCGCAAAATATACAAAGTTGCTAACATAGCACCCACAAAGGAATTAGCAGTTAAGACAGGATGTTCTCTAGATACTCTCAATAAGATTATTAGGAAGGGTGAAGGAGCATACTATTCGTCAGGCTCCCGTCCAAACCAAACACCGCAATCGTGGGGGCTCGCTAGATTAGCCAGTTCTTTAACATCAGGCAAAGCGGCTGCTGTAGATTACAAGATAATAAGCGAGGGATGCGACCATAAGAAGAAGGCGTTTATATTAGCAAACAAGGCAAAAGAAAAATACAAAAGCGGACACGCATCGTCTAAGAAGGTAGCGACAGGTATCTTTCGGTAGCGACAGGTATTTTTCGTAAAAAATATAAATAAATTAAAACAAATCTGTCTCTAGCAACAGCCTAACACATACCTTTCTCCTCGCCTATTTTTGCGGCACAAACATTCAATAGACATTCTTCAAATAGTCGGTTTCTATCTTCACCAGCATCGCATACAGTATTATATATCTCTATGTTATTTGCGGTATCGTCCATACATACAGTATCCTTTTTAAAACACTTTGTGCATCCTTGTAATAATATAATTTTGTATTTAAGGAGAGGGTATTTAGACCGCAAGACACTATTTAATCTCTTGGCGTCCTCGTAATCGTCAGTAATATTAGCGTATTTGCCGTTCTGTTCCTCGTGATGATAGCACATATGCCCTTTTCTAATAAACAGGATTTGTTCGCTGCCGCTGCTGCTGCCGTCGCAATTATTCTTTTTTAACATATCTAGTAGTCGCTCGCATCTCCTAGAATACTTATCGCTATCCACCGGTATCATCGCTTCGCTCAAGAAATCGTGGTGAAAATATACATCATCTCTGTTTATCCTATTGACACTTAGCGGCTCTGCGAAGTCCGTAAAGTTCTTAAAATCATTATCAATACATTTAGATACGCCATTATACGAAACATTCCAATCAAAAGGCAGCGAAGCTTTTCGCAGATTGTATTTATTCAAAAAATTGGCGACATCACAATCAATCCCGATAGACACAAAAATCATAATGGTATGTATATTTATATATATGTTAAAGATATATTTATATATATGTCAATTTATAAAAAAAAATAATAGTCCGCCGCTTCGCCGCTTTGCTCTGTTATCACCTTAGTTATGCCTTGAACTCCTCAAGTCCGTGTGGATATTCTCGTAGCACTTAAGACCATTTTCTTTACAAGATGGTCCCGTATTATATAACCAGTCTCCCAGTTTCTCTCGTTCATTAGGGATAGTCGTAGAAGGCATCGTATAAAATTGCCTCGGTAATAGGGACTTGTTATATAGGTCGTCGGTCTCACGGAATACATTCTCGTTAAAATACTTATTCATATTATTATTTATCTTAGTGTTTTCTATAGAACACGCTGAAAACATATTATTATTCTCGTCGTATTTGCTATCTAATATATTGGGGTTCATAAAAGGATTAGACTTCGTCGGCTTAATACATCGCTTGTTATTTATAATATCAAGGTCGTTCGCATTAAGATACTTTTCTATCTGCCTATTCTTATCATACTGGTAATTAAAGATTATTATAGATATTATCATAATAATCAATACAAATAAGATATATTTAGAATCATTAAAAACGAGGGTAAAAATAATACCTAGAAATAGCAGCCCTCTTATTATCGCATTCAGTTTATCCTCAAAAGTCATATTAATATCAGGGATTAATATAGGTATTGTTAATATATTTAAATTATCTAACCAAAACATTATTTTTGTTCTTATCTTATCCTAATATTTATATTATTTTTATTCCTTTTGTTCGCTTCATTCTTCGCTGGCTTCACGGCGTTTAGCAAGTTTAGTCTTCAGTTTATTAACAGTCGCCAGTTTCTTTAGCGCAGGTCTATTAACAGTCTGCCTTGAACCGCCGCTACCTCCACAGCCCTTCTGGTTATTCATATTTCCCATCATATTTTTAAACATATCCATACCTTCTTTATTATTCATCATAGAAGACATCATATTCATCATAGAAGCCATATCAGGTTGAGCGCCGCCTCCGCTGCCTCCGCTGCCGCCCTTAGCACCGTTAGAGGCACCTCCCGCACCTCCCGCACCTCCCGCACCGTTAGCACCGCCAAATAAACCACCAGGCATCGCCGACGCAAACTTAATAGCGTCTTGGAGGAGGTTTTCTTGTTTCAATTCGCCTGTGGATATCTTATTCGCCATTTTTCGGCTAACATTAGAGATAAGTTCGCTAAATCCGCTGTCAGGGTCGCCAATAGCCTTGAGGATATCTCCATTCTCACCAATAGACTTCTGGAGTTTCTCAACATCCACATCCTCCATAATTTCCTTAGCCAGTTTTCCTAGCATAGTCCCTTCCATCTGCGACATATCAATACCGGCAGTAGCACCAGCGGCACCAGCACCGCCCGCAGCTCCCGCAGCTCCCGCAGCGTCATTCGTCTTATTTGTTTTCTTAGCCTTCAACTCGTTCAGTCTCTCAATAACCTTCTTGTGCTCCTCTTTGGTGATACTATCAGTCCCTACCTCATTCTTGGTATCCTGTAGAACAGATAGATACAACTTAACATCGTCATCGCTCAATTCATTCATAAACAAATAGAATACCGAGAAAAAGTGATGACAGAGATAGTCGTCTTTTACAAGTTTTCTAATAGATGATACAGAGATGTTCTTGTATATACAAACATCCTTCACATCATCTGCTAGAAACCAGTCATTCGCCGCATCAATATCATCAATATTGATATAAGAAGCCCAGAAATCCTCAGGGATTGTCTTAACATATATAATGTATTCGTCAGACGACTTATCTAGCGTTATATAGTTGTCCTTAATTGCCTTCAGCGTGCTCTTACCGAATGCGTGGTCGTCGCTAACATCGCTCTCACGCATATTCTTAGCGGATGTCTTGATACGCTTTATTAAATCAATATAATATTGATTAAATATAAATTGATTAGACATTTTATTTTTAATACTGTTATAAAAATATATTATGATAATTCCTTATATGTGTTTAGAGTAGACTAAAATTGCGTATCTCTTAACTTCTTTAACTCTTCTAGTGATTGGCTAGTTCTTTCGCTTTTTGTCCCACCGCTACCGTTGCCGCTGCTGCCGCTGCCGCTGTTGCTGTCATCGCTATTAATAGGCGTTGGTATATTCTTGATACCATCAGTAATATTATTGTCATTTGTTATAAAGTCCCAGTTATAATTCTTATCATTCAATTCTTTAGTCTCATCTTCTATTATAGAGAAGTTGTCTGAGAATGAAGCAGTATTTAAAGTGAACGCCATAGGTTCGCTATCGCTGCTAGCACCGCTAGCGCTGCTAGTGCCTCCGCCTGTTCCTGTGCTACCGCTGCCTAGTGTGCCGTTGCCTGTATTTGCTAGAGGTATCATATCATTTTCACCTGATACCACTTTGTCTAGACGGGTGCTCTGTGTGCTACAGAGGATACCTCGTCCAGGCAATAATAGGTAGTCAAATACCGATTTGCCGAATAATAATTCTTTGCTAGGTAGTATCATAAAAGCCGGCACCGAGTGTATCTTACTTTCTATATTAATATTTCTATTGCGTAAGTCGTCTATGGATACCAGTTTGATAACCTTCTCCTTGTCATATCTTTTAATATGCTCTAATAACATCTTGCAGTGATTACAAAAAACACTATAAAATAATATCATTTATACATATATTTATAAAAATAAATTTCTCTTATATAATAATACGAATACAAATTCCTAAGTAATATAATAATAGAAAGTATATGTCGCCGCTTACGCCGCTTACGCTGTCTTCTCAAATACACACCATCTGTTAAAGAAACTGAAGCGTTTTAGGTCTTTGTTCTCATCCTTCTCTAGTTCTACTATAGACTTATATAGGTAATCCTTGGTATCTTTTAATTCATCTAAATTATCCTTAAATCTATTAAAGGTTTCCGAAAATAACTCGCTCTCCTTAATATTCAGCCCATACTCCTTACACTTCTCTACTAAAAACTTGTAAGACACCACATACTCAGGGATTAACTTCCCTATCGTCTCAATAAACACATTAATCTTCTTGTTATATATTGATGATGAGGCATCTTCCTTGTCATAACTTCGTAGTATCGCCCATATAGGCTCGCCCCTGTCATCCTTCCTCTTTGACAAATTTTTAAAGCCTTCAATCTTATCTCCACCATTATTCTCAATATCGCTTTCAATCTTCTCACCATCCATAAAGGTACAGAAGAACACCCCGCCATCGTTTAATAACTGAGATACATTTGTCAAAAACCCGTCAAGCATATCCTCGCTTTTAAAGAAATAGTGGATACTAAACATACACGAGCAGACATCAAAGCCCCGCATTCCTTTACCAATAATACTATTAAACTGCGTATCGTTGTTTTTGTGCCCTTTCCTAAATACCATCTTAAGCACATCATAACTGTCCCTGTCGTTTAGTGCCTGATTGTCATTTATAGAACATTCTCCTGTCATTATGGGCTTGCCGCAATCGCCTACGGCAAATACCATATCTGGAAATCGCAGCCCTCTATTTTCTTTCATTTCTTTCTTATTAAGATACATAAACTTGCTGCGCTCTTTTAACAATCGCGAGTAAGCACCATCCGTTGGGTTATACACATTATTCTTTACTAAATCAACGCCAAGAACAAACCCGTATTCGTTATTAATCCATCGGGGCAAGTCGCCCGCCTGTCCGCACGCCAACTCTACAATAGACCGCTTTTTAGCCGGCTTAGAATAAAGCATATCTTTAACCCCGTGATTGTGAAATACCATCATATAATGAGACAACCGTGCTTCGCTCTTGATTGCTCGCAAATAATAGGTATCGTTAGCGTTCAATTCGGCTACATCCATATTATTTACAATCGGCTCATCCCCCATAATATTACTCTGCGATATCGGGTTATGTATAGTCCGCCATATATTACAAGCGGTGCTAAAGTCATTCATAGTCTTAGACACGGTGCTAATGTCGCCCGCTGCCTTTAACGACATACACTGTCTATAAATGCGCGTCTTATCCTCTCTTACACGCATCGGCTTCCAGCGCATAGCAGGGTTCCGCTCGCTACTATCGTAGTTGAACTCCACAATAATATCGTTCTCCATTTTGTCGCCGTTATCGCAGCGTATCTCTTTATTTGCCCGTATCTTCACTAGCGAACTGTCAACTCCATTCTCATAATAGTATTCGGGTTTAAAGGGGCTAGATATATATTTCTCCCTCTTCTTAATCTCTTCCTTATACTGTTTATACCTGTAGATATAGTTAAAGACTTCTTTCATCGTATAGTTCTCTATTTGTGATACATTATAGCCGACATGCAGTTTAAAGTCGGCGTAATTCACGGTATCAATTGTAATATTACCTGCTTTTTTAACCAGAAAATCTATACTGTTCTGTTCTGGCGGTTTCCATTTTAATACTTTGCTCCAGCCGAGTTTTTCGGTTAGAGGTTCGGGTTTATTAGCGTAGTTAGACAAGACCGCCAATTTAGCGGGCGTGAATATAAGCCCGTCTATCTCGTAAGGATATGTCGTGCTATTTGCTAGTATTCCCTTACAATCTTCTAATATATCTTTAGAATACAGATGCTCCTTAACAATATATTCGATAACGAAATCGCTCTTAGTCTTAAGTAGTTTTTCGGTCTTCTTTAAATAGTTATAGCGACAGTCGCTACCGCTACCGCTAGCACTAGCGCCACCATCTCCCATTAAAGGCAACTGAGTTATCCGCTTTCCGTTGTAATAATACATATCAAAGGACGCATAAAGTCCTACGGATGAATTGTCCTTGCGCTTATTACAGACAATATATTCGCCGTCTATCAGGGAGTTATAGAGTTCAGCCGGACTTTTTAAACCTGTATCTATAACTTGGTGTGAGTTGTTTATTAGATATACGCCGCCTAAACCATTAATATACATTAGCAGCCGCTCACCGTCTGCTTTCTCAGTTACCGTGTATTCCGTTAGAATGCTGGTAATTCCGTAGCCGTGCGCGTAATCGTCTGGGTTAAGCATATTAATCCTCTCTAGCGTAAAAGGCTTCGGGGCTAATAGCGGCGGCTTCTTATCGTCATATTTCCAAGTGTGTATATCGGCTTTAACGAGCGCCCCATAGTCCTTGATGACATCCGCCTGCTGGCTTTTAGAGATTATAAAACTATTTAAGTGTAAGGCTTGCTCCATCTTTATAATTGCCGGTATTATATTATCCTTGTCGGTATTTGTTATATCTATGTAAAATTCGTATTTTTGGGTTTTGTTTATAATCTTTGCTTTAGCGAGCCCTAGATGGTAGTCAGCGTCGTTCGCTTCGTAATAGTCTCTGTCGTGGCTTTTGCTAATATTAACGATATACTTGATATTGGTAGCAGCATCGGTATATGTTATACATTTATTGATTTTATAGTATTTTCGCATATTATCCCAGTTAGATACTGGTGCTGTATCGGTGTCTATTCTTGTTTTCCGGATATTTAAAAAGGTTAGCCTTGAATTAAATAGCATATTAACATTATTTTTAGAGACTACGCTGTGATTATACCAAGATACGAGGCTATCGTCGTATTTGTAATTATTATGATTACTGTAATACAGAATTTTCTTGGCACCCTTGATAGTCAGCAAATAATCGCTAGCATATACATGCAACACTTGAGGTTCTGTGGTCTCCGTGAAGCCGGCACCTTCCATTATATTAACAAAGTTATAGTAGTTGTCCTCGTTCCATAAATCTTCGTTCTCCATCTTAATAATATGCTCCATATCTGTTCCTGCGGCTCCTGTTGCTACTAGCCCGTCTATTATTGTGAAAATAGGGTCATTCTTAGATATTTCCATATTATTATATCTTATATATTATCTAATAAATATAGATATTATAGATTTATATGTCAATTTTTATATAAAATAAAAAATGATATATTCTTATAGATTAAAGACATTTATAGAAAACCAGAATGTCTAAAATGTTTATGCCTATCAAGTTTAACACAACCATCATATTAACCCCTAGCGAATTAAACAAGAACTTTGAGGCTACTATTATCACGAAAATCAAGGCGACGCTAGAGAACAGTTGTAGCAAGCACGGGTATATCAAGCGGGACAGCATTAAGATAATCAAGAGGTCGCCTGGTTATATTAAGGAGGCGCATTTTAACGGCAACATCGCCTATGACTTAAATTGTATTGCCGAAATCTGTAATCCCGCACAGGATAGCATAATTAAATGCGTGGTGAAGGCTAAAAATAATCTCGGGCTGCTAGCAATCGGCAAATATGAAGATATGGCTATATTAGAGGTTATCATCCCTAAGATAACTTCAGGAATATTGTCTGATGTTAATATTGATAATATTAATATAGGCGATGAGGTTAATGTTATAGTGTGCGGTAAGAAATTCACGCTATATGACAAGATGATTTCTATAATTGGTCGCATAATTAAAGACAAGGTTAGCGACGATATCAGCGTCATAGAGGAGATTGAAGACGACAGTCCCTCAATAGACGATGAAGATGCAGCGGATGAGCGGGACTTATACGGTGCGGATGATGTATTGAATGACGATGATGATGAACTATATGATGATGCTGAAGAAGAAGAAGACGAAGTTGAGAATATTAAAAAGATTATTATTGACGAAGATAGGGATAGCAAAATTAAAGGAGGTGAATTTAGTATGTTTGAGAATGATGATGATGCCGAAGCGGAAGAAGACGCTGAAGAAGAAGAGGAGGATGCTGAAGAAGATGATGACGATATGGAGGATGCTGAAGATGACGCTGATGAAGACTTAGACTTTGGCGGGGATGATTATGATTAACCTGCGTTTAGCATATAAAAAATATATAACCTATTGTTATTTATAATAATGAATAAAATAGATTTATGTAAAACAATACAGATGAATGTATCTAAATTAACTGAGAGTGAGAATTTAGAACTATTCAAGATAATACTAGATACTAATGCTAACTATACTAAGAACAATAATGGTGTTTTTTTAAATCTTAATTGGATTGACGAGAAGTTGCTAGTTAAAATAAATAATTACATATTATTTTGTATTAAATCACAAAATGAAATATCTAAATACGAATTAATGAAAACATTATTAAATGATAGCATCGCTGGAGTAACTAGCGTAACTAGCGTAACTAGCGTAGCCGGCAACACGAAGAATGATGAAGATGTATCAACAGGCGGCGCCAGCGATGCTATAACAGGGACTGATGCTAGCAGTATAGCTGCCGTTGATAGTATCGCTGTCGCTAGTGTCGCTAGTGTCGCTAGTGTCGCTAGTGTCGCTAGTGATACTTGTGTTGCTGGCGATATCTGTGGTGCTACTATAATAGATGCTGTCGCAGCGGCTACCGCTGCTAGTGCGGCTACCGATAGTTCAGGACAGGTTATTGCGGCAAATACATTAAACCCTAAGCAGAAGTTCTCGTCCAGTATGAAGTTTTATTTATTAAAAAAGAAGTTTATGAAGCAAAACACCAGCTATAATGCTTGTCTAGAGAATGATTTGTCTTATGAGGATTATTTAATTACATAAAAAAATGACATATCTATATGTATATAGATAATACAAGATGATTGATGTGCTCTATAATAAATTAGGGGTGTGTAATGATGTATCCTTGGCTGAATGGAAAGATATAGATGCTGCTATTTTTAAGAGGCATTCACAGGGCTCACATCAAGATACTCTAGTATCCTTAAATACTTTTATACCAGAAGAAGAGAAGCCAGCTAAGCCAGCTAAGCCAGCTAAGCAAGATAAGCAAGATAAGCCAGTCTTGGCTTCACCAAAAGATACCATATTTGGAACTGCTGCTGCTAATGCCGTTATTGCTGCGGCTACAGCTAAAGTAGCCGCGACGGATAAAAAGAAGTCTAGTAAGGACAATAGCGTTAAACCGCTTAATATCATTATGAGCGAAACAATATCTTTTCATAATTCTACAGAACACATAAAGGATGCTCTAATAACCTTGATATCTAAGGAAGAATTTTCTAAGGTATTTGGATTAACAAAATGCGCCGAGATAATGTCAGGCGTAGTTAATAATAGATGGAACAAATCAACGGCATTATTTATATCATTCTTGCTAGACAAAGAGGTATATTATAATGAAAAAGTTGTAATATATAACAAGGAAAAGAATAGAGGTAGAGTTATCATTTCATAGGAGGCTTATATAAAGGATATAGCACCAGTTTATTTTTATTAAGTAGTAATGTTGCTATGTATTCGCATAATAGATGCTTGGTCTTTCCTTTAATGGCGCCGGTAGCTCCCAGCCTTTCAAGAATATAGTCTTGTTCTTCTCTTTTAAAGGAGTTGCAAAGCATACCTGTTTGGTTGCCTGCTACTGGTTTAAAAATTTTAAATATATACTTGTCTATTAATTCGCCATTCTTTACATTTTTAGCCTTATCCCTTATTATAATGCCCCACGCTGTTTCTTCTTCGCTCATATCGTTAGGGACATACTCTTTTTTAAATAGGCGATTACTAAAATACTCAGTTATATAGGCGGGTCTGGCGTTCTCCTCCGTCTGCTTCTTTGCGTTATACAGTCTTATGTTTTCTCTAACCATCTTAGATTGCCTATCTTCAATCATCTTAAAATACTCTTCCTTGTCATTTCTATTCTTGATAATTTTGTTATTCTTATCTTTGTATTGTATATATGTGTTGTCATCTTCGTTATTCTCGCTAAACATATTAATATAACCAATATACTCGCTGCCGCCGCTGGCGTTATTATCAGTATATGATGGTATATCCTTGCGTTTTATTAATATACCTTGGCGATATAGACAGTCGCATATAAAACGAATGCTAGTGTCAAAGTTATCACCGGTGCCGCCGCTATCCTTATATGTTTTTAAAATATAACCTATTAATATCTTAAATTGCTCGGCTTTTATATTTAAATATAGGGATACCGTGGTTTTATTAGCATCATTTAAATCTACATTTAAAACCTTTAGTATTTCTTGAATAGCCTTATTATCTGCTATAGGAGCGTTAGCTGCGTTAGCTGCGTTAGCGATATTAGCGGTATTAGCAGCATCATCATTCGCATTAGCGTCAGCGGTGTCCCCTATACTTTTTATTAACACATCGTTGTTATATCTAATAATCTTATTCTTACCATCTATATCTATGGTGCTTATCAATATCCCTTCCTTATATCTAGTAATATACTTGCCTTTTATAAATGTATTGGGGTATATTATGTTTTTTATAGCATACATCAATATATCATTATCAATCTGGTATCCCATACTGTTTTTTAAAGTGATAAAATCAATATAGGTATTCTTATTAGCGCCAGCGCCAGCGGCACTAGCATCATTAATTATACTCTTAATGTTGTTTTTTATACTTGTTAAAAGGTGCTTATAGACTTCGCTGCGAAACCCTTGGGCTTTAATTCGGTCGCCGCTGCCGCTTTTGCTTACATTACACTTAGGCTCGTCTATCTCCTTGTCGCCAAAGTTATACTTAACGAGGGCTCCTTGGGATGTCTCTATGTTTATGTCGTCTAATTTAAAGATAGATTTAGGGAAATAGTTGATATTTTTCATTAAATAGCAATCAACCGCATTATCCATTATGAGTTTGTCAATAGCCTTACTTTCAATATATTTTCGAGTGGATATGCGAAAGGCATTTATGTCTATGCTTTCTCTCTTCTGGTCGTCATTAACGCTAGCATGCATAAATACTGAGACATTACGATTTTCAATACTTAGCCGGTTGTGCCTACAGTTGCGGATGCCTCGCCCGATAATTTGGTCTGCTCTGTTAAAGTGATACCACGGCTCCACTAAATGTATTTCACGGGTATTATAAAAACTGAGCCCTTCGCTTGCTACTGGTGTTATGAGGATAACCTTAATTTTTGCCCCGTTATAGTTGGTCTCATCATTAATTATATTTATTAAGTCGTCTATCTTGGTATTACCCATATATTCTCTTCTATCGCTAGTAAGAATACAGTATTTAGGATGAGTAATACCCTCGTATATGGGCTTGTCTTTCACAACATCAACATTTTTCATAATATTCGTGGTGCCTTCACGAGTATATCCTAAGTGCTCTAGGCAAACAGCTATAGGGATTATACCAGATAGCAGAAATCGCGAATATATAACCACTATGCCTCTAGATTTACGAATAAAATTACAGATATTCAAAAATTTACCTGAATATTTACCTAAATGTCCTGTGTCCGGTAGCAGCGCATTCATATACCCGTTGTTATACTTCAATTCTATAGGGTCATTCTTTATTTTACTAAAAAAGTTAGAGAAACCCTTGGCGCCTATATCATCGTCATATACGATATTCATCGGCTGTAATAGTTTCATATTATTAACTGCGCCAGCACCAGCATCTCCGCTTCCATCGTCTTCATCGTCTCCTATATCCATATCCGCATCGCTGCCTTCGCTGCCTTCGCTGCCGCTCCCTGCTTCGGCTTTTTTCATCCCTTGTTTTTCAAGTTTCACTATCATCCTTTTTTGGGCTTCTCCTAGTTTAGATATTACAATCTCATCGTCTATATTTTTTAGCCAACTAAGCAATTCTTTTTTAATTGGCTTGTTATTCATATCTTTACTAGGTGCCTTGTCTAGCACCTTTATACCGCTCTTGCTAGGGTCTAACTTTAGGGCAAATGTGAAGGGGTTCTTGCCCTTTAAGTAAGAAATGTATGTCGCTGACAATCTCTTAATAAGGCTAATAACATTAGGGTCGCTGACATTAAAGCTCTTGTTATCAAATAGTTTCTTATTTTCTTTTAAAATATCTTGACGCTTGTCATTTATAAGTAATAATTTTAAGAGTTCTAGGATATCTCTGGGTTCGTTATACATAGGCGTAGCCGATAATAAAACAAGTCTATTATTAACGCCTTTTTCTAGACAATTAATTAAAGCCGTATAGGTATCTTTCTCTTTTGTATTGGTGCTCCTTATGTTGTGTGCCTCATCTATAATGATAACCTTGTTTTCTACAATTTTATTATTATATTTATCTTTAATATGCTTGGCGAACCCATCATATGTGAAGATTTTATAGCGGGTTTTAAGAAGGGCTTTCAGTTCGCTCTTAAGCGTCTCTCTGTGCTCTTTGTTAGCGGCGGCACCTGCGGCACCTGCGGCACCTGTTGCTGAGAAGGTATTTTTGTAAATATTAAGTAATTTTATGTAATTTTGGTCAGTACATTGCCTAGATAGCATCTCTAATGTATCATAACCGTCTATTTTAAACACTTCGTTTTTAAAACTGATTTCTAAAGAGTGAGGCATAATAACCCAGATAGTCGGCTTGTCGGTTATTTGCGAACTTAAAAGCCCTTCAGTTATCGTAATAGCCGAACAGGTTTTGCCTACGCCAACACCGTGATATAATAGGGCACTCCTGTAAGGTGTCCGGTATGATATATACTGCCCTATAAAATGCTGATATAACATCTTGTCAAATTTACCACATAATTTATTAGATACTTCATTAAAATCCTTCACACTTTTTATTACAGGATAGTCAGGTATCCTATGTATTAAAAACTCCTTATTATTAGAAATCTTAGATACAAAATCAGGGTCATCTAAGTCCGGATAATACAACTCAAAATCTTTATTGGATGATGGAGACGAAGGTTGTGAAGGAGACTTGAGAGGAGACTTAGGAGGAGAAGGAGACTTAGGAGGTTTGGGTGGCTTCACCTTATTAGCATCCTTAGCGTCCTTAGCGTCCTTAGCGTCCTTAAGTGCTTTTTTATTATTCTTTATCAAATTACAGCGGTTAGTCACAGGGTTCAATATGCTGCCTTCAGGACAGACCTTCGGCACCTTCGGCACCTTCGGCACCTTCGCGTCCCTTACTTTCTTAGGAACTGCTGTATTTATATTCATTAATACTTACCTTTCTATTTAGATTACAGAAGATTTTATAGTTATAAGATTATAATGTTAAAAATAAAAGAGATATAAGGCTAGGCGGCGACGCTAGGCAAGTGTGCGACGCTAGGCGAGTGTGCGACGCCGTCGCTAATTATATTATGGGCTTTTTTAAAGATTTCTATGCGCTCTATGTTATGATATTTAATATGTGATAATACCTCAGCATATGTTAGCCACTTGATGTCTCTAACTTCTCTAACTTGTTCTAGACAATTGTTATCTAGGAATATTTTGGACTTCTCTTTAACAATCTTAGCAACATAATAAACATGCTTATAGAGTATGTTGTTGGTGCCGAAGAATATTTCTTGAAATGGGCTTATATCCTTGACTATCTGTATGTCGTCTTTGTATAACTGTGTTTCTTCACAGAACTCCCTAACGGCGCAATCTATATCATTCTCGCGTATTTTCTTGCGCCCTTTAGGAAAGCCCCACTCCTGCTCTAGATAACTACATTTCACCTTGCTAGATTTTATAACATTTACAAAATTATTATTGTTAATCACATATTCAAACTTAGATTTACTCTCAATATATTCTTTCGTATGCTTAAATATGTTCTGCGATGACTGACACCAAGTGTAATTCCAGATGGTATCAAAACTGTCGTGTAATATCATCTCTTTTTCATTCTCAGTCATATAATCTATCAGTTGCTTAATATAGTTAATATCACTCTGTATATATTTACCTCTAACAAACTCCATAAACGCTAGGCTATCTTTACGCTGTATCATAATATACTTTATTTCACCATTCTCTATTTTATAGCAGATAATACCAAAACTCATTATAGGATGTAGGCAATCCTTGTATAAATGCCCGTTAATACCGCAATTTCTACATATTTGCGGTCTAAAATAGCCGCTTCGCTTCACTTCGTCTCGCTGCTTCACTTCGCTATCTTCTTTAGTTTTCATAATTATAAATTAAAACATTATAATATATTATTGATTTCTTCTTAAATACCTAGATATACTATGATATATATCTAGAGGTAATATAGATAATATAGATAATATAGATGACAGCTGCGACAGCTGCGACAGCTACGACAGCTGCGACAGCAAAGACTACTATCCAATACTTTCCTAGTTTGCTTAGTTATACGAACAGAATTAACATATCACGCAATAAGCGGACTATAAATATAGCCGATTTTATCTACGAGTGGAAGAGCGAAGACGACGCTGACGACTATTTCTATTTAAGAAAAGGAGATGGCTATTCTAAGTTAAATTACAATATCATCATCTATTTATTACTCAACCACCAGCATCTATTTTTAAATAACATTACAAAGCCGCAACTGCTAGCGTATATACGAGATAATATCTTTTATCATCCTAATAATAAAATAAACGAATATGAAGACTATATTAAAGCAAACGCCATAGATATCTTCACTTTTGTTTTAGAACAATTTAAGAACATACAGATATTATACAATAGTCTAGCAACAAAACTACCGCCATTCTCTGCGGTTCTTGAAGCCTCGCAATTTGCTAGCAGGAGGCGCAGGGAGAAGTTAGTGTTATATCGTGGTTTCAATTACCCACGCTATAAAAAGATGCTGCGTAATACAGGTGTAGGCGATGTGATAACCACGCAAACCTTTTTATCTACCACGATACAAGAGGTGGTAGCTATTAAGTATGCCTTTAATAACGAAAAGACCGCTGACAAACAGATTGTGTGGAAAATTATAGTGGATGAAGATATGCTTGACATATTTAACTATACATTTTTAGGAGAGCCTTTCAATATCCACGATGGGCTAGAGAAACTCTTTGCGGATAGTAATATTGAGTGCGAGTTTCTGCTAAATATGGGGGCTCTATTGAGATGCGTAGATATAAATGTTATTTATGATTTTCAAGGCTATTATATAAAGGGTTATAACATACCAAAAAAAGAATATACCCAATATACTTTCAAATTTATTGGGTGGAACCTAGACTATACTGAGCGTATAAATAGCAGTATGAGTAAATACATAACCTACTTAGGAGCGAAACGCGAAACGACTTAGGAGCGAAACGACTTAGGACTTAAAGACGCCAGTGGCATCTCTACTGCTTAATATGCGCTGTATTGCTCGTTCTCCTCGTTCATATACGGCTCAACGGTATCGTTTGTTCGCGGGTCGCTATTGTCATTAGAACGCTGGTGCTGCTGAGCCTGACGCATAGGTTGTTTAACAGGGACGAAAGAGGCATCTAGAGGGGCATAGTTGTCGCTAGCGTCAAATCCGGTATATCCACCAGCAGAAGCACCGGCAGAAGCACCGGCAGAAGCACCGGCAGAAGCCACAGGGGCTACCGACATATGCTGAGATTGCTGAGGAACTGGTTGTTGTTGCGTGGGAGGCACGGGTGGCTGATACTGAATGGACTGAGGTGCTGTCATACGCGAATGCGGAGATTGCGGAGGGCTATCACGGGGAGACATAGGCGATTGCGGGTTATTTAAGTCTTGCTCATAGGTATTCATTATATTTTTAGCATAAATGTTGGCGTTTGCGTCATCAATCTTGTTGTTAGCGATATCCTCATTTATTCGCTCATTAGCCATATCGTAGTTATTCATAGATATAAACAGGGATATAATAATCATAATACAATAGAATATTATCATTATTGCTAGCACCCACGCTAGCGCCCAGCACCACCAGCGAGTTGTGTAGTTACCGCCAGTAACGATACAGGTTAGTTCAAACAGCGACATCAATATAGAAGGGATGGTTATTATTAAAATAAATATCACAAAGACTATTCGCTGCTCTATGGGTATTTTGCTGCTGGTGAATAGGATGGCTAGACATATTATTAAAATCGTTATAAAAAGAGCGATACCCGCATACTTTGATTGCTCCGAGCCTAGAAACACATCACTTAAATTAGTTGAAGCAGGCGCCATATTATTATATATATTCTAATATGATAGAAAGAAAAATAAAAAATGATAATCGCTATTATATAAATATATAACCACGATTATAAATAACAACTCTAATATAAAAAATGGGTATCCCTTATTATTTTTACTCGCTAACGCAAAAATACCACAGTATCCTCTCCGATAATAAGCCGAAGGGACTGGATATCTACTGTATTGACTTTAACGGCGTAATCCATAATGTAGCCCAAGATGTCATAAAGAAATACGCTACCGCTGCTAAGGACGGCGCTGTCGGCGCTATAGAAGACGAGATTATTGACGGCGTATGGGAAAGAATTAGGTTTTACTTTGATAACTATAAGGCAGCCAAGTATATCATCTGCGCGGATGGTGTTGCGCCTCTGGCAAAAATGTTTCAGCAGAGAAAGCGCCGATACTTAAACATTTATAAGAATACTTTGGATAATGTTAAGATTGTATGGGATACTAATGCGATTACTCCCGGAACACTATTTATGGATAAATTAAACGCTCATATTTCTAAAAACATCAAGCACGACCGGTATATTAACAAGATTATTTACAGCGGTAGTAATGAGTGTGGCGAAGGCGAGCACAAGATATTTAACATTCTTAAAGAAACCCCAAAGGACGCAAGAATTATTATTCACGGGCTAGACGCAGACCTGATTATATTGTCTCTAATGTCCCGCAAGGATAACATATATTTAATGAGAGAGATGAAAGACCCGCACACTCATAGCACAGTATTCAATTATTTAAATATCAAAGAATTACGCAAAGCGATTTTATGCGAATTAAAAGGTTCGTGGGGTTTAGACAGCAGCGCCTTCGGCTGCGACGAAGTCGACGACACCGATTTAATAGAGACATATTGTACCGCTTGTTCTATCTTAGGGAACGACTTTATCCCGCATTTGCTAACAGTTGAGTTAAAAAACAACGGCATAGAGACCCTTATGTTCGCTACGAAGAATGCTATCAAGAACAACGGACTATTAGTTAAAAATGGAGAGATAAATCACAACTGCCTTATTGACATCTTTAAAAGTCTAGCGAATACCGAAGACGAAGATATACATCGCATTTGTGAAAGATACATTAAGAAGAAGCCTCCGCAAGGCTCACATCATTCGCAAGGCTCACAACATTCGCAAGGCTCACAACATTCGCAAGGCTCACAACAGTCAGCTCCTAGCGATTACTACGGGTTAAAAAACAAAGACCCGTTAATTAGCGTTATATATAGCAGTCCCAATAAATGGCGACAGGAGTATTATAAGGTTATATTTGACAATAATATATCTATTGATTCTACTGTAATGTTTAATGCGTGTAATAATTACATAGCGGGCATCTACTGGGTATATTCGTATTACAAAGGAGCACCGATAGATTGCGAATGGTATTACCCTTATAATTACCCGCCAACAATTAAAGATATCCTAAATCACTCAATCGCCAACGAACCTGCTGGGCTGTTGAATATCAATAATGAGTTTGTCCCTTCATATATCCAACTGCTTATTGTATTGCCTAAGTATAGTTTTAATCTGTTATCTAAGAAACATCAGCGGTATATGCTAGATATCTACGGCGGACTATTCCATATGTATCCGGTTAAATACAATATCCAAACATTCCTTAAAACCCAACTGTGGGAGTGCGCACCTACGCTTCCTCTTATCAATCTAAACTATATAAGGAGAGTATTAGAGATTGAAGATAAAAAATATTAAGAAAATATAAAAATATATACATATATACACTATATAATATACACATACGATATATACATATACCAAATATTACTTAGATACCATTAGAGGCATTCTTTATTTTTTACCTAGCAAGCCAGTTAGCCTAAAGGCTCTCAGTAAAGACTGACGATAACTTCTTATAATAATTGTCTATTTGCTTGTTATTGATGTATTCTACGATAGTGTCCTCGCTAACGCCGTTATTAAAGAGCGTATTTAGGAAGTATGCGTTATACTTGAACACCAAGATAATCTTAACCCTGTGTTCTTTTTCTTTCATATAGTCATAATCGTCTAGACACATATATCTATCTTCGTCGGTGATATTTTCCATATCAACTCCTAAATTCACGAGGATTGAGATGCTATCTTGAAGACTTTTAATGATTTTATCTACACGCAGCCCTTGTTCGACACATATAACCTTCTTGATGGTATCGATGACATACTCGCTCTCCTTTGAGATATTTGCGATTATACCATTAACCTTGGTTCTGTATTCTTCGTCAATTCTTAAATCTTCTTCGTTTCCTAAGTCCGTCTCGCCTGTCTCGCCTGTCTCGCCCGCTTCGTCTTCTTCATCTTCTAAGTATGCTTTGTTCCACTCATAAATTGACTTCTTTGCCTTTCTGTATGATAGGGCTTTAATTTCCTTACAAAACCTCCTTGCTTTTTCGCTGTCGATACTTGTCAATATATTCTTGTTATTATGAGCCATCTTGCTAGCACATAGCAGCATTTTAGCCTTCTTACTATCAATATCCGCAAATGCCGTATCATTCGCAAAGATAATCTCGCTGAGGAGGTCGTGGTTCATCGCTACGGCATCAGCGATAACTGATAATACTTTGGTGGCAGCGGTAGCGGCGTTAGCAGTAGCAGAGACAGTCATTCTTTGTGATTTGTAGTTTGCTTTGCGGATTTGTAGTTTGCGGATTTATGGATTGCTTTGCGGATTGCGGATTGCGTAGTCCCCTTTGTGGCTCTTAGTAAAATTTAAAAATGAGCCAATCAATTTTTATTAAAATTAAAAAAAAATAAAACAAATCTTTTTTTATACCAAGTATAATTTGTTCTAATCCATTATACAAATGCTAAAAAATTGATTGAGGCTGTGTTTAATGTATAGACACAGACAAGCATAGCAGTCCGCAAGTAAAAACCAAGCAGTCCGCAAGCGAACCTACAAGCAAAAACCAAGCAGTCCTCTAGCAGCCCGCTAGCAAAATGACCCCTATTAACTATGACCTTATCAGCGAGATTATCTTCACCCACGATAACCTCTTTAATAACCTAAATAAAGATGAGGCTAAGGTGGTGTCAAGCCTTTGTAAGAACGCAAAGACAAATAAGAATGTAATGTTAAGTTTTGATAGAGTTAAGGCATACGAGTATTTTGACAAGATATTTGATATTATTACGCATCACATAATGTATAAAAAGAAAATAAAATATATGGAAAGAGAGGAGCTTAGCAGGGATTTCTGCGGCAGGGATTTCTGCGGCAGGGATTTAGGCGATGAGTTCAGCATAACATCTCGTCTTGAATATATTATAAGCGACCTGAAGAAAGAGAATGAAAATGTGCTTAATGGCTTTAGAGAACTGATTGTTCTGGAGTTCAGGGAGTTTATCTATAATTATGAGAAAGCTAGGGATAGTTTTGATATTAAATATAATCTAGATTATTGTATCCAGTATAACCTCGTTATAAACAATTTAGGCTTCTACGAGTATTACGAGAAGCACACTTACGACCCTAAACATTTCGTGTTAAAACCTGACAGTCTCTATGACTTTGTTAGCGCGACGACAGAAGCCTAAGCAGCGAAGCGGCAACGGTAATAACCATAATATATATGTGTTTTATATTTTTTATTTATAGTAAGATAAATGATTTCTTATTATATTGTAGAAAAATGAGACGCTGCTAGCAGGGATTGAACCTGCGACATCCAGATTAACAGTCTGGCGCTCTAACCAACTGAGCTATAGCAGCGGAGGAGCAGCAGCGAAGCGACCTCAGGGTATCACTACGAAAATACCTAGTATTCCCGTAGCACCCCTCGGCTTTACTTTTTCACGCTTCCTAATAGTATAGACATACTATGTTCTTATATGGTTTTAGGGCATATAAGGAGAAAAATTGACAATCATCTAAAAGAACAAGAGAGAAAAGATATGCTATTGAGACAACTTCTTCTACAATATCTACAGAATATCAGGAGCCTCCCTGTAATACAATATAATAATGAGAAGATATGCTATAGAGATATAAATGTATTCAACCTATGTTCTAAGAATATGAATGACGCTAATAATAAAAAACGAGAGAACATTATCGGGAGCATTATTGACAATACACGGATACGAATGGACGCAAAAAACCCCTTTAATGATTACTATAGGTTTTCTCGAAGATGGAGCAATATCAAAGATGCCCTATTTAATTATATAGATAAGGAGTTGAATATAAATATCAACAAAGATATTACGCTAACCCACAAGGGAGGCAGAAAATACAATTACGACTTTGAGATTGCTAGCGAAACTGCTATATATTATATAGAGCTTAAATTTAATATAGATAATGTAAGTAAGGCGCCGCAATTTGTATCTCCTTATAATCCTAGTAAGTATATGTCTTCATCATATGAAGAGTATTACTATGACAATTACCTGCCTCGTTTAACATCCCTACGAGATGATTTGATAATACCAGATAAACGCACATATCTACTTGAAGTTAATAGCACAACGCCAAACTGTATGAAAAAATATCAAGAGATATATTATAATGGTTGTAAAGCAAGTAGCCGATATACCAAGGATACCAGAGACATAGAGTTCTATAAACTAGCAAACAAACTATCGCAAGAAAGTATAATTGCTTTTATCTCGGCGACAGCCCTGAATATAGATATGCTGAATGACTATCTGCGTAGTTCACAAAAAGACAAGATTTATATGCTCTATAAAAACGGAAAGTTTTATAAACAGGTTATAGAGCCTCGTAAGTATATGATAGTAAGTTATACAAAATATAAAAATAAGTTTATTGCGAAAACCCAAGATGGTAATGATATCAAAATATTGCTTCGGTGGAAGAACGGTAATGGTATTGCGTTCCCTGCGTTCCAGATATCTTAGTATCTTAGTATCTTAGTATCTTAGTATCTTAGTATCTTAGTATCAAATATATATAGGAAGTATATTCAATAGTTCGGTGGTGTTAATTGCGTTGTTTCCAAAATATAATTTAATAAACTCTAGTGTTCGCTCATCACCAAACGACTTATAGATTTTATTATATTTATCTACCGCAACCGCTGCCGTCGCTGCCGTCGCTGCCGTCTCCGGTGCTTCGCATCTAATACATATTAAATGATTTTCTATTAAATATTCTTTTATTGCTTCTTGTTCGTCGCAATTTATTAGAGCATACTCAAAATTGTAATTACCAACTCCGTAGCCTCTATTAACCACTAATAACGGCTCGTTAAACCCAGACTTATTTATGTAGTTTTTCTTAGCAGTATTCGTATATTCTTTAATGCTTAAAGTGTTGTCCTTGATGTCTTGCGAATATATAAGTCTGGTTTTTTGTGGGTCGTCTGTAAGTGCGGCTTTATGCTGGTTCCAGACAATATTCCCAACAGATACTTTAAATTGTAAGGCTTTTAATGTGGTAGCCCCAACATATAACCCATTTAATCGCTCTATTACTTCGCTAGTAGATAATATAGTATATTCATTTGTCAAATGTCCTAATATATATTTGGCGTTCGTAGCGCCGCCGCCTTTTCGTATTATAAATATTATAGTGGGCTGTTCGGTATCTATATACTTATCATCGCATTCTAATATAGATAATATTAGATAGTTATCATATATGTATTTTCGTGTCTTGTTATAATACAAACAGTTTAGAAAACTTTTAGGCAATATGAAGCATAATATCCCTTCATCTGTTAGCAGCGTCAGGGATTTAATAATAAATAATAAGAATATGTTAGGGCGACCATCAAAGTAATCATAGTATTCACTTTTAACATCTGTTTTTTTCATCACATAATACGGCGGGTTGCCTATAATTAGGTCAAACTTCAGGGCATCGGCAAAGTCAGTCTTTAGAAAGTCGCCTTCTATTATTTTAATCTTCGCATTATTATTGTAAATATTGTAAATGTCCTTGATATTATCGTAGATGTTCTTGTTATATTCAATACCTGTAATGGTAGCATCTGGATAACAAACCTTTATCTTCTCTATAAACTCGCAAGAGCCGCAAGAAGGTTCTAGAATATTATTGAATGGCGCTGCTGCTGCTGATAACAAATTAATACATCTAGTAATGGTTTTAGGAGGTGTAAAATAAATGCCGTTTTCTTGCTTTTCATTCTTGCTGATAATTTTTGTAATCTTGTATGACAATTCGCTAAAACAATCAGCAGCGGCAGCGGCGGCAGCCATCGTAATATATATTATACTATTGTTATATAGTATTTATAAAAAATAATATATCAATTTTTATACGAAGATTACGAGGAGTTATTCGCTCAACTTCTTCTTAAAATTGTCATTAATGTCATTAAAGATATTAACTAGGTAATTCTCAAAGTCATCCTTGAGAGGGATAAACAGGTTGATAGTGGTATTTATATTAATATTTACAAGTTTCGTATTAGGCACATCGGTTATCTCCATATAATTAATGATTTTAATTAGATTGAGACCGTTTATGATGGACTTATAATTAGACTTGAAGTTCCTGATAATAAACTTGCTCTTGAGTTTCTTGTAGCCGTCTTTATCCGTCTTCAGTTTATGTTTAATACAAATCCGCAAGAACTTGTCGTTCTCCTGAGTATATCCCTTAAAATAGTCAGGGATTGATGGTACATATAAATAGACATCCTCTTTCTTCTGCTTGACGCCATTCTTAACAAACCAATCGCTCATCTTCCACTCTTTAATACTATAGACCTCGCTAAACATATTGTCGTCCTCTTTGCCGCTAAAAATCTTCTCCATCATACTAGAGGCATTCTCGTCGTCCTTCTTGTCAATCATAAAGGTATTATTAAGTTTCTTCATATCTTAAATAGTTATATATATGCTAAGATGTGTTTAATATTTATATGGTATTTATATTATCCCAATTATATTTATATTATCCCAAAAATCTAGCATCGCTAGATTATCGTGCTTATGTTTTTTAGGTATATCTCTTTAAGAGATTTATAGTTGCCGATTGATATGATGTTCTCTTCTAGCAGCCATTTTTTAGAAAGTATATTATACTTGTGGTTTTCGTTGAATAGTATATTCACACATAGATATATAAAGCAGACAATTATTAGACTATTCCCTATGTTTTTAGTCGCCATAAGAATAATAGCAAATAATATGATAGATTGTATAACCACATTATTTATTATTTTCTGCTGTGCTGGTGTTAGTTCTATCTTTAGATATCGCCCGCCCACTTGAACTAGGATTAAGAAAATCATAGACAGGGGCTCAATTGTTGCTACCCCGTTTATTCCAGGTATTACTGAAAATGACATAATAATCTATTCTATTTTTTGCTAAGATTTTTATAGAAAGCCATTAGATGACTTGTTATAATACATTAATCTCTCTAAAATAATATCGTTGATATCCTTGTAAGATTTGTCGGCATTCGCTATGCTCGCTCCGCGGTTGCTAGTGCTAGCCCCGCTGCTAGCCCCGCTGCCGTCGCTCATATTCTCTATTCCCATATTGTCTTTTATGAAGTCGCCGTCAGTAAATATGATGATATCTAGGATTAGTGCTATTAATGTTAAGAATAGCAATAAGCCTATTGTGGTGTCCCAGTATAATATATAGTAGTTTAATATAAATAATATCAAGAATATCCACGGATTGTCTATGATATCTAGAATATTGTCAGGATAAATTGCGGCTGGACGCATCCCAAGTATTATTAAATAAGAAGCAAAAAAACCCGTAAGAACGCCTTTAAATATATCTTCTATATTTAAGTTGTTTTCCATATTCTTCTTTACAGTTATATTATATAAATATTTTTTCTTTTAATTTTAATTTTGTATAATAGAAGTATAATAAGAATATGAATTATTCAACATTACAAGAGGCATATAATATAGATACCTTTGAAAAAAAGGCACGACCATCGCATAAATCTAGAAACGCTAGCGTAGCAACAGGAGCCGGCAACGGCAGCAACGGCAGCAACGGCGGCAACGGCGGCAACGCTAGCCAATCGTCTTCGTCTTCCTCTAATAATCCGTCGTCTGTGGAGACTAGCAAATTAGCCCTAAGTTCCTGCTCGCCACTACAAGCACCCACATACAATATCCCTATATCTAACGATTGTAAAAGAGAACACGAAGCAGCTATGAATGTATATACGAGTGCTAATAATAATATGACTAATATGATGAATACTATACCTAGCAGTGCTAGCGCCTCTAGTAGCGCTAGCGGAGCCGGCACCGGTGCGAATATAGATACATTTGGGAACAATTCTGCTAATCCCATTAATTCATTTAGCGCCAATACCAATAATAGCCTACCACTAACGCAGTCGCAGCAACAGACCTCACAGTCCTCTCTGCTACCAGCACAAAACCTGTTTAACGGTAATAATAATGTGATGCCTTATTACGATGAAGACCTAGAGCAATACTTTAATATCAGCAATCTAAATGACGAGGTTCATTATAACGCTAATAATAATACTAAAATTGCCTCGTATCTACCTAACAATAACAAGCAGTCCTATACAAATAATGATACCGCTGAATATACCAACAATAATACCAATATTAAAAATGGAAACAACCTGTTAAATAACAGCAGTTATAATTTAACTACTGAAGAAAAAAAGAGTGCTGAAGAGGCTATAGCATATTTGAAGAGTATTGAAGATAAGATTAATGGTAATGGAGTTGCTAGCGGTTATAATAGAAATACTATAGCAGACCCAGTAATACCAGCAATTAATACAGGACCTACCGGATTTAAAACGCCAACGCCTACGCCAGCAGTAGCCCCAGTAGCACCAGCAGTAGCCCCAGCGCCTACTAAGGCTGCGTCAGCCGATAATTATATATATAATGCTATTTTTAATATATCTATTCTTCTTATAATAGGCATCGCTATCATATTACTATGCGACCAAATCGTGGAGTTGTCAATTAATATAGGTATGAAGCGAACCATCCATATATTAGAGCCGTTCATACGAGCCCACGCAGCGGCACAGGCGGCAGCGGCACAGGCGGCAGCGGCACAGGCGGCAGCGGCAGCAGCAGCGCAAGCCCAATAAATGAACTGAATGAACTAAATAAAATGGATAGGTATATTCTTATCTTATAATATAAATAAATTATTTTTTTAATTTGAATTATTATAATAGAACATATGGATATTATAGTAAAACCGAATGAATGGGTTTTACCAAATCGTATAGGATATAATAAAAATATATATAATACCTTTAATCCTTCTAAGTATGCTAGTGAAGCGGCAGCGGCGCCAGCCGCCTGTAAATGCTCTAATGATACTTGCGAAATAGAAGAGAGTTATATTAAACTCCTGAGGCAGCAGAAAATCGTCAAGGATTACATGCAGTTTGACAGTCCTTACAGAGGAATACTTTTATATCACGAGTTAGGCTCTGGTAAATCCATAGCATCTATAGCTGCTGCTGAGGGATATGTTAATCAAAAAAAAATAGTAATAATGACGCCAGCATCCTTATCACAGAACTACGAAAACGAACTATTAATAGCCTCGAAGGTCGGTCGCAACCTCAAGAAAACTTGGACGCAAATTAAGGTGAATAAGAAGTCCCCTGAGATGATGAAAGACTTAACCGCAAAATATGCGATAGCCGACAAATTTGTCAAAAAGAATGGGCTAGCGTGGGTTCCCTTATATAAGGAGGATATTGAAGGAGCCGAAGTTGTTATTGACAAAATTCGCTATAACTCTAGCGACGCTAAGGATGCTAAGTATCGCGCCGAGATTGACACATATATTAATCATATACTGAGAAATCGCTATACCTTTATCAATTACAACGGGCTTACTGAGAAGATGATTAAAGAACTAGGAGCGAGACCCTTTGACAACGCTTTTATAATCATAGATGAAATACATAACTTTATAAGCCGGATAGTGAATGGCTCTAGGCTTGCTAAAGCCGTGTATATCCATATGATGAATGCGAAAGGCACAAAGATAATACTGCTGTCAGGCACGCCTATAATAAATCAGCCGCACGAAATCGCAACCTTGATAAATCTGGTGCGAGGACCTATTAAAGAATACAATATAGATTTATTAAAGAAATCTAAGGTTCCAGACTTGAATGCGATTATAGAGCACTTGCGAGCAAAGAAGTTGTATAATTATATAGATTATATAGATTATAATGAGACCTGTATGTCTATAACATTAATACCTGAAGGGTTTAAGAGGACAGACGCTGCTGCTGCCGCTGCTACAATAACAAAGGATAAATGGACTTTTAGCCAAGAAGACTTGATAAAAAACATTACTGAGGTTTTAAATAAAACTGACCTAGTTAAATTATCTATAAAAAGCAAGGTTATAGCTAATGAGGCTTTGCCGACTGACAAAGTGGTATTTAATAAGTTGTTTATAGATGACAAGAATATAACTGTGAAGAACGAGGATTTATTTAAAAGACGAATTTTAGGGACAATCAGCTATTACAAAACAACCGGCTCTGAGTTATTTCCGCGAATGCTCCCTACAGTCTCTAGAGAACTCTTTATGACCGACCATCAAATCAAGAAATATCTAGAGGTGCGCTCTGTAGAGATTAAGATGGACGACCGCAAAAAACTCTTTAAAGGCAAGGGAGGTGCTGGTGGCGGTGGCGGCGACGATATTGGCTCAGTATATAGAGCATTTAGTAGGATGGTTTGTAATTTTGCGTTCCCTGATGAGATTAACCGCGTATTCCCTAATGATGTTAGAGTATTGATGAAAAAGGAGCTAAAAGATATGGTGAATGTTGATAGCGATAATGGCGATGATATGGATGTAGCAGAGGCAGATGCGGCGGCTGATGCGGCTATGGACGCTAAGAAACTGAATAAAGAGGTTGTAGCGGCTTACGGGGAGCAACTGGAGGCTGCGATGGATAGACTTGTAGAAGACGATTATTTGGAGATTGATAGGTTGCGTGATGCGTATAGCCCGAAGTTCGCACAAATGTATGAGGATATCAATTCGTCGCCTGGAAGCGTCTTGGTGTATTCGCAGTTTCGTATGATAGAAGGGCTAGGGATATTTAAAGAGGTTCTAAATAGACAAGGGTATGCCGAGATAAATATAGTGAATAACGAGGAGTTTGGGTATATGGTGGATGACATAGATGTATTTGACAAAATATATGATAATAAAAGGTATGTGGTCTTTAACTCTGACAGGGTTAAAACAAATATTCTTATGAATATATTTAATGGTAATAGCAAGGCTTTGCCTAAAGTTATACAGGAGCAGTTAAAGCATCTAAACATAGACAAAGAGCAGATGTATGGGAAGATTGCGAAGGTTATGATGATTACCCAATCGGGGGCTGAAGGCATATCCTTAAAGAATGTTAGGCGTGTATTGATAACTGAGTATTTCTGGAACTCTGTGCGAATAGACCAAGTTATAGGGCGTGCTGTGCGAACTTGTAGCCACAAATCGCTACCTGTAGAAGACCAGACCGTTCAGGTATTCACATATTTAATGAACTTTACTAAAAAGCAATTAACAGAAAACCTAACATTACGAAGCAAAGACAAGGAGGTATCAACCGACAAGCACATCTATAACATCGCCAAAAGCAAAGAGGGTCTCGTCAATTCATTCTTAAAAATGTTAAAAGCCGCATCGCTAGACTGTGTAATACAGGCGGATGTTAATAACCCGCTATCTAACGGATATAAATGCTACAGCTGGCCTATTAATGTTAATGATGACGAGTTGTCATATACTAATAATATAAGTCTTGATAAAAAGATATTACAATTTAAAAATAAGCAGCATATAAGGAAGGATAGAGGTCGTGTCGTATTAAAAAACGGCAAGAAATATGTAATCCTCAAGGATAAATTATACGATTATTACAGCTATGTTAATGCGGGTATCTTGATACCGATTGCGGGTGCTAATGTCTAAGTGCCGCTAGCGGCTGCCTATTCTATATGCGAGATGTCCTTAAGCCCTTTCATCGCCCCCATAAACATATCCAAGAAATGTTTGTTATCTCCTAGATGAACCGTATTGTCAGACAGCTCGTATTTTAATGTGCCATCGGCTCTCGTATAATAATTATATGGGTTAAAGAAGGTGTAGCCGTATTTGACTGATGACAACTCTAGTAATCTATTGGTTTTGCTAGTATATCTTACTCTGTCTGCGTCGCTTCCTAAGAATGGGTATTCGTGTGTTATCTGTCCGTTTAATAATTCGTAATCGCTCTGTTTCGTCGGTGGTATCACAGCAACTATGAATATATTAGCATCAAGCCCCTCAGTATTATTTTTTATAGTATTTATATAATTACTTACAAGCTCGCATATTATAGCGTCCTCGTCTCTACCTAGACCCTTCTGTCTATGAATATGACACCTACAGTCTATCTCTCCATATGTGAAGACTATTGTAGCGGCAGCGGCGGCAGCGGCAATATCTTCTTTATTAAATTTCACAATAAGGTTATCTCTCCCAATACGAAACATAGTTATAGAGTTCTCGTGATATTTAATGTGGGTAATAGGTAGGTTCTTGAAGCAATAGTTTGCATGGCTATCTCCATAAATATATATCATATTTATATAATTATAATATAAAAAATAGGTCATCTCTTACGCTCTTTTACGCTACGATGCTCTCGCTGCTCTCGCTGCCGCTTCAATAATAGACAGGTCGCCGGATGTTATAATGCGCACATCATTATTGCTAGTAATCTTATTATATAAGAAGTTGTTGATACTAAATCTGTGGTGTTGCTGCGCTTGATTTAGGTTGTCTATAATATAAATCTTTTTATTTTTCAAGAATATACAGTTGAGGAATACTGACGACCCATAATCTAATATTAGGATATCGGCGTTATTTATGATGGCGAACTGATATTTAATATTATTCAAGGCGTATGTGTCTAAGACTGTCCCGCCATTCTCTATGACTATCTCTTTTATCTTGTCGGTATTTGCTATTATACGGTCGTTGGGTTCATAATTATCAATCGTATTTCTAGGCAAAAATACCAAATTGATACTTTCTATGCTTGGGACATTTCTCTGTATATATGAGATGTATAAGTTAAGGTATAGATTGTAATATTCGTCGGTTTCTATATGTTGCGAGGTATTCATAGAATATACTTTTGGGAAATAACAATAATTATTGTAGTTGTCTATTTTACCGACCACCTCATTTTTTATACCAAAGAAGCGCAGCATACTTTTAACATATTTCTTGGGATTTTTAGTCATTATCTTAATGTCAGCTTTAGCAGCTTTAGCAGCGTTAGCAGCGGTAGCGGCGTATTTGTTTAATTCTATCAATATAGGAATGAATATAAATGCCTCGTATATCCAATGGGCTAGCGCAAACTCGCCTGCCGAATCAATAATCCAATAATGGGTCTTTTCATTATCTATAGCTGCGCTGCTAGCGCTGCTAGCACAGCCTTCATATCTCTCCGTATATAAATTAGCAACACACGATTGATACCTATAATCTTTTAGGTTCTCCATTAGTATATAAGGATGATGCGAAGCCTCAAGACATCCCATTATAATTATTATTTTTGAATATATAAATATAAATTATTATATTTAATTAGATATAAATTCTTTTTATAAATTTTATGGAACAAAAAATAAGATGTATATATAGAAAAAAAAAATGTTTTCATATATGTAATAAGACGGTTATCAAGAATTCCTTCTATTGTTGTCATCACATTCATTCTAAGAAAAAATACCTATGTAAGATATTCTTTAATGTGTTTGAGGATAGACATGAACTAACCTTAAATGATATCTATAGGTTATACAAATATATAGTAGAAAATACTAGCGAGAATGATGACATATTTATAAATATCCTGTTTATTGATTTACTTAAGATGGTTTCTATAGATAAGTTAAGTTGTATTTATAAAGATTATATTGATAAGTTTGACATTACAGCAAAGCCTGCTTTATATGCTAATATTTATTTGTTGAATAAAAATACATATCTATTTAGTAATAAATGTAATACTAATACGCTAATAGAATTCCAAAACATAGTTAGATATAAGTTATTATCCATAGATAATACAAGTGTCAGCGTTAGCGGCACTAACGGCGCTAGCTATCTAAACGACACAGATGTATTCAGCCTACAAGATGTTAGAGATATACATCCTAGGAAACTATTTACCATAAAGGATATTAAAGGGGCTTACGCATTTGATATAGTAGAATTAGAATATTTTGTAAGAAAATGTGTTAATGATAATGTAGCCCCTTATAACCCTTATACTCGTGAAGAATTCAGCGACAAGATTGTCTGGAGATTAAATAAGCAGATACAATACAATAACATTATAAAAAAAAGCGATGATTGCCTATGGACTACGGATATGAACGCTTATACAGACCTATCTATAGAGATAGAACGCAGAGGATTTTATAATAACCCTGAATGGTTTAAGAAGATGTCCCAAAAAGATTTCTTAAAATGTATTAAATTGTTTAGAGACTTCTCTAACAATATTGAAGAGAGCAAGCGATACTTTGTAAATCTAGGCAGCGGCTTTAGCGTCGCCTCTCCATCTTCTACATTCATATACAGTTTTTGTAAAGAATGTATCAAGATGTTTAATGAATGTAATGACGACCTTTATATATTATGCTGTAATTTTATGAAATCGCTTGCTTTATGCTCTAATGACTTCTATAACAATATCCCTGACTGGTTAGCAACATATGAAACCACTTCATATATATCTGGTATATCCAATTTTAATTCTATCATATCTAGTATCGCAAATACTTACACACCTAGCAATATACCTAATTACGAAGAATATGTATATAATAATCTTACTAGCAATAGCCATAGCGACCTATTAAACAGCCCAAATATAGATATAGGCAATATACCGACATCTACGATAAATCCTAGCAATAATTTCTTATTATATTATTATGTAGAATATATGTAAATGACTAGTTATAATAATAATTTGATAAAGAATACTCCAGATTTTCTTTATATACCTGCTGATAGAAATCAGCTCAGCGAGCAGCCTAAAGGCTTCCTAGATATTTATATTTGTAAGTTTAAAATAGCCGTATATGTAGCCTTATTATTCGCCCTTTTATCCCTTCCTATCGCCTACAAAATACTTGATATGATGGCTAAACTAATATCTAATAATATAGAATTGATTGATTATGAATGCGAAGAAGCCTTACCTTTAGGCAGGCTAATTATGTCTATCATCGTAGGCATTATCGTTTTTATATTATAAATGTAAAAAATATAAAAATAAATAACATATATATTTAACATATACATATATCTCTAACTATTACCTAGTGTTCGTTCGCATTCGCTTACTTCTTTTTAACCACAGCCTTCTTTGCCTTTGCTTCAGGCTTAACAGGTTCTTCAACCTTAACTGGAGGTGGTTCTGGTTCGTCATCCTCCTCGTCTTCGTCATCCTCTGCTTCTTCTTCAACATTACCAAGAACCTTATCATCCACTTCATCGTCTTCATCTTCTTCTTCGTCGTCTTCTTCTTCTTGAGGGATAGGCTTATGAACTGTCTTAGCGGGAGTAGGTGCTACTTTTTCTACAACTGTTTTCTTGTCAGCAGGCTTTTGTGAAATCTTCGCAATAACATCAGTATCGACAGAGATATCATCTTCATCCTCTTCGTCGTTTGCGTTGTCATCATCGCTATCCGCTACAAATGTAATCTTAGATGTGTTAATCTGCTGAAACTTAGCAGATACAATCTTCCAACTACATCCAAACATACCAGCAGAAAACCAAATGCCGCTAAGTTGGATAATGAACTGCGCTCTACCTCCCTTGAGATTTGCTAGAATATCATTAAAGTTGGTCTCGTTATTATCCATATCATAGCAATCAAACTCAAACTTATTCTCTAGCGAATTGTAAGGGATTTTAGCCTTGAAAGTCGGCGGATATTTGTTCGCATATTCACCAGTAAGCTTATCCTTGTCGTGCTTCACAATCGGTGTAAACATATTAGAGACGACTTCCTTGTTTCCACTATAATTATTCTTGAACCATACGAGGCGATTAGCAAAAGCGTCGTCAATAATCTTATTCTCCAACTCTTTCATCTTGTCGTGAAACTGCTTAATCTTCGGGTTCTCATCCATCCCCTTAAATGATACTGTAACATCATACTTACGCTCCTCATCCTTCCTATTCTCGTCTTTTTTGATAAACTGCATGTTGTCATTAACACCATAGGGGATGTTGAGAATAGGCGTCTGGAGATTAACCTTATTACCCTTGTAATTGATATAGACAGACTTAGCACCAGATTTCATCACCTTAAGTTCGCTATACTTAAGGTTTTCAACATCAAAGTTCTTGGCAAGGAGGACATTCATTATTGTATTTATAACTTAGTTATTCTTTATATAATCTAGAGAATACTATCAATTTTTATATTTTTGATGGGGGCTTTTTAATATTTTTTCTACTATTCCGGTTCCTTGCCTTTGTATATTTATATGACTGTAAAATAATATTTAATATAGGTAGTTATGGGCTCGCAGAAAACTTTGACGAATGATAAATACGCTTACAACGGCAAAGAGTTTCAAGTATATAAGACTAAAAAAGGTGTGCGATTAATAAAAATAAATAATAACTTCGTCAATATCAATAATGTAGCCGCTAACGCTATAGCTGCTAAGATAAATGACAAAATTATAAATGATATGACCATAGAGAATATTAGCGAATTATCCAACCTAGATATATGTGATGTCCCAAAAGGCAGCGGCAGCGGTAGCGGCGGCGGCAGCGATAGCGAAGTTAGTATAGATGGTGAAGAATATATTATATTATAAGTCTCGTCTTTCAATAACATTAAATGACAGCAATACTAGAAACGATATAAGGGATTTGGAGAAGTTGCGGACATCTATATTTGTCAGCAAGTAATACTCATCGTATTTTTTAACGGCATTATCAATCCCATACCATACAAGCATATTGTTAATATCATAGGTTGAGATTGAGTTCAAGCGGTCATCTACGAAATTTACTAGGTCTTCTACAACTACTAGGTGTCTGCTATTAATATGACACCCGCAATACCGCATATTCTTATGGATGCTCTCGCATATATCATAGATGCTCTCGTGAATATTGTCGGCAAGCACGCATTCATACATCCTTTATCTCTTATCTTTATATGTAGATAGGAGACGCAATCAATTTTTAGTAAGTGTAAAGGATAAATTGTAAAATATATATGAAAAACGCTAACATAATAATATTGGTGTTCGCATCAAAATTCGCAATATATCCGGCAATTAAAGCTGATGAAATCATCATCGCACTATCGCCGAGAATTGCGTAATACGATATTTCATCAGCGTAATCCTTTAATATGTCTATAATCTTATTAGTGCCTTTAGGAATAGATGTTATTATTATATAGAATAGGATGTCGTGTATAACCTGTATTATAACCAGTAGTAATATAAAGTTTAATATAGAGAACTCGTCAAAAAAGTTATAATATAATGCCCTAGCAATCACAAACCCTAAGAATATTAGGGATACATCTGCTAATACTGCCGATAGCAGATACTTCTTATACCAGACCTTTAAAAAACTGCTTTGTGTAATATTGGTGAATGACAATACTATCGTTATAACTTCTACGATGAGGATTGCTACTATTATAGGCAGATAGTCGTCTGTGTTGTCAAACTGCGATATATCCTTAAACATTACTCTACTATCTTTATTATTTATAAAATATAAAAATATAAGAGGTTCTTAAAGATGCCTAGAATTATTACTTAACCTTATTTATTATTATATTTCATAAACTTTCTAACTATTTCTAAAAACTTTTACAACTTTATATTTTCCTAAAATTCTCTAAAAGTTCCTAACTTATCTAAGTATCTCTAGCATTCGCTAAAATACTTAGTATTATTATTTTTATTCTTTATGATATAAGTTGTGGTAATAGGAGGTTCTAATGATTACCAAATCACGCTAAACTATGCTATATATCCTCATAAAATCACCTAATATTGCTAAGGATACAAAATAGAGAGCATCACTAATGGTAATAAAAGCACATAGAATTATTACTTAACCTTATTTTTTATAAACTTATACTTAGTATTTTCTCTAATTATACCTTATGCTACCACAAATCACGCTAAACTATGCTATATATCCTTCTAAAATCACCTAGCATTTGCTAAGGACGCATCATAGTTTAGCGTGATTTGCTATGCTACCACCCCTACTGGATATATATGATGTTTTTAACGGCATCTAGGTCTTTTTTAAGGGTCTTTAATTCGTTTCTTAGCATCTTGTTTTCTTGACGCAGTTCTTTTATTGCTTCCACAAATACTGCACCTAATCTTTCGTAGCAGATTGTTAAGTAATCTTCGCCACTTTTCGAGACTATGTTGCCGCTCTCGACATCTTTCATACTATCAAAAGGGGCTATCTTCACAATCTCAGGAACAACTCTTTTAACATCTTGAGCGCTCAATCCAATCTCGTTGTCATAGGCGAAGCCTAACTTTAACGCCTTTTCATTAGGGACATAATGAAACCCTTTCAGGTTGTCTATTATATCTAGAGCGCCTGTTATATTAGATGTGAAAGTTTTCAAACGGTCGTCAGAGTAATATGAGCGAATATACCCTGTAGCGTGAATATTACCAACAACCTCTAATCGCTGCGCTGGCGGTATGTCGTCAGTCGTCTCTGTATTATTATTACCGACAAGCATATTTCCTGTTTTGCTAAGTTTTAATAGCGTAGCTCCTCTATCCTCTATCTTAAGTATATACTTAACATTATCTGTTAAATTACGGTCATCCGTATTATTTATTAATACATTTTTTGTATATACCTTGTTGGTCGCTAGCAGATTGGTAAATTCTACTGAAGTGTTCTCATTCAGTATGTCGCCTGTATTGTTGATTTTCCACAACCCCAAGTTGGTGCTTATCTCATTCTCGTAAGCGCTAAAAGACGAGGTGCCCGTCCGCAGTTTTAAAGCGGCGACCTTCAGCCCCGACAATTTATCAATAAGTAAATTGGAAATAGCGTAATCCACGACAACCTGTTTAATGTCTGTTCCGTCAATTCTAAAGTTGCCGTTAGATGTATTAATATCACCTTTCACATCTAAAGGGAACTTTGGATACCGATTATTAACACCAATAGAACAAATGATATCCCTCTCTAGCCGAATGTCATTTGGGAAATATATATTGCTACCGCCAGTCTCCTCATTCTCCAACCAGATTGCGTTCTCGTCCTTGCGTATTGACAGGTAGCCGTTAGATGTGTTAAAGTCCTTGTTAGACGGCATAACAAGACCAAAACTATTAGAGGTCGCATTAAAAACTCCTAAATCATTATAATTAAAAAATCTTAGCACATTATTAGCATCCCTTAAGTATATATTAGAATTCGCCAGTTTCAAAGTATTCACTTCTAACATCCTATCATTTATATTGAATGTTAAGTCAGCGGTCGTTAGCATAGGCTCGGTATCGTCATTACCAAAAGGGATACACCCATTAGGTATTGCGGTTCGCCCTGTGCCTCCACGGCTTACTCTTACAAACCCCGCTAGAATATCCCCGCCGTCTAATGCTCCCCTGAATTCAGGCGCACGCAATATGCCTCTCTCAAACCGCAAAGTATCAAAAGTCTGGATGACGCTATTGTTTATCCCGCCATACAATATGGCGCTGGGGATTATGTTGCTTAATCCGGTGCCTCCGTGCGGCGTCTCCAGAATACCTAGCCTAATATTACTAGCATTTATATTAAAAATATTACATCCTTCGCCAAATATTCTAGATGCTCTCATCGACCCATCAACCTCCAATAAATGAAAAGAATTAGATGTGGTATTCTCTACTTTCACCTTGCCTATGAACGATGTATTTCCATATATTTGCGTGCTATTATTGCTAAAGTTAGGGAATGTATAATTTATTCTAAGGTTATTACTATTATTTTGTCCTATGCCTGTAATATTAGAAGTATATAATATGTTGCCGACATTAATATTGCTGGCGATATAAAGATTGCTGCTAATATACTCGCTATCACGAACATAGAGATTGCCTGAAATATAGAGATTGCTATTTATATGCGTCTCTCCATTAATATCTAGCAAATAACTAGAACTAGGGGTATCATTATTAATCCCTATATGCTTTGTGTCGGTGATTGTTAGATAACTTATATCATCGTCGGTTATTAAATAACTGGTATTACTCCCATATTTTATTTGATATTTATTATCAAAAGTAGAAACAGTCCAGCCCATTTACTCTATATATATTTTATTATTATTTTTTAAGTGGTAAAGATATATAAATATATACTATCGTATATAACATATACTATCAAATATAATACATATCATATAAAATGGGGCAACAATTATTCACACACCACGATAAATATCATCTTCACAAGGTGCTAGGGTTCGGGTGCCTGTTTAACTTTTTCTTGCGTATTTATTGGTTGCTCGCATACGGCTCTATGTATATCTATGCGGATAGTTCGTATTCGCTGCTAATCCCTGTAGCCCACTTAACATTATCATTATCATCTCTTATATTTCAGGTGCCGCAAACAAGGCTAAACTCCAAGATTATTATTTGGAAGGAACTACAATTACATAATATGGTTTTCACTTCGCGAAGCGCTATTGTAATGATATATAGTATCATATGTATCCGTAATGATATAGATATGTCTTACAAATACTATTATTTATACCTGATTGGTAAATTAGCCCTAATAGTCCTACATCATATGCTAGCAGATTATATAACTTTAAAATATAATACCAACGACAAAACGACGACACGGGATATTAACTGGGAGAACATTCCTGATAATGTTAAAAGAGGTCTCAAGCAATACTACGCAATCTGTCAAATACTCGCAATCAACTCGCTCATTTTAACAGATAACGACAAGACAGGCTCTGGTGTTATTGAAGCGGCATTCTTAGTTATGTTTCCCATACAACTCTCAACATTCCTGATGACCCTTGTGCGTAAATCCATTATCACCAATATCCACTGGCATATATTTTACACCCTATCCCTAGTATCCCCATACTTTCTTATCATTAATACTCTAAGAAGCGACGGGGATGGCGAATATAAAAATAAGTTAGAAATAGCCAAGGTATATCTACCAGTCCTCTATATAATATTTAGATTACAATATAATTTTAACAAGTATTATTTAATGTTTCATATATTTATTATCAATTTCTATATTCAATACAGAAACGGTCTAATTGTCCTATAATCCTTATAATGTCTTACTATTTATTTGCGAGTAATAAAATAGGTATGTTAAAAGATACCTGCTATTGTCTATATCAGTTAGTTTGTCGGTGTTAAGTTTTATGTCGTTATTTATAGCGAACTCAAAGAGGTTCTTTAATAGTAGCAAGTCGTCGTCAAAGTTGTTAGAGGGGTTTGCGAATATATTTAGCAGTTTGTAGTTATCCTGTGATAACCGCCGAATGAGACAGATATAGTTGAGATTAAAGCAATCGTTATAGACACCGATAATGATGCTAGGATTTACGAAGCGATACTTACTTAGCCACAAGGTATCTTCAATAATCTTAGGGTGGCGTTCCTTATTTTCGTTAGACCATTTATAAAAGGTGGTATAAACATTATTGTAATTTAACACACATATATTAGAGCCGCCCTTGCCGCCCTTGCCGCTATTGTTGTTAAACTTGAAGATAGGCGTATTGTATGAGTAGGCTCCTAGCGTATTTATAAGTAGCAAGATAAGTTTAACGCTAATACTCCTTATATTCATAATATATAATAAGATTATTTATGAATTTGTATATTATATACAAGGCATATATTTATATGTCGGTAGGATATATTTATATATGCCGTGGGATATATTTATATATGCCTAGTATATAGAAAAAGATGAGAATATTGGTTCCTAATCATCTCATCATCATATCTATGGGCGTCTTCTTAATCCTCAATATGTTTGAGAATATCATCCATTTCAGTATAGGACGAAATATAAAAGAGAAAGATAATAGTAATATAGGGATTGAAGTGCCCGAATACTATGATATAATAAAAATAATCTTCATAATGCTGGTATTTGCTTTTCTCCAAGCAATCTTCACTTACTACTTTGTTGTTAGTGGATGGTAGGCGACTAGGACTTACCTATTCAATCCATATCCGTGGTCGCCGTCATAATAAACACAAGGTTCTTTAATATATACACAATTTGTATATTCAGTAGCCCTTAGCCAACAGTCGTAATCTTCAGGGATAATAGCAGCAATACTGAGATGCCTCATATTATTTATGTTATTTAGCAAACTCCTTTCAATCACCACAGAACTACAAATGACGCAATTATGTATTGCTAAAAATTCCTTAGTCCATATCTCAGGGAACTCTCCGTTATCGCCTAGAAAGGTCGTATCCTTATATACATTCTTCAGGATATCAATATGTGCCTCGGCGTTATATTTACTGTATGATTTGCTGCTATCATATTCGCCGTATCCAAAGAGAGCCTCCGTACAGGACATTTTACATCCGGTGCGTTTCATAGCGGCTATTTGTAATTCAAGTTTATTTGGGAGCCAACAATCATCGTCATCGCAAAATCCTATGAATTTTCCACTTGCTTTTGCAATTCCCATATTTCGTACATACGCTACACAAGGATATCCAAAGATTTCTTTAGAATTGGTTTCTAAATGTATAATTTTAATATTGTTTTTTTCCCAATCGTAACTGCGATACTCCTGCTCTGCTGAACAGTCATTTATAACTATAATCTCTATATTTTTATATGTCTGCATCTTTATGCTCTTGATACTATTTTTTAAAAATTTAAACCTATTATAACTTGGTATAATTACTGTTACAAGTTCCTCTTCCATTTTTATAATATAAATGTGGTATGTTTTTATATATATATAAAAATTAAAAAATAGATAACATACATAATATAGAACACATATATCAGGTAGCCTGCCTGTCTATCTTACCGATAAGCCTTTAGAAATCATAATCTTCCTCCTCATCGTAGTAATCGTCCTGAATATATATTTTCCTCACAAAACTTCCACCCATACATACGGTGCATACGCCACCTCCGTATGTAGTGTAATATTCTTCATTTTCTTCAGCAAATCCCTCTTCATATTCATAGCCTTCAGGCTCAAACTCAGCCTCCATCATCCACCTAGGAGCACTCATATTTGCTTGGTTGGGTTGTTTGTGGCTAGTCTGCTGTTGCTACTTGTCGCTGCTTCGCTGTCTCACAGGTTATAACTAGGTAGTCTTGGACTTTTAGTCGGGTTCCTGTGCGGGGCTTTAATTATGCTAAAGACAGCCCATACAATCATTTTTTTCCTTATATGCTATTTTTTAGAACAAATGTTTCCTAGTATATTTTATAATTATATAATAGATAAGGGTATGTTTAATTATTCAACACAGGCAACAACATATTTAATTTTGGTAATCATAACATCTATTATTAACTTGATATGCTATTATATGCTCTTAGGTATGTGGGGCTTTGTGGGATATTTGCTATATGTAATAATTACCGTTCCTATTATAATCTTATGGATGTATAACATAGACTGTTTAACTACTGGAGATTGTCAAATATGGAGTTGGGTGATAACTGCTTTAACCTTAGTATCGGTTATTTCTACCACAGTAATTCTAGTAGCCATAGCAGTTAATCCAACACTCAGCAACGGCTTATTAAGCAAATGGCTTATCTTTAAGCCTGTAATAGAGACATCACCAGAACAGCCGTCCATTATTATTACGACGGTTCCGGCAAGTCCTGCTATTCCCGCTACTCCCGTCGCTGCTCCCGCTGCTCCCGCTACTGGCGCTGCTGGCGCTGCTGGCGCTACAACTACAGTCATTACAGGAACTGCCGTTGCTGCCGCTACCACACCTGCCGCTACCGCCGCTACCGCCGCTACAAATACTCCTCCTATTTCTGCTGCCGACCAGCAATATAACCAGAAATTAATTGAAGGAATATGGAAGGACGATAAGGAACGAATGGAACAGCAATTCCAAAAGCAAAAATATATATCCGCACAGTTTGAACGAAAAGATTTAACACAAGATGAGAAGAAAGCATTATGGAGACAACAACTTGAATATGAATATGCCGAACTGGTAAATAACATTAAAATTACAGAAAAGGTTATAGGAAATCTTAAAGGGATACCTCCTGAAATTATGGATAATTACAAGAATACTTTAATAATAAACAGGCGTTTTATACAGCAGCGTGATAAGATGACATTAGAGTATCCTGTGTTCTTTGGAACCTTCAATCCAGAAAAGATAGCCTCAATTAAACTACAAATAAAACTTACCATAGAACAGAAGCAAATTATACAACAGGAACTACTTAAGGCGGGTTTGTCAAATGACGAGAAGCGGGCACTAGAGCAGCAATTAGTGATACTACAAAAGCAGCAAGACGAACTGCCTCCAAAGGCAGGAAACTATTTGTATGATGCTTATATCGCATCTAATAAATAAATAAAGATAGCATAATAAATAAGATATATAAAGGATGCCTAGTTCTTTACTAAAATATCACAGAAATAATATACCGCATAGCGGCGACAGCGGCGACAGCGGCGCTAACTCTAGAAATATAACCGCATTCTACAGTTATAGCGGCAGCGGCGCTACCTCTCGCAGACATTCAGCATACACCGGAGGATACGCAGACGCATACGCCGGAGCAAATTCTAGTTCTTATGTGCTTTTTGTCGCTAGCAGCAAAAACATATACATAGAGACCCAGTCGGTATCCATCGTAATACCATACACCGACCTCCCTAAATACAACAAACTATATGTGTATTACATCATATCATTACAATTAACACCTACTAGCAACTCTAAGGTATATTATAGTGATATAGGGTATAAAGGGGTATATAAGGAAAAGCGATATTGGTATATATTGTCTAATATATGCTGGAAGTCGTCGTATTTATCCTTTGGTGATTATTGCTATTTCAAGGAGAACCCGTTGAATATCAGCCTGTCTGTATGCGATACCAAGAATACGCTAGACGACTTCCTAGACCTGTTTAATAACTGTAATTACGAAGACCCCTATAAAATCTGCGACTGGTTAATAAATCACGAAATAAATGTGATAGAGAACGAACTCTATCAAAACGAGCAGATTGTTAATGATGAGAAGATGCTATATGAACGCCTACAGATTGTTAAGAGGCATTTCGCTATTAATGAGGACATCGTCTTAAAAATATACGACTATATCGTATATGATACAAAAAATAAAATTATGATATAATACTATATGATATAATACTATATGATATAATATTATATGATATAATGATATCTTATAATATAATATATACAATAAATATATAATAATGCTAAGGTCGTTAAGGTCATATATGTTGTTAGCCCCTGTTGTTTCCCTGTTTATGTGCTACATATCTGCTACAACATCATTTATATATAGTAGCCCTTCTATAGCCCGCTACTCTGTCAGTTTGCGAGGCTCACGCAGTCCTCGTCGTAATTCTGGAGGCTTCCAAAATATTAGCAACTATATCAAAAACATAAAACCAAAGGTATCGCCGCTTACGCCGCTACTACCAAAGCCTTCTTTTCCGCTTACGCCGCTATCGCCGCTATCGCCGCTTACACTAGCAGCCCTAGCAGTCCCTGAAGTTCAGTCGTCGCTACCGCTTACGCTTACGCCTCATACGATGCTATCTCTGCTAACATTAGCAACTACAGAAGTCCCGTCGCCGTCTCTATTGTTGCCTATGACAAAAGAAGCCAACAACGCTAGCAGCGTGGCTACTAGCGAGCCTCTTAAAATACAGAGATATAGTAAGGAGAACATCTCGTCAATAATCAAGAATTTCAGTTATTATAATACACTAGACGAAATCCCTTTAACAGGCGACCAAATTAACATAACATCTATCTACTTAAATATAGAGAAGGTTAAAGGCGTTTATTTTGCGAAGGACGCTAATAATGTCATTTTCACCCTACAGGATAACTTAGCAAACTTATATTATTATTGCGGCGGCAGCGATGCTAAAGCAAGCGGCGATGCTAAAGCGAGCGGCATATACAAGATATCCAACAATACTCGTATAAATATGAAGGCGATTGACAGGTTCGTATTTCAAAGTTTCAATAATGACGCTGACGGCATCTTATTTTAGCCTAGGTATATCTCATTTATTTTTGTTTCAACTTCGCTAGTATATTTATGATGCGTATTGCCTAACCCTAATATTATCTTGCTATTATAATATATATTTAGTTCATTAGAATACTGTAGCAAATAGGAGCGGAGTATATACTCAGACACAAATTGCGCCGTCGCTATATTCTCTATCTTGTGGTATGTATCATATAGGTTAGACAGTTTCTCCAAGCCTACCTCGCCGGTTATGATAAGCCTGTCCTCTATCTGGCTGGTATCCTGTCTATAGCCGAATATAGCGGATTTGTCTTTGTATAATTCATAATCAGCGACAGCACCTATTGAATATACCAGTTTTAGCATATCAAACCGAGTTAATACAACGAAGTCGTATTCTATATCTGTGTCTTTAATGAAATTAGATATCTTAGATATAGCCGAGAATAGCGATATTATCCTGTAGGGATACAGGTTGTCTGCCGTCTTACGAGCCAAATTCAGGTCGTTTGCCTGATTTATAAATATCTGCGGCGCATACTTATAATCCTTAATAAACACATTATCTATCATCGGGTTTTTTAACAAAGTCGTCCTTATATACTCAAAATCCACCATATCTTTTTCAAATTCGTGTAATATATCTGGTGTGCGTATAAAGACATCTATTTTGATGTCTTTGCTGAATAATTTAAAAAACGATAGCCATTCGTTATCGTATATATTCTCTCTAATAAATCCAAATATACCTATTGCTATTTTCATCATATATATACAAATACAAAATAATATATATATCAATATATAAATCTAGGCTACGCTTATTATCTTTTTATTTTCTCTAGATGTATATAGTATAAAGTGTTAAAATAATGTATGACAAGATAGAGTTAGACCAGTTATTCGCTGAGTGCGTCGGTACCTATGTTTTCTTTATGTGTATATTACAATCAAGCGACCCTCTACCAATCGCCATAGGTTTATTGGCGGCTGTTTATATGTTCGGCAAAGTATCAGGCGGCTTCTTCAACTCAACCTTAAGTTTTATTATGTATCTTAAGGGAACTATAAGTATCACTAAATTCTTTGCTTATGTATTCGCCCAGACTGTAGGCGGTATCCTAGCGCTGGCTACTTGGAAAATAATAAATAATCAGTAATAAATAGCAATAGTATATAATAACAACAATCGTATAATATATTATGAATAATTTATATACAGCCGTAGATATATCAGGTGGGTTAGGTAGCCATCTGTTTCAACTAGCATATGCTATATACTTTTTAAGGTTATCAAAAAAACAAAAAATAAAGAGACGCTTAGTATTTAAGGACGATACCTCTAGAGAGACATCATATCTAAATACGATATTCAAGGGGCTATTTTGCTTTATCCCTGAAGACAACTATAATAAAATTGCCTTTAATAGTTATCATTCGCTAGATGCTTCACAGGCTCCGCATAGGGCTACGCTACACAAATATATAGAGCCGCCATACAAAGCGAGGGAACACATCGTGTTTAAAGGGCGTTATAATACATTCAAGTATATTGAGGATGCTCTAAGAGAAAAGATGATAAACATCGTGTATAGTAATGAGGACATTATGTATTCGGCGTATTACAAATATAGGAATATCTTAAATTATTTCGGGGATAATACGAAGGACGATGATATGGTATCGCTACATATACGCAGAGGCGACTATCTATCTCTAGAAAACTACAATTATAACTTGGATATGAGTTATTATAGGGATGCTTTGAGTATTGTTAATAAAAAGAATGTGGTTATATTTTCAGACGATATTGAGTGGTGTATCAATAACTTTAACGATTACGCAAATAGAGATGGCGAATACAACATATACTATATTTCTTCTAAGATATTTAGCGATGAAGAATTAGCGTCCGGCACTACTAGCGTAGCAGCAATAGAGTTTGTCCTAATGTCTATGTTTAAGCACAATATTATAGCGAACTCCTATTTCAGTCTCTGGGCGTCTTTTATAAGTTATTATAAGGCTAAGATGGTGGTTGCTCCTAAACGCTGGTATTCGTGCGACGGTTGTAAAGAATATGACGAGTTATACCATAAATATATTACGCATATTATATAGATATTACGCATATCATATAGGATTTAGGATATAGATATATAAAAACAACAAATCATATATATTCAGCCTAGCCCCTTCCCCTTATGATAACAGATACAGCACTAGAGACAATAGAGAATGAAAATACCATATTACGAAATCAAGTTAAATTCTTGATGGAGTGTATAAATAACCAGATGACAAATTTAGAGATATTATGTAAGAGCAGCGCGACCAACTTTATAAACAAAGAGCATCTTAAGCCATATTACGAGAAAATATATAAATGTAATATTCTTTTATAAAAAAACAATAATTGATACCATATAATATCCTTATATCCCACATAAGTATATAAGGATAAGAGAGAATTCGAGAATGACAGCGATTACTAGCGACCTATATTTCACTAACATTCATATCTTGCCGACTGCTGCGAATGCGACGGTATGCCGGAGTTGGTATGTGAATGTAATAGGTATATTAAAAAAACAGAAGCAGACCTTCTATGAATTACAAATATATAACTTGATAGTTAATAAGTATAGCAACTATCCGCCACGCACCTATAATATTAGGAGACGCTTAGATTTTGCTATAAAAAATAATAAGGATAATTTTAATATATTTGAAGATAATATATTGAATATCGCATATGACAATATGATTAAGAATATCTTTGAATACCTTAAGACCGATAAGGTGGTGTTCTTGAATATCAAGGAGAGTTTAATAGAGTATTATAATAGATATATGTCAATACATAAAAAGTGTTGCCGTATGGAAATCTTAGATATGCTAGATAACGACTACATAGACGAAGATATTGCTAAGGAATATAAAGGAATGCTATTGAAATATTACAATCATATTGTCGTATGAATATGATAGCAGCGAAGCGTGCGGCTATCATATGTCTATATTGTATATTATAAGGATATATTATGCTAGGCTCAGCGAGGCTAGCGAATGCTACGAGCCTGCGAGGATGTATTTGTTCTTTTTTATCAATATTATAATAAAAAATGATATTAGGGCTTTGTTTATAATAAACAAGCAACAGCCGCAACAGAAGCAAGGCTCCAAGCATCCCTAGCAAGCAACAGCAGCAGACCCTCACAAGTCTTCTAGCATCCCTAACAAACAGCGTAGCAGCCCACTATGGTTAATAACATTATGAGCGAAGTAATTATTTGTATGCTATTCGTATTCTATATGTTGAAGTTTAGTCTAGAATTTCTTAAGACGAATGATGTAATGGTTCTAGATATAATAGATAGGTATATGGCTACCCACAAGCAGCATAACAGGATGTCTATGATAGATAATAACTATATGAGGCACGAATATCGCCCTAGAATAAACGGACAGACCGGACACTATTAGAAGAGTATAAATTGCGAGGATAGCCGCTATGCTATCATATAAGGGGTATGTGTATTACTATATATATTTTGTATTTTTGTATATCTAGGATACATTTGTTCTTTTTTACCCATTAAATTATAAAAATTGATTGTTATTCTTATATAATCTTATTACGCACCCAACAAGATGCTTACCAACACCGTTTCCAACATCCCTATCTGCTACAACACCGCCGAACACGATATCAAGTTCAGCCTAACTTTCGGCGAAGGCAAGGAGGATGATGAGAGCGAGAACGAGACAGAGCGTAAGAACTTTACGAAGAACTATGATGTGGAGGTATTTGAGAGTGGCGAAGGCGACGAGTATATGAAGGGCTATCGTGTTGTCGCTAATGAAGCCCCGCTAGTTATCAAGATTGGAGATATCAGTATTACTAAGGAGAATGAGAATTCTAAGTATGAATATGCTATCGGGATTGCGGTTGATAATGCGGCTCCTGAGTATTACTCTAACAGTTCAACACTCCCTAATAATATTGAGCGTGATGGGACTATGTGGACTATCCCTGCGAATACTGGGTCAAGCCACAACTTAGACCAAAATCCTAACGCTAAATATCAGTGGATGGCTAGGCGTTCTATAGAAGAAGGATATAAGCCAACTGCTGAAGAACTGGAACTCGGTATGGAGGAGACTTCGCAAAATACCGGACTGGTCTATATGACATTTATGGTGTTTCGCAAACTTAAGGCGGTTCCTGAATACTCTACTTCTCGTGGCGGTAGCGGCACTACTCGTTGTGGCGGGGCTAGTAGAGGTCTTCGTGGCGGTGGAGATGATAGCGGCGAGGCTACTCGTAGCGGTAGCAGCGGTAGCAGCGGTAGCGTAGGTGCTCGCTTTGGATATGGAAATGAAGCCTCGTCATCCTCTGTGAAATCAACTTACGAATATTCAGCAGGGACTGAAAAATATGTTATGCCTATTCGTCTTAGGATTAGTAATAATTCTGCTAAAAGCAATACGAACTGCTCGCAACACTTGAAGGGCGCTAGTATTAATGCTGTGCGTCGCCAGACTATGACGGTGCCTTTCTAAAAAAGGCTTGATTACGAAGCAAAGCGATGTGATGCCTTTCTAAAAAGCTAATTGCTGGCTCTGCTAGTGATGCCTTTCTAAAAAGGCTTGATTACGAAGCAAAGCGATGTGATGCCTTTCTAAAAAGGCTTGATTACTAAGCAAAGCGATGTGATACTAGATGTATTATAGTATATGTTTGTATCTATTTTTTATATTTTATTTGTAATATAGCAAAAATAAACAATTATCCTATCGCTTCAATCAACAATCCACCTTAACAGTCATAACGGGTCCCAAGAACCCCGTCTCCTTAAATACTATGCGATAATGGAAATGACGCTCTAGTAATTGATTGAATACCTTTCTAACCTTATAGCGGTCAGGGCAGAATATGCGGACATCGGCTTTGCCGTTCTTCACTTTAGATACGCCCACATTATTATAATCTTTATAGGCTTCAAAGGGGTCTTCTATAATAGCATCAGTCTTATTAGCAGCCCAATAAACTACTAGAGTTCCTTCGTCGTATTCGCTCATATTTATCGTATAAGACAAATTAGCCCCTGCCGGTATCTTCTCATTCGCTATTAAAGGGCTAGGTAGCACCGTTAGCCCTAAGAAAGGCAAGAAGGTTTCTTTTTTTATCATCAGTATAATAGCCGCAGCAATTATAAATATCACAAAAATACGAAGTATTATATTGTAATCGTCGTTAAGTAATATGTAGAGCGAACTGATAACAGTATAAAACAGTATTAGGCTGATGGTTATCATATGTATATAGATGTCATTAAAAAATACATTCTTAGCATTCGTCATTAGGTTATTTGTAATCTAATATATAAAAAGAATAAAATTAAGAAGCATCGCTATGCTTTATAATTTCGCTTCACTCACAAGTTCGCTGCCGCTCATAACCTCGCCCTATTAGTAATATAAATCTCGTCAGCAATTCCCATACGAATACACTCATCCGCATTCAATTCCAAGTCTTTCACCAGAATTTCTTTTAAATACTTCTTGGTTATCTTGGTTCTGTCTAGATAAATCTGGTTAATATGCTCTTGTATCTTTAGGCAGTTCTTGTAAGTATCGTCAATATACGCCAACTTACCCCAGCAACCCGAACGCAATTCGTGAATAAGAACATAGGAGTTGTCGCAGATATATCGCTTAGCCCCGTGAATACTAATAATGGTTCCTGCTGAAGATACATTACTATCAATCACCGTATTCACAGGGATACTCAGGCTCTTAAAGCAATCAATAATAGAGAACGCCGAATAAATACATCCGCCATTAGTGGTAATATGTAGGTATATTTCGGGTTTAGGGCTAGCAGGCGACGCAGAGCATACAGCATCCATCCTCAACTTAATCTCTAGGCTTCTCAAGTATTTACAAAGCGAGAACGCAGTCTTTGGCGTAATATCCGCACAAAAATAGAGATGGTTATTGATAACATAGATGTTCTTGTCTTGCGGCGTGTTCTCTTCTTCCTCCTCGTCTTCGCAAGTATATTTAATATGCTTTCTCTTCTTGGATGCACGCATATAGTTATGCTCCATAGTTGATGATGTTATTGATGTTATATTTAATATTATTATGCGCTATAATCTTATATGGTATTTTATTAGCAACATATTTTTATTTACATCTTATAAAGAGAAGTTGAGAAGTTTATGAGAAACTACATATTAATTATAACAATTCTAACAATAATAATGGTGTTTATTGTTATTTATCTTAGTGATTATATCAAGTCCGCCTATTTTCTCAATTGCCGTGAGGATTTTAGCGATGCTATATCTATAATATCTGGAGCGGCAGCGGCAGCCGCTCGCGAAAACTTTGATAACGCTACCGCTGCAGAAGATTTTAAGAAGGATTATGACAGGCTCACCGAAGCCCGAAGAACCGACTTCTATGATAAGAACAGCCCTCGCCTTATTGTTAATAAACAGGAGGTTAGTCTAAACGCCCAAGCCGAGTTTTATAATAACGGCGTCTATGATAAATACTCGTCTATCAACGACCCTGTAGGTGATGAATTCTTGCCTTATTCCACCAAGAACTACAAAGATGACCCTGCGGCTATCGCAACAAATAATATGAATGAATATACGATTATAAATATCTATAAGAATATTCTAGATAGGCAACCAACTGACCTAGAGTTAAGCAAGAACCTACAGGATTTTTATGAGAATGATATGGACGAGAGCATTTTAAAATTGAGGATATACAATTCAGCCGAATATAAGATTATTACGAATATGCAAAGTAATGACACGAAGCCTGAACTTATCACCAACATATCCAAGGGACAGTTAAAAGAGAAATTAATAGGTTTCTATAAAGACCAGCATAATACCATTATAATAAATACTAAACTTATAGATATCTTGATAAAATGCTACGCGCACCTACAGTTTAACGATTACCTATTTAGGGCGATGCTGATGCACGATAAATATATGGTTTTTGAAAATAGATTGAGAAATGAGGTTAGGCTGTCTGACGAAAAGATACTAGAGATATTCAATAAGTCTTTTATATTATATGAACTTAGATTAATAGCAAATGAACTGAAAAGACAAGATGTCCTTAAGAGAAAGGCGCTACAGACGCCTATAGCCCTTTACAATAATAACCAGAGCAGCCAAGGCAGCCTCAGTAGCCTAAGCGAGCTAAACACCTCTAATGTTAATATGGGAACCTCTAAGAATATAGCGGATATAGTTAAAAATAGCGATAATGTCTTTAATATTAACATTATGGTTAATGACCCTAATGCTAAAACTGCTATGCCTTACTCGCAAAGTAGCCAAGGTAGCCAAGGTAGCCAAGGTAGCCAAGGTAGCCAAAGTAGCCAAAGTAGCCAAGGTAGCCCTAGTAGAAACCAAGTTAGCCAAAACGGAAACCAAAGAGGAAACCAGAGTAGCAAGAGCGGTAGCCAAGATAGCCAAGGAAGCCAAAGCAGTAGCCAGAGCGGTAGCCAAGGAAGCCAAGGAAACCAGAGCAGTAGCCAAGTGAATATCGGCAATTTAGGAAATTTTGGAAATCAAGGAAATATAGGCGGTCTAGGAAGCGTAAGCAGCGTAAGCGGTCTAGGAGGTATAGGAGGTCTAGGAGGTATCGGTAGCATTGGTAGCGTTGGTGGGTTAGGTAGCGTAAGCGGCGTAAGCGGCGCAGGCGGCGTTGGCGGCGTTGGCGGTTTAGGAAATCAAGGAAATATAGCAGCAAGTATTGTAGATGCTGTTAGTGCTGCTGGTGTTGCTGGAGCTTCTGGTGCTTCTGGTGCTTCTGGTGCTCCTGGTGCTTCTGGTGCTAATGCTAGTGCTAATGCTAGTGCTTCTAATACTAACACTAGTGCTAATACTAATGCTAATGCTAACTCTAGTGCTTCTAATGCTAATGCTAATGCTAATGCTAATGCTAATGCTAATGCTAATGCTAATGCTAGTGATAATGCTAGTGATAATGCTAGCAATAATGCTAACTCGACCAATAATAATGATTATAATGATGATTACGACGACACACAATACGAAGATACCCAAGATGACATTATAGAGAATTCTTCAAGAATATATAACCCGATAGATTATAAGTCGCATTACAGGGGTGATATGAGGTTCCGCCCTAATGTATGCTCTTATGGAACTAAGCAAATCGTCCAGCCTATCTTTTTAAATTCCTCAACATTATTTCAAGGAACAGATATACAAGAGGCTACAGAGAATACACAGGTAGGAAGCATAATGCCTAAGTTTACACATTACGAATACGAAGATACCGCATAGAGTATTCTTTATGACTGCGTTTAATTCTAAAAATAAAAAAATAATATCTTCATATATATTAGAATTAGAATATATACTATGGCTTTTGAAGAAACATACGGAGGACAAATCGCCGGTAATGTTAAGGTATATACTGGTCCCAAGCAAGGCAAGTTCATAATCAACAAGCACGGCAAGAAGGTCTATATTGACCGCAAGACGCTTAACAACGATATCCCCTACTTAAAGAAGAAGCCTAAGGCAAAGAAAGCTAAGGCGGTGAAGAAAGCCTAGACAGCGAAGCGGCAAAGCCTTAGCAATTTATATTTTTTTATTTTTAAACTTCTATGATAATAATTAGAAGATGATAAATAATTCTAGTTCGGTAGACAAGATAGACAAAATCATAAGGGACATAGAGGTTAATAAGTTAAAGAATGTGTATAACGAGTATAATGATGTTATCAAGTTAATATCCAATTTTATTATCAAGAAAAAACTGATATTATATGGCGGTTTTGTGATAAACATCATATTACCAAAGAAACTGCGATTTTACAAAGATTATACCATTAACGACTTTGACTGTCTCTCTAAGAACCCGCTAAACGACAGCATAGAACTCGCTAAGATTATTAAAAGCAAAGGCTATTCCTATATTAAAATAAAGAAGGCGAAGCATCAAGGGACATATCGTGTATATGTGTATGGTAAGCAGATTTTTGATATAACTATAGTTAAATCTAACATATACGACAATCTTCTAAAGTATAGCAAGAATGAGAAGAAGGATTTAAAGCATTACAAGGACAAATACCACATAATACCGCTGCCGATAATCAAGAAGAACCTCTATTACGAGTTGTCCCGTCCAGAGCAATCAGGGTATAGATGGGAGAAAATCTACGAGCGGCTCCATATATTAAATACCACATATCCCACAAAAATAATAAATGTTAAATACGAATGCGTCAAGATACCCCCGCTATATAAGGAGATGGTTAATAACATTCTAGCATATATTAAGAAATCCAAGAACCCCATCATAGACAGTTTTGCCCTAAAATTATATAAGAATATGGTGGTTAGTTGTTGTGGGAGAATTAGTGAATATTCCACATATATTACCATATTATCCACAAACTACGAGCAGACGAAGAATGATATCATAAAAATAATTAAGGATTGCGACCTATCTAAGCAAAACCGCATAGATATCAGCAACTTCATAGATAAGGACGATGTGTTATTCACGCATTTTGATATAAATATAATAAATAACGATGACAATACAATATTTAATCTAATAAATATTATAAATGTTAAAAATGAATGTTTCTCTGTTAATAAGAATATCAAGGGCTATACGATAGGCAGCGTGGATACCATCCTTTATTTCCTATACACATCCTATATATATAACACAATTTACTCTAGCGATATATCGCTGTCTAATGAGAAACTATACTATATAAATGAATTTGAAGATTATATTAAAAAAAACTTACATAACAACATACTAAAGCGATTAAAGAGCAATTGCTATGGTAAAATCAACTACGAAGACGAGATTAAAGAAATATGGAAAAAGAAACTAACATTAAAGTATATAACCTAGAGTAGCGAGCCTGCGAGCGAATGCGAGCCCTTTGCCTCAATTATTCTTTTTTTCTAGAATGTCATAACATTTTGCTGTAATATCTGCTACGGTATCTGCTACGGTATCTGCTACGGTATTTGCTACAGTATCTGCTACGGTATCTGCTACGGTATCTGCTACGGTATCTGCTACGGTATCTGCTACGGTATCTGCTACAGTATCTGCTACAGTATCTGCTACGGTAGGTTCTACTGTAGGAGATGTAGTAGTATCTGTTGTAGCAAATGTGGTAGGTTCTACTGTAGGAGATGTAGTAGTATCTGTTGTAGCAAATGTGGTAGTATCTGTTGTAGGAAATGTGTTTACGGTATCCGCTACATTATTGCCGCCTTCGTCGTCATCACAGCCTTCGTCCGCTTCGTCTGCTTCGTCTTCTGTAGGATGATAATCAATAAATATGAAGCCGTCATCATCTACAACAAGTTTATCCTTATCATCTAAGAATGATATCAGTTGTAATAGCCGACCTTCTTTAATGTTCTTTAGGCTTATTTTACTGTTATTGATGATATTCTTAAAAGATGTTATAGATAGAGATAGTATAACATCATCGTAATATGGAACAATCGTATTGAAGTATAAATAGAAGTTCGCCAGCGTATTATAATAGATTGCCCTAAAGTTATTATAGAGGTTTAGTGTCATATTATTTTATTTATGTTAATATCCTTTTATATATTTATACTCTGTTTTTTATTATGTAGGCACATATAGATAAATTAAAGTCTGTTAATACTGATGTATCAAATAGATTAAAGGACTTGTCTCTTATTTCAATATTTAATCTTCGCAGATTGGGCTCAGGAGGATTTAGAATATACACAGAGGGGTCAGTCCAGTCAAAAGACGCTTGGCTATATGATATTTCCGAAAAGGTTTCTTTAGAATACGGTATAATATCAAAATATTTTGCGGTATCAAAAACAACATTACTAGTTGACAATACTTTAGGGACGCTATTAAGAAGATAATTGCTGTTTAATACTTGAGTGCTCTTTATGTATGATACAGACCTGTCATAGTCATTCACAGCGATATATATGGGGTCATACTTATTATAGGAAAGCAGAGGGACTATCGTATTATTTGTTAAAACTGACGCTTTAAGCATTTTAACATATATTACATTACGGAGAGGCTCCACTAGATTAATATAATAGTTCGTAGCACTTGGATTATTAACTAAACAGTTAGAACTATTTAAATTTATAACAACCTTGTCATATTTAAAACTGTTATTTAAATCAACTGTAGCCATATTCTATATCTTCTATTTACTATTACTATTTACTAAATATATTTATTACACAACGCGCGCTTCGCACGCTTCGCTCCCCTAAAAAGATATAAAGATTTTACGCTAATATATAACTAGAGAAAAAGCGAACATATCAATAATGGTGAATACGGACGAGATTGCGGCGGGTTTTGACATCGGGACTACGACAAGTTGTGCTGCCGTATGGATGAATGACAGGGTTGAGATTATCCCTGACGGACAGACTGGCTCCCGCATCATCCCTTCGTATGTATCTTTTACCGATGAAGAGAAACTGGTAGGAGATGCTGCTAAAAACCAATCCACTATGAACCCTAAGAATACTGTCTATGACGCTAAGCGGCTTATTGGCAGGAAGTTTAGCGACGCCGTAGTTCAGGAAGATGTTAAGTTGTGGTCTTTTAATGTTACTGGCGATGCGAACAATAAGCCTCTGGTGAATGTTAAGTATAAGGGCGAGGATAAGCAATTTCACCCTGAGGAGATTTCGGCGATGGTTATCCAGAGGCTGAAAGAGACTACTGAAGCGTTTCTAGGACATCCGCTTAAAAAGGTTGTGATTACTGTTCCAGCGTATTTTAACGATTCGCAAAGACAGGCGACGAAGGATGCGGGGGCGATTGCCGGTCTTGAGGTGTTGCGTATTATCAACGAACCGACGGCGGCGGCGATTGCTTATGGTCTTGATAAGACAGATGACAAGACTGAGAAGAATATCTTAGTTTTTGATTGCGGTGGTAAAGTTCTGCTACCTACGGATTATGCCCGTACGCCTATTGCTAGCCTCGCTTGCGTCGCTTGTTATTAAAACAGCAATAGGTGGAAGCCGGTTAATTGCTGGAAACTCCTAAAGCCCTATCTACCACAGCGGAATGTGCGAACATAAATGCGAAGGTTTGAAAAAGATATGGATGACGACTAATAATAAATATTAGGCGATGACTAATAATAAATATTAGGCGATGACTAATAATTAATATTAGAAGAAATGGACTATCAGCAGCCAAGGTTGTTAGCGATAACAATAAGGTTCAACGACTAGATAAAGTAAGATAGATAATTATATATTTATTACATTAATTATTTACCAGAAATATCCACGAATGCCGGCGTTTAGATTTGGCTTTGCTAAGTTTTACTTGGCTAAGTTTTACTTTGCTAAGTTTTACTTGGCTAAGTTTTACTTTGCTAAGTTTGGCTTGGCTTGGCTTGGCTTGCCTAGAAAAATTGATAATTAGTATAAACACAAAACATTATATTATACCACCACATATAATGGACGAAAGGTTAAAGATATTAAATAATATAATTGAGATAACGACCGTTACGACCGATAACATCCCTATAGAAATAAAGAGCATTCGCTTAGAGTTCTCGTCTAATAAATATTCATCTAAAAAAAACAGCATATATCACATAACGCTTAATGACAAGCATCTATCTAAAAAAGACGCATTTAATATAAAATATAAGTGTGTCTCTTGTGATGCTATACATATCGTAGGAACAACACAGTTTTTAAGAAAGATAAACAAGTGTTCCTATAGATGTGATAAGTGTTCTGGCGCCGCTACTGTTAAGCCCCTCTGTTTGTCATTAAGAGAACAGAAGGCAGAGAGTGATAGAATATTTGAAGAATATGACGACGACTTTAAGGATAATTACTATACATATCATTTGACAAATGAAGATTACGAGAGAATTTCTAAAAATATAATAAGTCTCCAGAATGGAAAGTATAAGATTGAGGATTTAGAATACTGGTCGGTTTTTAAAACAAATAACCAGATGCTATTTACCAGCGTATTCTATGACAACGCTAATAATCTAGTGATTAAAGCGAACCAGCCAATATTGCGATGTGATAATTGTGGTAATGACTGGCGAGCCAATACACTAGAGAAATACAAGAATTGTCATAAGATATTATGTCCCGCTTGCGCCCTGTGTAATAGGACATATAAGATACGAACTACTAAGAATTGTGTTAAAGACATCATTCTATATCAATCTAAACTGGAGTTAAATTTTATCAACTGGTGTAATAACAATTCTATAATTGTTAAGAATGGACCAGTTCTACCCTATGTATTTCTAGATGTAGCGAGAAAATACAAGGTAGATTTTGTGATAAAATGCGGAGCGAGCGGCGACATATTAATAGAAATAAAGGACAATCACATTTGGTATCGTAATGATATTAAATCAGGTAAGCACGAAGCGAAACTGAATGCCGTTAGAGCGGCAATAGAAAAAGGGGATTACAAGGAATATTATTTAATAACACCGGACATTTGGGTTAATACTTTAAAAACAATTAAGGCAAGGCATTACAAATCTAAATAAGATATAGTCTAAACTCATATGAGAGTATGAGAAATAATAGTTAAACGCTATTATGGTAATAATGTCGTGTTTGGGAACGCACGATGTATCTATTTTAACTCTTGATGGAGGTATTTTTGAGGTGAAAGCGACTGGCGGGGATACGCATTTGGGAGGCTCCGATATTGACAATCTAATCGTTGAGTGGTTGTGCGAGGATATCCTTAAGAAGTTAAAGAAAAATGTGCGTGAGAATGCTCGCGCACTTAAGCGGCTCAATATTGCTGCTGAGAAGGCTAAGAAGACGCTCTCGTCATCTACTACGACTTCTATTGAAGTTGAATCGCTTCTAGATGGAGTTGATTATAACACTACCCTAACACGAGCAAACTTTGAGCGACTTGCTGACAAGGTATTCACGAGAACGCTAGAGCCGCTAGACAGGCTGCTAAAGGACGCTAAGATGTCTAAGGGTGATATTCACGAAATCGTCCTTGTAGGAGGCACTACTCGTATCCCTCGCGTCCAAGAGTTGCTCTCTAATTACTTTAACGGAAAGCAATTGAATAAGTCGCTAAATCCTGATGAGGCTGTCGCATATGGCGCAGCAGTCCAAGCATCTATTCTAACAGGACAAGGCAACTCGCGAACAAATGAGTTGCTATTGCTGGATGTCGCACCGCTATCGCTAGGGATTGAGACGGCTGGCGGGGTGATGACTAAAATTATTGAGCGTAATACCACTATCCCTACGAAGAAATCGCAGACATTCTCAACATATGCCGATAATCAGCCAGGTGTTGATATTAAAATCTACGAAGGTGAGCGAGGATTTACGAAAGACAATAACTTGCTAGGCAGTTTTCATCTTGACGGTATCCCACCGATGCCTCGCGGACAGCCACAGATTGAGGTATCATTTGATGTTGATGCTAATGGTATTATGAATATTACGGCAGAAGAGAAGACCACTAAGAAGACTAGCAACATTACTATTACAAACGATAAGGGTCGCTTGTCTAAAGAGCAGATTGAGGAGATGATTAAGAAAGCAGAAGACTTCAAAGACGAGGACAATAAACTGAAAGAGAAGATTGAGGTTAAGAATGGACTAGAGAATTATCTTTATAATCTTAAGAATACGATGACGAAGAACGATAATTCGCCGGCAATCCTTGACGAGATTAAGGCAGAACTTGACCCTATTATTGACAAAGGTATTAAGTGGCTTGAAGAGAATGATAAGGCGGATACCGATGTTTATAAGGAGAAACAAAAAGAACTAGAGGCAAAGGTTAATCCTTTGATGCAAAAATTGTATAGCCAAGGTGCGGGAATGGCGATGCCTTCTATGTCCCCTGACGCTGGCTGTGATGACGGAGGCGACGATGAACCGGTGTCTAATACTAAGCCTACTATTGACGAGTTAGACTAGACGACTTACCGGCGTAGAGACGAAAGAAAGAGCGGGGCGGACATTAGGGCAACTAAAATAGTAATACCGATGAATGATGCTAGGACGATGTTGTAGATGAAATAAATCTCGCGTCGCACATCCTCGCTACATTCGCAATTCATTTCTTTTAATCTGTTTATAAATATTATAGTAATTATTATATTTATAAATCCTAGGAAATTAACCAACCCATAGAACATACGGAACATAGTATATGCGCTGCTTGTAATATCGCTGGGACCGAGACCGACTGAGTATAAATAAGCGTTAATCAATAGCATAACAATCATAAAAGGTATGACGACGAGCAGATAATACTTAACATAGGAGCGCATCCAGTTGTCGCTACACTTACACTCGGGGATTGCTTCTAACTTATAAACCCAGAGTATCGCATTAATATTAATTATTAACGCAATAAGACCCAATACCGTAGAGAATAATAAGGCGTTGGATTTTGTTTGCGATGACGGGGCGCCGACGCTGCCCGCACTACCTAGACCACCAGGACTACCTGGAATAGGCGAGAGGTTAGTCAGCGTCTTAGTTAGTGATTTTGCCGCCTTAGGGGATTTAGATTTACGAGGCATTTATTTTACTATTCTTTATTTCTATTATTATAAAAATATAATAAATTTTTTAGATATAGATATTCTATTATATAAATATATTTAGTGTATCTAATGTATATAAAATGCAAGGGATAGAAAACCTAGGTTCCACCTGTGCGATTAATAGTTTAATCCAGATTATAACTAGAAATGACATCCTCCGCAATATCATTTTAAACAATACCTTCGCCGACAATACGATATCAGGGCAACTGAAAGAGATTATCGACTTAATGTATGTTAGGGACAACTCTATAATACCACGCAAATTCTTAAATACCTTCTATACTATATTTGAAGACATCTTCTATTCTGGCGAACAGATTGACATAGGCGAGCTGTGGACTTTTTTGTCTGACAAGATATGCGACGAAATAGACGGGGTTGACGCTAGAGCTAGCAGCACCGCCTGTGTTCCCGAAGACCATTTAACAGAAGGCGTAGTCTATAATGACGATGCCTTGTTTTATAATGCTATCGCCAACTGTAAATTATTGAAGAAAAAATACGAGTATTACTATAATAAGTTTAATAAGAAAGTCTCACCGTGGCAAAAAAGCACACAGGGCTTTTATTTAAATACGACAAGATGCGTCCATTGTAATTTAACATTCTACAATTTTGAACCGTTCACTTCGCTTAATATAGATATACCTAGCGACATAAAGCAGCCTAGAGTGTCTGACCTGATATCTAAATCGTTAAAAGAGGAGGTTATAGAAGGTGCGTGGTTTTGCTCTAAGTGTGCGAAGAATAGGGCTTATAAGAAATCCACAAAATTGTGGAAATTGCCTGATGTTTTAGTAATAATCATTAAGCGGTTTATAAATATGAATACCAAGAATGACGCACCTGTATCAATTAACGACTATTTAAACTTCAATAAAGGCAGCGTATTATCTAATAAAAATGATGTGGTATATGACTTCTCATCAACCGCATTACATTTCGGCTCCTTAAATGGCGGGCATTACTCGGCAATCTGTAATACACCCGATGGCGACATATTATACGATGACCGTAATGTTGTAAAGATAGGCGCCGCTGATGCCGCTGGCGCTACCAATTTAAACTTTAAAGACCGCAGCACTAACGCATATATGCTAGTATATACTAAGAAAAACTAATAAAGACCAATAAAACCATATAAGAATAAGAGCTTACAAATCCTTATTCAATCGGGTAGGTAATCCGTGCCCGAATAAAATCATATAGATTAGCACGACTGCCGCAATCAACACACTCCTATACTCAGCCATCTTGGGGGACTGGTTGAATACGAAGACCATTAACATATATAATACGAGCCCTATAACCACCGAATGTAAAACCATCATAAGTCCTCGTTCCATCTTTGTTTGGTATTCTTTGTTATCTTTTATTATATGTTAGAAAATAAAATATTATTAAGGATATAAAGAGTATTACGACAATTAATACATTTTTCCCAGTTATACCACGATATACACGGTATCGGCTCATAACTTCAGGGTATAACTCGCCAGCCAGATATATGGCGTTAGAAACCGCACTTTCAATCGTCGTATAACCTACATAACTTTTACCGTTGTGCGTTCCTAGATTGTATAAATTATTGATACTGCTATTGAATGGGATGTATTTCTCGCCATATACATTAAAATACGCATTATCCCTACAAGCCCATTTATTTTTATAAGTATCATAGTAATTATTGGGATTTATGATAGCCTTGTAATCCGCCGACAACTTAGGGAAGACGCTCTCTTTAATCTGTCTATAGACCTCTTTAATCAGTTCGTCCGCCGAACTCTCATTAGCCTTCTTATAAGTCGCTCTGCTGTTTTTATCGCAAATGCTAACGGCTACGCTGAGAACTGTGGAGCCGACGGCATTTCTAACATCGCTGCTAGCGCCGCTAGCGCTCATCGCATCAACAGCATCGCTAGCGCTGACAGCATCTATATTATCCATATAATCGCTTAGGTTTATTAAAACAACACCCCAGTCAGTATCAAAGGTTAGCCCATTAACAATCGGCAAATACTGGTCTTCCTTAAAATGATAGGTTATAGATATGTAATCTATATATTTTGTTTTCTCAGCCCATCTCTCAAAATCGTTATAATTACCAAAAGCGTTTCGCAGCCCGTCTTCGTATTTAATGATACCAAGCAGGGCAACAGGCGGCACCGCAAATACCAATTTGCCGCATCTTATTTTTTCAGCATTACTTAGCGTTATTGTTTCTACATTATTATCCTGTATATCATAATCGGTTATGTTAAAACCCATCATAAAATCTACCCCACGATTACCTAGAAACCTCTTCCAAGTATCAAATAGCGAGATGTCTAGCGGTGCCCTCGGTTGATATATTTTCATCATACCGCTATTATCGCTCAATCTCAGTATTTTATTTAAACTATAAGAATATACATTACCGCCGTCAGTAAAGCGACATAGCCTGTCAAGTAGTCCTATAGCTTTTATAGAAAACCCATAACCTCTCAAATATTCGTATAAGCTGATGTCCTTACCGTAGTCGTCATCAATCACATACATCAGGTATGCTAGAGCAAACATCGCTATCTCATAAGAAGTATAGTTAGGCAATATCTTGCTCGCCGCTATATCACTAAACGAATACTTGTAATCTACAAACACATCTTCTACTTTTAGCCCCATCTCGCTCAGCAGATTAAAGAAGTTGTAATAGATAGATAAATAGATACGAGGACCGTGTTCTGTAAATAACCCATCCACATTCCTTTTAACACGATGACAACCTCCTATCTCCTGCTCCCTGTCTATTATCAATATGCGCCTATACATAGAACTTGAAGTATGCGCTAAAGCCAAACCAGCGGGTCCTGCGCCTACAATAACTAAATCATAGTATCTCATTACTTCCTATTATACTATACATCAATATCTTATATATCATAGCATATATATCATAGCATATATATAATAGCATATATATCATATCTTATATATCATAGCATATATATCATATAAACAAATAATAATATCTTATATAAAATAAGAAAAATGGAGAATATTAATAGCACAATTGTTGATATAACATTTATAGACGGTGAATGCGAAACTCTCCCTGCTGTTGCTAGCGAAGGAGACGGAGAAGACACAACTCAAGAGCCTATTCCCGTTCCTGTCGCTAGCCCTAACAAATTCATTATAACCTATGATAATGGACTAACAGAGACCCTAGTGATTGGTAAGGAGACCTATGACCGAATGTATATAGAGTGGTTAAAAGAACAGCCACCATTCATATCAGACATTTATAAGCAGAATATGAATAATATCATTCTGTCGTCTATTCATAATAATAATAAGTGTGTTGCTGACCTTAATGGGTTTTTTAGAGAAACCAATAAAGACGAGGTTATTAATTTTATTAAATATATGCGTGGTCGTGATTTAACACAAGAAAAACTAAGATGGAATAAGCCATACAGCGATTTATATAATAAGGCTGTAGTTGATACCTAAGCCCCCGTCTAGTCACCAAGTTCCACAGCAACCACATCATTTGTAATAGTATAGCCTAGTAATAAATTGTAGTGCTCTATCCATTCAAATAGTCCATCAATATCTCCATAGTCATCATATGGGTTCAGTTCTAGTATGTTTATTAGTTTCAAGGAATAATAAACCAAATCATAAGCCATAATAATAGCATTTTCTAAATCTACCCGACATCGCAATTTATTTTTATCTATATATACACGGATAGTATCCTTTGTATATTCTAGATTATAAATCCCACTACGGCACCTATGTAATTTCATCAGGTTTCTATCTTCGTTGTCGTCATTATATATTATTGCCGCAAACTCCTCAATAATAGTCCGTATATACTCAAAGTCCGCTGGAATAAATGATACAGGATATTCTATGTATTTTAACTTATATAATCGGCTATCCTCCTTAATATAACGCTGTCTATATAAATATATACTGTTGGTATCATCTCGGTCATAGCGATTGCCCCCTACATATTCGCTATCGCCGCTATCGCTGCTATCGCCGCTATCGCTGCTATCGCTGCCGTCATAACAGCCTGTATTTATACAATAGCATAACTTGGATTTCTTCAGTTTCTCATAGAAATCGCATAGAGACCTCGCATTTTTATTGTCTATCTGCTTCGCGCATCCCTTAAATACATATTTGTATATAAGGACAAGGATATCCTCGGGCAAATCCAATAGACGGTTTGGCTGCTTTTTCATATATTTACTAGAAGACAATAAGATATTTAAGATATTTAAGACTAACAGTTGATATATAAAGGAAATGCCTACATATTTAGAGATATTACCGGAGGACATCATAGCAATCATATATAGACATTTGTATTTGTCTATACTGCGTGATATGAAGCATAAATCCATTTATAAGAATACTAGATATTTTCATAAGTTGCTAGAGATAACAGCGGAACCCTTTGTATGCGATTTGGATTACTTGGGGATGTTGAATATCAATAGCGTATATGATATTTTCAAGTATAAAAAGAATAGAATAGAATACGACGAACTATTCCAGCCAGAAACCGCCATATACAAGCGCTCACACTTTACGAATAACTTAGAAATAGCATTAGATAATATATGGATATCTAATGAAGTTCTAAGCAATCTCTATAAATCTAATAAAAGATACTACAAGTTGTTTATAAAAGAATACTTTAACTTTGACGAGCATATGTCTAGCGGCGAAGCCGCCGGCACGGGTTATGCTATCGTTTCTAGAAGAGTTAGCGGCGGCGGCAGCGGCGGCTTTGTATTCTCACAACACAGACCTTTTGCGTGCTTGGCTGAACTGTTATATAATGTTATAGACTTTTATAATATTATCCAGAAAATAATATATACCAATAAATACCTACTAGATTGTATAGAGGACGACGGGCAAACATTAACGCAAAGACAACGCAAAGACAGGGATATTCTTGAAGATATGCTAGGTTATCACATAAACAATCGTTTTATCATCAGGTTTGATTACGATATTGATAATAATGCGGCGTTCCCTATTTTGATGTCTTACTAATCACGGCGTAGTTTAGCGTGATTTGCCCCCTATTCGCTAATCTTCTTTAATATTTGTAGCCCTCTTTTATAGTTTAAGTGTTTGTTAAATTTATATGTTTTAACCACTCTTTTTCGTGCTCTTGGTGCCGGTAGAGGTAGTGGCTGCGAATTATCTATATCTGTATCGGTCATTATGAAGTTTCTCTTAACTCTTGGTGTATCCTGACGAGGCTGCTGAGGTGTATCTTGATGAGGCTGCTGAGGCTGCTGAGGCGGCAATATATTATAATCGGTCATTATAAACTTCTTTTTAAGCCTACCATCAGTAATTATGAAGTTTTTCTTAACTCTAGGCGTAGGTAGCGATTGTGCGCGAGGTGGCGAATGCTGACGGGGTGGCGAATGCTGACGAGGTGGCGAATGCTGACGGGGCGGCGAATGCTGACGGGGTGGCAATATATTATAATCTGACATTATGAAGTTTCTTTTAACTCTAGCAGTATGCGGTGGCGAATGCCTAGCTTCGGTTATTATAATGTTTCTCTTTGCTTTAGCCTGACGAGAAGGCGAAGCCTGTCTAGATGGTGTATTATGTCGCTGATGATGTGGAGATAAACTAGCATCAGTTATTAGAATGTTTCTTTTAACTTTTGTAGGTAGCGAATGTGCGCGAGACGGCGAAGCCTGACGATTATGAGGCGGCGAAGCCTGACGATTATGAGACGGCGACGGTATCCTATAATCTGTCATTATGAAGTTCTTTTTAATCCTACCATCAGTTATTATAAAGTTCTTTTTAACCCTAGGCGTATCTGGACGAGGCTGGCGAGGCGATGGCTGACGAGGCGGCGAAAGCGGCGAAAGCGGCGAATGTATAATATCAGTAATAGAAAATACCCTTTTATTTCCCATATGTATTCTAATAGTATAACATTTTTTATTTAGTGATTACAAGAAGTTCTAATTTGCTTATCCGGTATTATATATTATTATCCTTTTCTATTTTCCAGAATTCTATTATCTTCTTGCTGTCTTTCATATACTGAGCCATACGCGTTCTACTCGCCTCTATCTCTTTTTCTAACTCCTTAATATTATTTTCGTTATTCTCGCAATACTCCACAATCTCATACTGTTTATCTAGCGAATGGACGGGGATTGTGATATTCTTTAGGCTAGACTTAGAGATATGGCGAACAGTATCTCCGCTCCCCGTGTATAGATTATTCAAAATATCTAAGTTATTTGACAAATAATAATAGACATATTTCAAGTTTAATACAGACTTGTTCTTATTTTGAAGAATAAAGCAATTGTCGCTTGCCGAAAACTCATAGCTGTAATTGATATTAGCGGCTCCGCCATCACCTATTATAATACTCTCACCTAAGTAATCTGGCGTATCAACAAAACTATCAACAATCGCTGTGCCTCTAAAGAAAGGGAACGCACCTTCTTTGCTTCCATATTTGGTGTTTCTTTTGCTCCGTTGAAGAATATTACACAGGTCTTCAAGCGTCCTTTCTGTCATTTGGAATATATGAATATATGTAATGTATGAATACTATATTTTTATATACAATTTATTATAGAGATATCCTTATGGGTGTTAATATATGCTTGACAAACCTAGGATGTGTAGCGACAGGCACGACGCTTTCTTATTTTGTAGAAAACATAATAACCTTTATAATTATCTTTTTGCCCTTGGTTATTGGTTTGTCTATAGGGGCTATTTATGGGAAAAATTGGAACGACCCTAAATACAAGAACCTCAAAAAGCCCGCATATAACCCTCCTAGTTATGTATTCGGTATCGTCTGGCCTATCTTGTATCTTGCGATAGGTGTTATCTATAGTTATGCTCTATACGATTATAAGAAGTCTGGCGCCGCTGCCGCTGCTGCTGCCGCTGCTGTCGCTACATCATTCGTATACTATAAAGAACTTAAATATTGGGTTATACCGATGTTGGCTCTGCTATTCAACTTCTTGTATATCCCTGTATTTTTTGGAGAGAATGGGCTTTTTAATGGCTTTGTAATAATAATTTTGAGTTTGGTCTTTGCGATACTAACGATGATACAGTTTTATTTACAAAAAAATAATAATAATAACATTAAATATTATGCGATACTAGCGTTATTGCCTTATGTAGCGTGGTTATCCTTTGCGTCCTATTTATCCTATAATATATGGGTGATGAATGTCAAATAAATAGAATGTTTATTAAATAAATAGAATGTTTATTAAATAAATAGAATGTTTATTGATTTGTTTTTTATTAAACATTAAATAGATAATGAATAAAAATAAAGGACTTAAGACAGGCACTAAATATGGTAGGCGGAAAGGTGGAAATTACCCTACGGTATTACAATTACAACAAGGGATGCAAGCATACAACACATATGCTAATCAGCCAGCACAGCAGCCGCAAGGGCAGCCGCAAGTCCTATATCAGCAACCAATTGCCGGACAGCAGCCTCAAGGGCAGCAAGGATTTATAGGGACTGCCCTAACAGACCTTAAAAATAATAAGGATATGTTCCAGCCAGTCTATGACACTACCTCTAGTATCGGCTTAGTATATAACTTTGTGGTCGCTTTATTTGCTACCCTTCTAGCAGCCTTGCTAATATTTGTAGGTTATATGGTAAAAGATTATTACATCAAGTATAGCGGAAGGGTTAGAGGACGCATAGTTAGTGCTAAATGTTATACAGAAATGAATAGTAATAAGCAGAGACAGAAGAAATGCGATGCTTCTGTAGAATACGAGGTAGCCGGCAAAAAATACAATAACAGTTATTTAGCAGAGGAACAAGTGAATGTCAATCAAGGCGTTGATATCAATTATGACCCTCTCAATCCCGACAATTTCACAACAAAATACGACCTAATGTCATATATCGGCTGGGGGCTTATAATATTCGCCGGCGTAATGTTATTAGTTTCTTGGGGTTGGTTTATATTGTCTTGGATGTTTAAGCCTATAGCGGCTGCTAGCGGTATCGGCGCAATTGGTTCGGCTTTAACCCCAAATAGTTAAAAAATGATTACCTTTTATCTTTAAAAGCGCTTAAGGACAAGAAAATGAACGATACAGTTCATTCGTTCGATGCCGCTTCGCTCGCCGCTATCAAGCACAAGGGCAAACTGTGGGTTAGCGATATGATGTTGAAGAATTTAACGCATACGAAGCCGGGTTCTATATCGCACCTGCTGTATGGAGAGAAACCTAGCGAACAATCGGTGAATATCAAGTTTGGGCGATTTGGCGAGTTCATAGCAAAGGAGATGATAAAATCTAATGAAAACTTGGAACTCCTAGAGTGCGGAGTTAGAATGATAAATAGCAAGATGAAAGATGTTGATTTGATATTTATGGATAAAACCAAAAAGATTTTATATTATCGTGAATTGAAGGGCAATATAGAACTGGATACAGAGAAATTACCAGCGACCATCGCTAAATGTAATGAGATAGCCGCATTTCTCAAGACTAAATATGGAGATTGTAGCATAGACTACGCTATCCTAAACTGGAGCATCTATGATAGGAGGGTTTTAACTTGCGGTCTCTCTAATATCAGGGCATTTGAAAAAGAAGGGGTTAAGATAGAGCACTTTGGGGAGTTCAGCAATATTGCCGGTATTGATTGGTGCGAGCAAGATTTCTACTCGTATTTTAGAGAGATAGGCGAGCACATAACTACTAAGGCGTAAGCGTCGCCGCCTAGTAATTCTTAATAATTAAATGTTTGTTGTTGATTTCGTCCCCTATGCGATTGTTATATAGTTTAAATTTGTATTTTTTGTCATATTCTTCAACTATGTATCCTTCATACAGTTCCTCTATAAACTTTGTTTTACCAATCACCATCAGGCATTTTATTTTTGTTGTTTTAAAGAGGTTCGCCAACTTGCGTTGCTCCTCTTTGTCAAACACGCAATATCCATAGTCGGTAAATTCGCTATCATAAGGCGGGTCTAAGAACATAAAGTTTCTCTCATCATTATATTTGTCAAAGATATCCTCAAACTTCTCATTATATATCTCAGTTCTATTCAGTAATGTCTCGTAATCCTTGTTTAATAACTCGGTATAGTTTATGGTTTTATATCTGCCGAAAGGGATGTTGAACTTTTTGTCTTTGTTATATCTTAGCATCCCTCTAAAGCAGGTTTTGCGTTGATAATAAAACCGCTTAGCGATATCTAGGTCGCCATTTATCTCCATAACATCCCTAACATAGTAATATGTCTCCTCGTCATTCGGTGTATTCTCCATAAAATCGTAGATTGCTTGTCCCTCGCCATTCCCTATACACTTATAAAGGCTTGTAAGTTCGCTATGTATATCGTTGATGACTGCTTTGTCAGGGCTTAGATAAAAATAAACGGAGCCACCGCCTACAAAGGGCTCTATATATATGTTATAGTCTTCTGGGAAGTATTTTTTAAACATCTTAATCTCTTCTATTTTCCCACCACTCCATTTTACGATTGGCTTTAAGGTCTTTTTATACATCGGGACTGTTGCCGTTATAAAGGCGATTAGTTCGCTTTTATTCTTGGACTTATAGGCTGTGGTAGCGGTAGCAGCGGCGGCGGCGTCAGCGTTGTCCTCACATATCTTTATAAGTTCCTTCTTAGAATTCTTTGACAAGTCCATAATTATATGAATATACCAATCTTATTATCTATTATATATCATTTTTTATATGGATAAATATGTTCTAATCTACGCAAAATATCATAAAAATTGATAGATTGGCTTAAAGATATATAGCAAGCGCCATCAGCCTACACAAGTCTTACAAAGCAAAACCAGTCCGTCTTACCAGCCCGTCTTACCAGCCCGTCTTACCAGCCCGTCTTACCAGTCTCTCGCAAGTCTTACAAAAGCCTAAGATGTCCGTCTCAGTCGCCGCTGCTACCGCTGCTACCGCTGCCTTCGCAGTTCTCATCAAGGAAGCAATCGCTAATATGCCTGACAGTCTCAATACCAAGAAAGAGATTGACGAGTATTACAAGAAGGCTATGAAGGATATTAATGACAAGATGAAAGAAGAGAAGAAGGCACTCAAGAAGGCGGAGCCAAAAGCGCCCAAGGAACCCAAGGAGCCAAAAGCGCCTAAGGAACCTAAGGAACCTAAGGAGCCTAAGAAGCGTGTCAAGAAAGCAAAGCCTGCTGAGGTTGATGCGGATGGTAATGAGATTGTGAAGGTGAAGAAGCCTCTCAACAAATACCAGATGTTTATCCAGCAGCAGCGTCCTAAGGTGAAAGAAGATTACCCAGAATTGTCTGGTGAAGAAATCTTCACAAAAATTGCTGAACTCTGGAAACAGCACAAGGAAGGCGCTGACAACAAGAGTGATGAAAAGGAAATTAAGAAGATTGAAAAGGAAATCAAGAAGATTGACGATGAAATCAAGAAGATTGATAGCGATAGTGAGGCAGACAAAGCGAGCGACGACGCAAATGCTAGCGATAGCGGAGAAAGTGAGAGTGGAAACGAAAGCGAAGTGAATGACGCAGACGAAGTGGATGACGCAGACGAAGTGGATGAAGCGGACGAAGTGGATGAAGCGGTAGCACCGGCGGTAGCAGTAGTAGCAACCGCAACACCAGCACTAGTAGTAGTAGCGGCGGTAGCAGCGGTCGCAGATAAAAAGGCTAATGCGTCAGGAGGCAAAGCACCTCGCAAGGCACTAAGCACTAAGCCTGCTAAGCCCGCTAAGGCTGCTAAGTAAGCAAGTAAGTAGCCTACTAGGAATAGATAATATGTGTTATATGTTATATATTTTTTATATTATCATATATATTTAACATTATAATCTATATATAAGTTAGGTTCGCTATGCGTTTGTTGCTACTATTAACATCCTTAATGTTTTTTTATTCTAATGTCGCACTCGCTATCGCAGCATACCCGCTAATTAATATAAATATGTATGGGACTGGTATGTTTCTACCATATAGCATAGGTATCGTCGGGTATATTAAGAAACATTTCACGCTACCTGATGCTAATATTACAGGCATCTCTGGTGGTGCTATATGTTCTATCTTATATACGCAAGAGGACGACTTGTCTAATCCCGACAAAATATGGGATTATATGATAGGCGCAGATATCAACGAACTCTCATTATATAAGGACTTGCGTATTTTTCAAAAAAACATAGGGGATAACTTGAAGAGACGGTATAGCAAAGCTCCACGAGACTTCGGCAATATCTCAGTAATATCTACGAATGTCGCCAAAATGAAGAACGAGAAGATATCGAGCTTTAACGATATCAGCGAGCTAATAGACTTCAGCCTATGTAGTTCGTATATCCCTTTTGTTAGCGGGGATAGGCTAGGTAAAAATTACAAAGGCACCGAATATATGGACGGTGAGATATTTCGTGATTACAAGTATGACAAGAAGCAGACTTGCCCTACCACCATTTCTATACATAGAAAGATGTGGGGACGCAAATTCAATATGGGAAACTACCTTTATACCAATAAACAGATATCACGAGACCTCTTCAATTATGGGTGGGAAGATACGCATAAAAATAAAAATGAGTTATTTCGTTGTATCACTAACACAAACGCAAAGAAGATATACTTAGGCAAGACATTATCGCAAAAATAACTGGCTGGCTTTCTCATAAGACTTTTCAATCTTTTTATCATATACTTTCAGCCTATTAAGCCTCTCCTCTTCTGCCTTCGCATCCTTAATTTTCTTTAATTCTTCAGCTTTCAACTCGCGAACCGACAGCACTTTCTTTGCCTTATTCTCACGGTATGCCTCGTATTCATCAACGCTTTTAAACTCTTTAACATTTTTCATTAGGCTTGGGTCAACTAGCCTTGTGCCGTCGTGAGCCCTCATATAATCGGTGTAGGCTAGCGAACTGGTCTTCTCCATACTGCTAGAGTAATCGTCAGGGCGTTTGGCTCCTAACTCGGTGAATTGTAGGGTCTTTGCTAAAACTAGCGGCTCAGGCTCGCGATATTTTATTAGAGCCTTATTAACAGGCACATTCTTATTAAACAAGTTGTTAAAAGTCTCGTTGTCTATTTTGTTTTTTTTTGTAAGTTTCTCTATGTTTATATCCTCACGGACTTTCGTAGATAAGTCCATTTTAGAGCCGTAGCCAAATTCAATATCCTCGTCATATAACTTACATTTTTCAAAGTTTTTATTAAATTTGTCTGGCGTCATCTTAATATCACTAGGCGTTAAGACTTCGCTAGGATGCTGCGCTTCATTATTTGTCATCTTGTGGAAGAAATCGTTAGATTGCTTCTTAAAATTATCGTTAGATTGGTTCTGGAAGAAATCGTTAGATTGCTTCTTGAGGTCTCTGTGCCCTTTGTCTTCATCGCGTCTCTTCAGTTCGTCTCCCAGTTTCTTAAAGCAAATCGTTATGATATTAAAGAGGTCTTTGTTTCCACCTTGCTTATCAGGGTGCGTGTTGATTGCTAATTTGCGATATGCATCTTTCAATTCATTCCAAGTGAAGTTCTTAGAGACATTCAACACCTCGTAAGGATTGATGCTGTCTATATCAATATCCTTGAAGTCTATCTCGTCTATTGCTCCGCTTTTCTGCGCAGCATTATAATATTGCTGGTATGTATATTGTCTTGACGAATTCGCACCCATATTCCATATAACTAATATATAGGGTCTTATTTATATATAAAGTTAAAAAATAATTAGGCATAGCCGCAATAGCATCGGCTGGAGCGAAGCGGCGGCGTTGCCTATCTCTTATATATAACCTTAGTATTATATATGTATCTATTTGCTTTTGCTTGTAATTCTGTTAGGTTGTTAGGATGCCCTGTCCTAAAGTTGTAGTCATACAATAGTGTCATAGGAGTTGTGCTGGTTTCTAGGAATTGTATGCGGTTGTTGCGACTATCACTTCTAAACCCGCAATCTATCATTCTACAAATAAGGTCGGCAAACTCTTGCTCTTCCAATTCTTTAGATATAAAAATCTCTAGAGATTTTAGTGTGTAATTTGTATCTACCTTTTTTCTACATACTATTTGTATTCCCTTTATGTAATCTATATTCTCCGGCTGTAAACTTCCTAAGAGGTTGTTATAGATTGTGTGGGTATCAACAGCATAACCATTAAATTTTAACTGCTCTACGCTAGTACATTCAATTCTAGCCTTGAAGTTCCGCATATATTATATATAATACAGTTAAATCATCTCTTATATACCCTTAATATTTTTTATGATATTTGCGAGATACACGACAGGTAATTAAGACCACTAGTATTATCCATCTCTATCCATCTCTATCGCATTACAGATGCTCTGGGCTTCTGTCTCGGTAATACCGCAAGTCATATAATCGCTCTTCGTATCGCAGCATTCGCAGCATTCGCAGCATTCGCAGCATTCGCAGCATTCGCAGCATATCTCTAAAACATATAAAGATAATAAGGTATCATCAGTTTTATGATAGTAAGCACAAAATAGAACAAATTCTAGAATTCTAGTATATAAAAATATACTCAATAATTATTTATAATAAATGGCTATAAATAATATTATTGTTGTTGGTTGTAATATTGTTGGGTTATATTCGGCACTTCGGTGCGCTGATAATGGCTATAGAGTTAGTATAGTGGATAAATTATCTAGCGACAAGATATCCAGAAAAAACCGCAATAATTACAGGGTGTTTAATAAATCGCATCACATCTATATACATTTGCTAAATAGATTTTCAATAAAATATGAGAAATACCTCCTTAAATATAATGAGAAGACCTTGAATGTCCTAGCGTCCATCATCAACAAGTCCAAACTGATACCGAAGAAGTCCTTAAATACCCAATCATTTGTCAAGTTCTGTCGTTCTATCCTTTCTATTGCCGATTATAATATATTAAAGAACAACTTAGAAGCCTACGAGCATATATATAGTAATCTTTCGGCGATGGATGCGCTAGCGATGCTCTCTAGCGATATTAGTGCGACGCAAGAATATTATATATTAACCGACGATATTGGTGTATTAATAGATAGGATGACTGTATATTTAAAAACAAAGAATGTTGAGTTTTATTACAATACTGAGATACGAGATATAACGCAAAGTAATAATATAACATACTCATCAACACGGACGAACACATTCATATCTAACATCCTGATACTGGCGATATCGAAGGATAATCTGCTAAAGTTCAACCTATTAACAAAAGACCAACGAAAACTGCTTAATAATGTATCCAAGTATAATATTGATTGCGAGAGTATCTATACGGACAAGCACCTAAAAAACGAATATGACATTAAAACGCACCTATTAGATAAACTACATATTGTATGTCCTATTAAGAAGCACAGTCTGTATCTGTGGAATTACGGGATTAATAACATTATTATTAGAGACAAAATAAAGCATATGTTCTCGCACATATTTATTTGCGGCGACGCCTATTCTCGCAGCAACTTCTTTATAAATTATTCTTTTGAGACATTTGACAATATCTACAGCAAGATTATCCACAGGATGGCTCATCCTTATTAGCCGGTGCCGCTGTGGCTTATTAGCCGGTGCCGCTGTGGCTTATTAGCCGGTGCCGCTGTGGCTTATTAGCCTGTGCTACCAAAGGCACCGGTGCCTCTGCTTGACTTCTCAATTACAATATCGGTATCGGTATCGGCAGCATTCGCGGTATTCGCAGCATTCGCTACCACATCCGTAATAACAAATCGTGAATATATCTGTTTTTTAACTATCATTTGACAGCATTTCCACGGCAACCGCCAATCTGTTAGGTCAGTTAAGTCGGGTGTCTCGTCATTAATTTTTGTAAGCGCTATATAGAGATTACCACGATAGCCTTGGTCTATAATACCCACATTATTTGCCAGCATATACCCTGAGCGACTTATGGAACTACGGGGCACAATCTCCACATAGTAGCCGTTAGGGATTTCTAACTGGATACCAGTATCATATATAACTGTATTAGATGTTAGCCTCTTATATTCGCTAATAATCGTTAAATCGTATCCTGAATCAGAGTATCGTGATTTGCTGGGGATGACCGCTCGCTCATCCACTTTAAAAACCTTAATGGTAGGGACAGATGCCCCGTCACGACTATTGTATGTGTAGATATAGTTATTATAGTAAGGGCATTCGTAATCACTATAAAGCATTCCTAGCAAATCAATCATATTCACGCCTTTATATTGGACTACAGCATTCTTATTAAGACCTTTTAACATATTATGCGGTATATCATAGAGTTTGGCTATAGTATCAGCCATCTTATCGTCATAAAATGTGATATTAAGATTGTCGTTAATGATATTTCCGTATTTCTCAATATATGCCTTGACAAACTCATTACATTTATTAACATCTTCGCTATGACACTTGGTGATAAAGGCTGATATATTGCCATCAGCCGATTTAATATTCATAATATCTTCTTTGATTTTTTGTGAAGTTAACGAAGTTAACGAAGATATAGTAAGTTCTAGAGTTCCTGTTAGAAATGCGTCCTCTGTGTATTTAACGCTCCCAATTTTACGAAGATACCCTACGAGCCTGTCTATGTTATTAAAATACGGATAGTTCTTTTTATCGTTGTCATTAAGGTCGCAGTAATATCCATAAGAAACGCTCCTCATATTATTGTCGTGGTCTTTAATATTATTAAGTTTTAGAACGACATTTACTGCTTGCTGTGCGTCCTCAGGTGTTGATGTAGTTGATGTATTAAAAACGATTACTCCTAGAATATAGGACTTGAGGGGTGTATCAATAGTAGCAAAGAAGTTCTCATCAATCGCATCGTTTTCGCCAGACATATTATATTATATGTATGATATCATTATAACTTTAAATAATTTTGTCGCTTCGCCGCTTCGCCGCTTCGTAAATATAAAAATTGATTTAAAATATATATTATAGTATTAACCATAACCTAATGGCGGATATGAAGAACTTCTCGCAATTATACAATTTCATTATGGATATTAAAGAGGATACGATAATCCCCTTTCTTAATGAGAAATGGATAGGCAAAGATAAGCAAGAGTCACTATTTCGTCTTTTCGCCTACTTAAATGTTATTAAAGAGTTTGACAATTATTCGCTATGTGATGGTAATTTTAACGAAGGAACCTTGTCTAAAAATAGTGTCCGGACTATCCTATTTGACAAGAATTTAAAAGACAAGGGGGATAAATCAGACCTCTCTCTTATATCTAATGATTGTGAAACTCTAATTGCTACTACTTCTAAGAGCCTAGATAGTTATTGTATTGGAGATTTAGAGACAGACCCTATACAACTCATTTATCAGCAAAAATATGTTTCAAGATATTCTCAGTTGCGTATCTGTATAGTTGTAAGAGATAAGCATGAGTTATATGAACTTGCTAAGAAAGCAGAAAGGACAAGTAAAAGAATTAAAGATATTATTAGCGACCCTTCAACAATAATATTTGATTGGACTGATATTGATATTTGGTTCAATATTGCGAAAGATGTTTATAAGGATAAAACTATAAAGGATATTTGCAAGTTTGCGAAGCCTCCTTTAATAAACAAATTTCACCAGAATATCGCTATTGTGAATACCATAGCCATTTCACAATATTACAAAAATATTTTATGGGGGCAAATACCTCGTTCTGGTAAGAGTTATATTATAGCAGGGACAATATATAAGGCTATTGCTAACACAAATACCTTTAATATTATTATTATAACAACTGCTCCTAATGAGACAAGAGAGCAATACCTAGAGATGTTTAATAGTTATTGTCAGTTTGAAGATTTTACAATTCATTATATGAATGATGTTAAAAAACCTAAATTGACTAACAAAAACATCATAATATGCTCTAAACAATTCTTACAGACAAAGGGTGTTAAAGAAGACAAGGTTAAATCCATTAAATGGTTGAAAGATATGAAGTTCAATTGGAGATTTATTGACGAAAGCCATAATGGCGGAACAACCGAACTGTCTAAAAAAGTTCTAGAGGCATACGGAAATACCGAGGGTGTTATATCTGTCTATATTACGGCAACCTATATGAAGCCTCAGCAAACATTTAATATTCCTATTGAGGCGACTGTTTTATGGGACTTAGAAGATGTTAAATTATGTCAGTCAATAGACAAAGAGCCATCTGTGAATAAACTCGTAGCAAAATATGGCGATTGCGTTCTAAAAGTATTAGCAAGAAGCAGCAAGGACGAGATTAAAGAGGATTATTCTAGGTATCCTACGCTAGAATTTATGAAGTTTGATTTTAAATACGAGGTTAAACGAGCGATAATTGACAAATACAAGGATACGAATAAAGGGTTCTCAGCCGAAGCTATCTTTCTCTTAAAATATAAGGAAACGAAGGATAAGGCAGGGAAGTTAGTAGTTGATACTATTAATGAGTTTCAGGATGAAGGAGGTGTCATTAATCTATTACATAGTATTTTCGGTAAAGAAGAGCACGATGACATTTTCATTACAAAGGATACATCATCGGTATTTAGCGAGATTAGCAAAATGTGTAAGAACGGCAATATTAATTCTCGCTCATTTAGCGTGGAAGACCCTTTAATCGCGCTAGCATTTCTGCCTTGTAATCTCCATAACACGCCTTTAAGTAGGCTACAAGAGGCATTAAGAAATCTCATTATTAAGCATAATATATTACCTGAATATGATGTCATATATTTAAATAGCAAGGATAACAATAGCAGAACATCTAAAGAGATTATTAATGATGCTTTGAAAAATGTTAAACTCGCAAATAAAAAAGGGTTGCTGGTATTGAGCGGTCGTATGTGTTCTCTCGCAGTTTCTTTGCCTAAATGCGATATCGTATTGATGCTTAATAACACAGAAAGTTATGACGCTTATTACCAAATGATATTTAGATGTATGACAGAAGATACTAACAAAAAAATCGGCTTCGTCGTTGATATGAATTTACAAAGGGTTTGTTGCGTTATCGCCGAATATGCAGCTAAAATATGTAAAGGCAATACAAAGATGAAGGATGCTATTAAATATGTGTTAGAACAGAATATCATAGGCTTTAGAAGCACAGAATGGATGAAAAACTATTTTGGATTGTCTAATGTCAATATTGATAATGTTGTGAATGAAGTATATAGTATATATAGTTCTAATCCTTCTAACGCTATTGAAGGGATTTTAAAATCATTAGACTTAAAAATCAAGGTTCTTACAAAAGACCAAGAACTTTTTAATAAGATATTTACTACAAAGGCATCTCCTAAAATGGTTAAAAATGTGTTAAATGAACTAACAAACAGTATTGAAGTTAAAAAAGGGATTGATAGCCTTGTGTTCGGCGATAGCGGCGATAATTCATCAGTTGTAAGCGATGATACTGATACAAGCACAGGAAGTATCACTAAAAACATTAAAAATGTTAATTTAATGAACGATATAATAAAGCCGTTAATGAGTTTATTGTGTATTTTAACTACAAATGCGGAGGGCTCCGCTACAACTTTTAAAGACCTGTGTATTTGGATTAAAAGTTCAAAAGAAGAAAATTCCATTATTATTAGTCAACTGGCTATTTGGTGGAATAAAATGGAGACAATTACTAGCGATACTAGCGAATGGATTGATATGTTTATCACACTTTATGACACATATTTATACAATCACGATGAGTTTAATTCGGCTTTTACGCGACTTAAAGAGATGTTCTGTATCGCCAAAAATAACAAGGACGAACTCTCTAAAATTATTGACAAATACCTAGTTCCGCAAGATATAGAGAAAAAGCAAAATGCCGAGGTATCAACACCTTATATCCTAAGAAAAGATATGATTTCTAAAATACCAAACGACTTTTGGAGGTCTCCTAAGAAAGTGTTTGAGCCTTGTGCTGGTAAAGGAGGATTTCTACTAGATATTATCAATAAATTTATGGACGGTCTTCAGGAGTTGTATGAAGACGAAGAAGAGAGATATAGGGTAATTGTGGAGGAGTGCCTCTACTGGGCTGAGTTTAACTCTACAAATGTCTATATTTGTAAATTGCTTCTAGACCCTTTTGGTAAGTATAAACTAAATTATAACGAGGGTGATACGCTACAATTGGATATTAAAGAAAAATGGGCGATTGACGGTTTTGATGCGGTTATAGGCAACCCTCCATATAATGATGCGACAGGTAATAAAGGCAAAGGGCATTGTATATGGGTTAATTTTGTAGAAAAGGCATTTAAAGAATGGTTGAATAAAGACGCCTATTTATTATATGTGCATCCTGCTGTATGGCGTCAAGTAAATCATCCTTTACAAAAAATAATTAAAGAGCGACAAATAATTTATTTAGAAATTCATAATATAGAAGATGGTTTAAAGATATTTAAATGTTCTACAAGATATGATTGGTATTTAATACAAAATAGAGATTACACAGATAAGACAATTATAAAATGCGAAGACGGTATTATTGAAGAAGAAAACTTATTAGAATGGGATTATATACCTAATATGATGTTTAATGAATTAAAAGATTTATGTAATTCTAATATAAAACTAGATATATGGAGATATAGGAGCACATATTCAACAGAAAATAAAAAACTTGTATCAAAAGTTGAAAATGATGATTATAAATATCCGCTTATTTATACTATAAATAAGGCAAATGACATATCATATAGATATACTAATAATAATACTTTAGGACACTTTAATAAATCCAAGTTTATATTTTCTAATGGAGCCGGATTTATATGTGATAATGCTGGAGAATATGGATTAACAGAATGGGCTTATTGTATTTATGATATTAAAGAAAATCTAGAATTGATTGAAAAGTGTTTTAGAAGTAATAAGTTTAATAAAATTAAAAGAGCTATACAATTAGATAGTTCCACTTATAATATCAAAGTTATGAAATATTTCAAGAAAGAGTTTTACAAAGAGTTCATATAATATATAAGGCGTAAGATGCCTATTATATGGGGTATAATAAAAATAGGTTAGGCATTTGCTAAGGATTATATTGGGGTTATCTTAGAGTTATCTTCTTAGAAGTTATATGTATTATTTTTTATAATCTAGTCAGCGTCTTTGTCAGTATCGTCAGCGTCCTCGCTATCCTCGCTATCCTCGCTATCCTCGTCAGCCTTATCGTCTTCTTTATCCTCGTCGTCAGCATCCTCCGCCTTATCATCGTCTTCGTCATCGTCATCGCTACTAGCAGCGCTAGCATATCCTTTCTTTTTTAATTCTCTTCGTTTAGCAGATTTTCTAAAATATTCTTGCTTAGGAATAATAACTTCCGTCATCAATACCTCTTTGCTTATTTTGCCTTCTATAAACAAACACGCCTTTATCAACTCTTCTTTATTTAGATTACGCACATACTTGATGCCCTTTCCCTCGGCAGGATGTTTAATAATCCACTCAAAAATAAACAACTTTATATCTTCGCATATTCCTTTTTTATAGTCTATCATTACTAGCGTTGTGGTAGCAATATAGATGCTACAAAATCAATTTTTATATAAAATTATAAAAATATAAATATAAAAAGATAACATCTAATAAGATATCTGTCTTGTCTCCTCCTTAATTTTAGAGTTGATTTGGCTAGCAGGCTCATTTGTGCCCGCACCGCTACCGCCGCCCAAGACAGGCACATAACTTATAATATATTTTAAGCCGTCGTATTTGTCAGCGTTCTGCGACGACGCTTCCTTTCTCTCAAACTTGTCAGGGTTCTCTTTAATAATTTTTCTTCTCAACTCATTATACAGGTTAATAGATATCTCTTCTATCTTCGCGATTACCAGCGTCTCTTTAGAGTTCCATCCCTTAGATATATCGCATTTGTGCGTGTATATGCTGATGATTGGCAGAGACCATAATATACCGATGCGTTTCGCACGACATTTCTTCTTAAACTCGTAGTTATATAAGAAGAAGGCGTCGCTAAATATGTCGTTTTTATATAATATAGAGAAGACGCCCCACAGAAACCACGCATTATCGTTGTCGCTGCTATAAAACTTGGTCTCAAACTTATACTTGCTTCGCAGTATATAATCTATTATATGCCTCAGTTTATTAGATATATCAACTAGCGTATCCCCATCATCTACTGAGATATCGTCGGTAGATTTAATAGTCCTAATTATTATAGAGACTATCTTGGTCGCTAGCGCATAATTCTCGTGGTCGTGCGGCGGCAATATCCCGTCAAACCGCATAACGCCGTTGTGCGATAACTTCAGGTCGTTATTATTGAATTGGGCGGCTATCTTGTCTTTTAGCACCTTTATAGACATATTGCCGCATTTTGCGTTCGGGTGCTTATTATATATGTCGCACAATATACACATCTTAGAGATAATAACATAGACATCTTTAATAACCAATTTCTCGCTCTCTATAATATTTTTTAGAGAACTATATATATCAGTCAATTTGCTTATATCATATAATGATATGAACGAGCCTATATAGGCGCACACATTTATATAGACGGCTTCTAGCACTTCTATTGTTTCATATAAAAAAATTATTTTGGTGCTTAGCATTATACTACTTTGTATATCTCCGTTTGTGATGGATGTAAATAATTCATTCTCCATTATCCATATTATTTATATGATGGGATTATATATAGAGATATATAAACGAATTATGGCGCCGCTGTAGCTGCTATAGCCGCTGTAGCTGCCGCGTCGCTTATCTCAAATAGATTGCTTTTGTGTGATATGATGAATTGATGGTGGTTGTTTATAATCTTATAGCATTTAATAATAGTAACCTCTGACACATTACAGGCTTTCGCAAAAGTCTTCTTGGTATATCCTAGATTTTTAACGGTCGCGTAGTAATACAGGATGCCCGCAGCAGACGATGTAGGCGAATTGTCATTCATTATGTCGTTATCCTCAATCAGTCGCACAAGTTCTTTACATTTATCTATATCTTTAATCGCCATATTAAGATTGTTTCCGTATTGTGCTATAAAATCCATAGGCTCAGGCGACGATACATTAATTTGTAGCAGCGTTTGGAACCGTGAGTTGCCTTTGTTTAGGGTAACATGCGATATGTTAAACATCGCCGCAATATCTTTGGAGCTCTTCGGTATCTTGTTGATAAGGCAAGCGTGATATATACAGGATGCTATCAAGCCTTCTTTGTTATCGCCACGAGATATCTTCTTTTCAGACGCCTTCTTATAAAGCACCTTAGCGTCGTCTATGACCTTTTGCGGTATCCCGTTATTGATAGTATTTCCTGTCATCTTGTCAAATACATTCCAGAGCGTCCGTTCATCATAAGGCATACTATTCCACATCTGGAACATCCTGATACGCCGGATATCTATATTATCCTTGTATCCACAACCAATCATAGAGCCTATTGATGATTTAGGTAGTAAATTATTTGTAGGTAATCCGCACCTAGAAGGGTCGCCATCACGGTTATCATCATTTCCGTAAAAACGCCACTCAGCCGTATTCTCTATCATCTTAGAGACAATAGCCGAGCAATTCTTACAGATTTGCATGTGGTCTTCGCTAATAACCTCGCTACATCCGCAACCACACGAATTACTATTAATATCTATCTTGCTAATATCTATGGATGCTACGGAGTGTGCGGATGCTGCGGATGCTGCGGTTATAGGAGTATCGCTAGCGGAGCTACCAGCGCTACCTGCGGAGCCACCAGCGGAGCCCGTATCATTCTTTAAATTCTTCAGCATATTCCAAATATCATCATCATAATCCATATTTCTTAAGAATATATAAGCAGACTGATATTAATATATGGTAATAATCAATTTTTATATGATTTTATTCTTATATAAAAATTGATATGTATCCTTAATATTTAATATATACTAAGATATATCTAGAAATGTTGCCAAAAACCGCTATCATCGCCAAAGCAACTAACGCCGCTATCTTGATTGTATTATTTGTCAGTATGCTATTGAATATTGAAGGATATATGATGAATACACATCGGCTCAGTAGCAGGAGCAGCGGTAGCAGCGGTAGCAGCGGTAGCAGCGGAAGCGGTCGTATTAAAAAAGCACCTCTAAAATTGCGTAGCAGTAATAGTAATCTGGTGGTATGTAATGAGAAATTTATATATATGAAATATCTAATTGGTCTCAGGAACTTTAAGAAGGTTTATCGCATTTTTAAAGATACGCACGAAGAGGACATACAAAATATCATTAATATCCTTAATGTCCTGAACTATCTCAATAATACGCAGATTACTAATGCGTCGGCTAGCGACGATAGCAAATCTATATATATCAATAACTCGCACTTACAGAATAATTCATTAATAATCAACAATACGGGCATCGGCGATAATGATAAAATAGCTAAACACCTGATACTATCCAACATATATATAGATGTTAGCACAGTTAAATACATTCAAATATCAACAAGAAACGATACATTACTTGTTGAATTAGATAAAAATAATGCCGATATGTCGTCAGCGTCTCCTAATAACATACTTAATCTTATGTATGACATAGGTAAAATAGAAAGTCTTGTTAGTTCTATTTCGTTGTTGTTAAAGGTAATGAATATACATTAAATATTCATTAACTCGCTTTACACTCACTCGCTTACGCTCGCAACTCATTAACAATCCTTCGCAGTTCATAAACTTCTTGGCGTAGAGTGCTGAGTTCATTACGCATATTATAATTTTTATTTTCGTATGGCGTAGTATATTGCGACGATGTTGCGTAAGCAGCGTATTGCGACTTGGTATCTCCTCGGTCGCTTCGCTCGCCTGTATCATATCGCCTTGGTTTCCTGTAAGTTTTAAAGCCATCTCCAGTAGTATTAATACCGCCGCTGCGTCCCTCGCTTCCGCGTCCCTCGCCACCGCCTTCCTTCCTGTTCTCAAACTTACTTAACTTCTCTTGACGCTGAGTTTTAAACGATACGAAGTCTTCGTAGTCAATATCGTATTTCTGGATAAGCGATGCTTCGTCGTCATTCTCAGTCTCAACAGATTTACAAACATTCTGGTAAAGTCTCGTCTGGATACTGCGTGATGTCCTCTTGAGTTCGTTTGCGATATCATCATATGACGATTTCTCTAAACGCATACTAAGCAGTTTCTCTTCTTCACCAGCCTCCCATCCTAGACCCGCCCTTGAGGTTGTCTCATTCTTGCGGAGTTCGTCAAAGTTAGACCTTCTGTTGTTTCGGTATTGTGAATGCGATTGTTGTTGTTGCATCTTGTATTATGGGGGATGTTTGTTTGTGTCTGCCGTGGCTATATGTATATAGCGGCTTATTTTTATATCGTTTTTCAGGGTCTCTATATTATTTACTATATATATTATAGAATGAATAATAACAAAAGGTATTATCTATATTTAGATGCCTATATTGATATAGCAAAATACAAGAGGTTCTTAGACGAGTTCCAAAAGAACATCATTATAAAAGACGAACAGATTATTAATAATAACCTATGCTATGACAAGACCTGCTCTAAGGATACTCTAACAAATATCTCGCTATTTGCTAAGGCTAGTAATGATATATACAAGGCTCGTGTTAAAACCTCGTGTAATAAAAAGAACCTATTCATTTCTAAAAGTGCTAAAAATATAATATTGAAACTCTGTAATTACAGCGAATATTACTCGTCCGGTACACAAGGCTCGCTTCACGCACCTAAGTCTAGTATTACATCAGGCAAAACCAAATTTACCTTAATAAAACGCCTTACAAAATCCGCAGATAACCTACGGTCTCTATCATCTTCGCCGCTACAGCAGCATTCGCAGCATTCGCAGCATTCGCAGCATTCGCAGCATTCGCAGCATTCGCAGCATTCGCAGCATTCGCAGCATTCGCAGCATTCGCAGCATTCGCAGCATTCGCAGCATTCGCAGCATTCGCAGCATTCG